CGCGTGTCTCATCTCTTGGGCGGCGACACGGGCCGCGAAGCAGGGCGTCGGCTTGGTGCGGATCGACGTGTGGTCCACCAATCATCGACTCCACGACTACTACCGGAACATGGGGTTCCGCTACCTCCGGACGGTTCCCGACACGGTGAGCGGAGCCCTCTTCGATCTTCCGGCTACGGTCGTTGCCGATCTGCCTGTCGTCGAGTGTGGGTCCGTCTGCGCCGGTTGATCGCACCCCCTCATTCTACCCCAAATTCGTACGAATGTTCGATAGAATGAGGGCGACAACGAAACGACCCCGGTAGCGCTCACGACGCGACCGGGGCCTGACAGCCACCCGGAGGCTGCCATGACTGAGGATACCGCTTCGGGCAGTGGAGTTCGTCGATCCACGGGCGATCTAGTCGGAGTGAAGCGCTGCGCTAGGTGCGGCGAGACGAAGCCCACGCCAGAGTTCAGCCGGAACAGGAGCGCGACAGACGGCCTCCAGCGGCAATGCAAGGCGTGCAATCACGATTACTACGAATCCAACCGAATGCGGATCAAGGAGTACCGCCAGGCTAACCGTGAGGTGATTAGCGAGTACCAGCGGAGGTGGGGGCAGGTCAATCAGGGCAGACTCGACGAAACTAGGCGCACCTACCGTGAGGCGAATCGCGAACAGATCCGCGAGTACGGGCGCGAGCATCAAGCAACCACGCGCTATGGCTTGACCCGCGCGGAACGCGACTACATCGAAGAGACGCAGTTGCGTCGGTGTGCGGCCTGTCTCGACCCGTTGGGCAGTGACGCGCAGGTCGATCATGATCACGCATGCTGTGGTCGCGAGACGTCCTGTGGTGACTGCGTTCGCGGAATTGTTTGCGGACGGTGCAACAAGATCGTTGGCCGTTACGAGAATGGTACGCTGCGCAGAACGGATTTGATCGAGCTGGCTGCCTTCTATGTCGACATGACGCCACTGCGGATGGCCGCGTTTCGGTCCGACCGCACTGACCTACGTCGTGATGCAGAGGATGTGGGAGGGGCGTAGCCCGAGCGTCATCCCGCAGGACCCCGGCAACTCAGACCGGCGGTAGGCGTGCCGGGTTGGCCGGTTGGGTCTCCCCCTGCTCGTCACGCCGTCGGGCGGCCTGCGGTCCCTCGCCGTCCCGCCACCGGGTGCGACAGGTGCAGCCCGCAGGTCGTGGCCCCGGTGGTCGCGGGTCGTTCTTCTCTCCTGGACGAGGCCGGGGTGGGGTTTCCCGGTCAGCCGCGACCGCTTCCCGCTCAGCACGGCAGGCCGGGCAGGGGATCGCGGCGAACCGTATGCACGGCTGTCTGGGCGGTGACGGCTCACCGTAGGCGCTCATCGTTCGGTCACACGGTTGCCGCCGTCGGCCAGCCACCGAGTCGGCCGACCAGGGCGTCATACCCGCCCTTACCGCCTGCCGTCTGCGCCTGACCCCGTACCGACGCGGCCAGCCATGCAGTGGGCCTCTGGGCGGACACATCCAACGCCCGCCCGGCAAGCGCCGCACCCTCATCAAACCGGCGGCCGGCGACCGCGGCCGAAGCCCGGTAGACAAGCACCGCCGACGCCATCCCCGGAGCAGCGTGCTCGTCGAACACGGCGTCAGAGAGACGGTCCGTCGCCTCGTCAAGCCTTCCCGCTCGGATCAGGGCACAGCCGCCGAACGCGGCAAGCTGGCCGGGGCTGAACTCGCCGGGTCGCGGTTCGGGCAGCAGCCGGGCTGCTGTGTCCGCGTCCCGCAGCACGTCGATCACGTCGGATGCGGAGCCCGGTCCTCCCCGTGCGAGGATCGCCGCCTCGATCGACGCGGCGGCGACACCAAGCCACGATGTGCCGGCGCGGCGCCGTGCGGCCCGTGTCATCTGCAACGGGATCGCAGAGTCCGGGGCAACCGCGTCGTGGACCTCTGCCGCGACGAGTGTTGCCTCAGCTTCGGTGGCCGTGTCGCCGCAGGCCCGGCCCAAAACCCGGGCTTTCTGCGCTTCGGCAAGCGCTGGAGTCGTCTCGCCCAGGTCAGCGTGGGCGCGGGCCGAGAGCAACGCAACCCGCCCCGCGGTGGCCTGCCACTTGCCGCTGCCGGCACCGAACTGGCGGCACAGGTACGCCCAGTGGTGGGTGGCGTTGAGGACGTCGACGAGGTTCGTCGACTCCCAGCGGGCGACTATGCCGGCAACACCCGTGTCGATGTCGGTGCGGACGCTGGTCGTGCTGGCGCCGACTGTTCCTCCGGCGTTCATGAGGCCCACCGGGAGGAGAAGTCCAGCGGTGAGGATGCGGCGGCGGTCGGTGTGGTCCATGGACATCTCCTGTCCGGTGCGGGCGGACGGTGGCACACGTGTGTCTCCCCGTGAGCGTGTGGGATCGGCGGGACGCTAGTCCTTGGAATCGCGGGCAGTGGCCGGGTTGAGCCGGGTGAACTGGAACAGCAACGCCTCTTCGTCCTCGACGTCCGGGCCGGCAGTGTTCAGCCCAAGCCCGGACGGAAGCGTCCGAAGACCCCAGATCAGCGCAGCCGACGGGATACGGACGGGGACACGGACATCCCAGTCGTCGGAGCCGGCGGTGTGGGTTATGACGACGACCGACGGGCCGTTCACGACGACGCCCCATACAGGTCCGGCTGTGAGCCGGCAGCGTCCGGCGTCGTCTCGCCATCCGGCTGTGTGCCGACGATCGCGGCGAGCCCGGCCTCAAGGTTCAGCGTGGCCAGGTCTGCACCCAGGTCCGCGCGGTCCGCGGCGAGCATCCGGTCAACGACGCCGTCCGGCTCGTCCGGCTCGAACACCAGTAGCGCCATTCCAGAGCCGTCATCAGGTCGGGTGTCGACGAGCCGCACCCCGCCGGGTAGGTACATGGACAGGCCGCGGACCAGGTCCAACACTGATGTGCCGATCGCGATTCGGGCTTCCCAGCCATCGGTCACGTGGCTGTGCCAGATCGAGAATCCGCCGTCGCGGGACGTTCGCTGTGGTCTGGGCGTGGACTGGTCCGGCGCAGGGTCCGTCGGGGATGATGTGGACATACGGCGCCCTCCGATGGCGTCGTGCCCCGGGTCGGCCCGCCAGCCTGCCCGGGGCTTTTCTGTCTCAAAGCAACGCGACCGTTGCGGCGCGCGACTGGGACGTCAGGTTAGCGCGTCGAGGACCATGTCGGAAGTACGTACGGGGGAACCGCACGGTCAGCCCCAGCGTGTGAACCTGTGGACAGCACCGACGGGCAGGGGGCAGACGACGGCCGGGCAGCCCCAGGCGAGCTGATCACCATTGCCGAGATTCGGCTGTGGCTGGGCGTGGCGAAGACCCGCGCCTACCACTTCTCGCGCTATCGGGACTTCCCGGCGCCGTGGTGGACGTCCGTGGACGGGCGCGTGAGGGTATGGCGCCGGCGAGATGTGGAGCCATGGCTCGACCGCAACAGACCCGGGTGGCGTGCGGAACGGGACAACACGGACATCTCGTGACGCGACACGCACTTTCGGTTTGTGTTGTTCCGGGCTGCCCGCCCTACCGTCAGGGACAACCAGCAACCCGGAGGACGCATGCGATTGTCACGCTTCACCACCTACCTGATGGGGCAGATCGCCGAGGCCGCTGACCCGGCAATCGACGTGGCGGTCACGTTCGCCGACGACACCGACCAGTTCCACGACAAGCCTGCTGGGGTCCGGTTCCGGTTCACAACAGGGGCGCAGATCTACGTTCAGACCGTGCGGGCCAGCCCGCCCGGCGGCGACGTGGGTGGCGAGCGGATCGTCGAAGGCGCCGCCGCGTTGCCCCCCGTCGCACTACCCAACCTCGACGTGACGTCAGGCAAGGTCGACGTGGCACGTTTTGAGAACTGGCTCGCCGCGGTTGTCACCAACGGCGGCTCCCGGGAGATCGCACGGGTGCGCCGCTACTCGCGTGGCGAAGGAAAGTCCGCCGCCCGGCGGCCCGGTGTCGGTGTCGACTTCCACTCCGGGACGGAAATCTGCCTGCTTTTCGTCTACGCACTGTCTGCGGGTCAGCCCCTACGGGCAGATCGCGAGTACATCACCACGGAAAGGATCTGATCGTCGTGCCTAGGTGGGGTAGGCAGCCAGATCCGGACGAGGCCGATCCGGAGTATGACGACGGACGTGCCAAGGGTCAGTGGGCGACGTGTGGCGCATGCGATTCGACGGTGTGGGCAACTGCTGGGGTCATTTCGGATCACCAGCATCCGAAGACTCGGCGGACCTGTCCGGGGACCGGCTCGCACGTCTAGCGTCCTCCGGCTGGAGGGCCGTTCACCTGCCCCCATCGAACCCGTGTTCGATCGGTCACCCCCGGTGGCTGTCTTGTGAGCAAACGTGCGCTACCTTCCCCCCGCCAACATCGCAAGGGGGAATGCACATGCCACGCAACGACCACAGACGCTGGACGATGCTCGCCGCCGCCGGGCTCGCCGCTGCCAGTCTCGCAGCCTGCAAGACCTCCACCGGGGCCAGCGCCTCCACCTCAACCGGTGGGGCGACCGCGAAGGCCAGCGCCGGACCGGCGCACTCGGAGGACGTCGCCATCACCGCCTGCGCGCCCGACGATGCAGGGTTCGCGGCGGCAAAGGTGGTCGTCACCAACCACTCGTCGAAGGCGTCGAACTACATCGTCAACATCGTGATGGAATCGCCCGACGGCAAAACCCAGATCGGCACCGGACTCGTCTCCGTCAACGGCCTCGCACCCGGACAGGCATCCTCCCCGCAGGACGCCTCCAGCCTGCAAACCGCCAATGGCCCCTACACCTGCCGGGTTGGGGACATCACCCGGTACGCGGCCTGACGTTCAACCTTGACGGTCGAAAGTTGAACGGCCGCCGTCTGCGTTCAAGGTTTGCCCGTCTTCCTTGAACGTGGACGGCCGGTCGGCCTCCCGGGCTAGATCATGCAGCACCGCAAGATGCTCCACAGCGGTCGCGATCGTCTCGGCGCTGATCGGCTTCGCTGGCGCGTTCGGAAAGACCGCGGCGAGCAACTTCCACAGCCAAACCGTCAGGTCTTCCATGCCGATCGGCTCCGGACGGTCCCCGGCCGCGATCTCCGCTTCAAGCTGGCGGCACCGCTGGCGGATCTTCTCCCTGCGGGCCTCCGGTATCCGCTCCCACGGAACTGTCATCGACCGCACGAGTCGAAGAAGGTCGCCTTCAGTCTCGGCCAGCGCGGCGCGCAGCCGCTCGATCTCGCCGGTCGGACGCCACGACTCGGGTTCGACGCTCGGCGCCGGCTCCCAGCCGTCCTCCGCGCAGTCGACGACGTGTCCGCCGCACATCACCCCGAAGTCGGCGGCCGTCTCCATCAGCGCGTCCGACAGTGAGTCCCACAGGCCGAACGGGATCGGCTCGGTTTCGATGCGGGCCAGCACCCGGCGGCGAGGATCACCCATCACGCCAATCCTCCCCATTCAAGATCCGGCGCACCCGGTAGGCGGCCACCATGCGACCCGACGCCTCCATGGCTACGACCAGGTTCGACGTACCGCGGGCCTTCGACGCTTCCGCTTCCAAAGCCTCAACTAGGGCGATCAGCTCCGAGCGGAGCGCAGCCTCGGACGGCGACATCGTCAATCCTCCCAAGCCCGCATCTTGCGTAGCCGGTACGCGGCTTGCTGCAATACCTCGGTGAGCCAGTCAGAGACATCCGACGGCTCGGGATTGCCGTAGTCCCAGCCCTCAAGCAGGCGCCACAGGGCCCGCAGGTTCTCCGGCGTTCCGGCAACGGTCTCCGGCTCGACGAAGCCCTCCGCCTGCCACTCGCCGATCTGGCGGCGGCGCCAGACATGCACCGTCGGCGCGCCGTTCCACATCGGCCGGTCACACGGCTCACCGGAAAGGAAAGCGGCGCCGTTGGCGTGGTAAGACCAACAGCCCGACACCGACCCGTCCGGGTTCCGGTGACCCCACTCGACATGGTCCACCGGACTCGGCTCCCACTCGGCCATCAGACCAGCCCCCCGATCGCCCGGACCAGCCAGACCGACAGCCACACCGAGCCGTAGACCACCGCCAGCATGGTCGGAACGCCGACCGCGGCGACCATCGACCAGGCGAAGACTTGGGCAGCGAGCGGCGGACGTTTCGGCTCCGGTTTCGCACGCAGTTCGCAGACATCAGCCATCGAGGGCTCCATTCACACTGTCCGGCGGGTCGAGGTCGACCAGCTCCCAGCCCGCCTCGGTCTCGATCTCGGCCATCGCGAGCACCGGGCGCGGAGTCAGATCTACGCCGTACAGGATCGTCTCCGCCTGCCGAGTTGATGTTGTCAACGTCAGGCCTGTGACCGTCGAGCCCAGTTCCGCGTGCCAGCCGAGACGTACCGAGGCGACGATCAGACGGCCGATCCGACGGCCCGCCTCGAACACGGTGTGGGCACGGCGGATCGTGGTCGAACGCAGATCAGCCATCGGAGGTCTCCGGAAGGACCACCCGAACCGTCATCTCCAGACGGGTACCCGGGGGGAAGTCGGCGGCCACCGCATACCAACCCTCACCAGAGACACGGACATGACCGACATCCTCGCTGTTGGGCGGAACGAACCGCATCGGGCCGACCTTGCCCACAAAGCCAGACAGGAGTTCCGAGACAACCAGCGTCGTCGTATGCGCAGGAAGATCCGGAGACACGCGGGCACGTCTGTGGTCTTGGCACAGCCAGGTATCCCGATCGGCCAGCATCTTCGCGTTATCCCCACCGAGCGCCGCAGGCCACCGGAAGGTCTCAGAACATCCGGGGAAGGTGCAGCGGTACACGATGTAGTGCGGGGAACGGCTACCCATCAGCCGGCCCTTTGCCACTCGTCGCCGTCGAGCAGCACCGGCGAGCCCGGAAGCGACGCCACCTCACCCCACGGCTCGGGATCGGCGGCCGGCTCCGGCTGGGCCTCGACCATCGGGGCCACGTACTCCCAGATCGGCCGTTCCATCTCCTTGCCGATACTGAACCGCCACAGGCGAAGCTGCTGGATCACAGCCGTCTTCGACGGGGTAAGCCCGGCGCCGAGCATCTGGGCGACAGCCTTCCGCGCGGCCTCCAACATGATGTCCGGGATCGGAACACCGTCCGGCGTCTTCGGGATCGACGCCTCGGCGAGCCTCACCAGATCGGCGAGGTCCACGCGGATCGCCTCCCCCTCGGCCATATGGGCGTCATAACGGGCAGCCAGGCGACGAACAGCGGCGAGGACATCGCTGTCAGACATCGTCGTCACCCTGCCTGCGCGCAACCTCGGTCGCCCGCGGGAACGGCTCGTTGTCCTTCCACACCAGAAGACTGATCGTCCGGTCCTCCAACCAAGCGTTCCAGCCCTTGATGTAGGCCGCCAGCAGCGCGCGAGTTTCCGCCTTCCGCGGCACCATCGCCTCGCGGATCAGCCGATTCCGCAGCACCCGGATCGGGCTGTTCTCCGTCAGATCCGCACCGTCCATCAGTGGACCCCAAAACACCGAAGCCCGGTCCGGCGCCGCCTGCGCGATGATCCAGTAGGCCGCCGACGCCGTCGAGATCCGCGCGGGGATCATCTTCCGCAGCGCCCGGCCCTGCCGGATCGCCGTGTCCAACGACTCGCCATGCTCGTCAACAAACGCCAGCACCTGCGACAACGATCCGCGCCGAGCCATGCCCTGCTTTCGGCCCAACGTGTTGTTCACATAGCCCCAGCACAACTGCGCCGTCGCCGCGATGTTGTTCGGATCGGTGACGCCGCGAAGCTGCAACACGTTGCCCGTCGTACGACTGGCACCCTGATCCATCGTGTCCTGCGACTGCGGCGGCAGACCCACTGCCAGGACGAACGGCAACGTCACCCGGGCGCGGACCAGCGCCATCAGACGATGCTGACCATCCAGCAGCGTGCCATTGATGTCGAACCGGATCGTGTCGCCGTTGAACTGCCACTCGCCGCGGGCCATCTCCCCGGCGTAGGTGTCGATCCGGCTCGGCCGGGTCTTCCGGTTGTGCAGGTTGCGAGCCTCCAACCAGTAGGCGGCCATCTCCGGGGAGACGTCGACGATCCGAACATCCGGCGTCGGACTGATCGTCCGGTCGATTGTGCGAAGGGGTTCGGCGTGCAGCGCGGTCATGACAACTCCTAGAACCGTTGATGCGGGCGGGTTAGAAGGGAGGTTGATCCGAATACGACCCGGTGGGCGCGGGCTGTGACCACGGGTCGTCCGCGGGTGCCGGACCCTGCTGGCCATAGCCCTGGGCCGGACCCTGCGACTGCTGGCCATAACCCTGGCCGTTGTCCTGCGACGGGCCGCCGCGGGCCGCGCGCTGCACCTTCGCCGTGGCATACCTGAGACTCGGGCCGATCTCGTCGACGTCCAGCTCGAAGACGGTGCGCTTCTCACCCTCACGGGTCTCGAACGAGCGCTGCTTGAGCCGCCCCTGGACGATGACCCGGGCGCCCTTCGTCAGCGACTCCGCGACGTGCTCGGCCGCCTGCCGCCAGATCGAGCAGCGCAAGAACAGCGCCTCGCCGTCCTTATATTCGTTCGTCGCCTTGTCCAGCACCCGGGGTGTCGAGGCCACGGTGAAGCTAGCTACCGCAGCCCCGTTTGGCGTAAAGCGAAGCTCGGGATCGGATGTCAGGTTGCCCACCACTGTGATGACGGTTTCACCGGCCATGTCTAACTCGCCTTCCTGGTTGAACGCCGACCACGCGGCGGATCGATGCGGACGGGGCCCCCGACATGACCCCACGTCCGCCCGTTGACAATGTTGGAGACGCTTGCCACGCTGACCACATATTCAACCGCCAGCGAGACGATCATCTCGCCAGCAGCGAACCGGTCCCGAATCCGGATGATGTCCTCTTCGGTCAGCTTGGCCTTTGCGTTGCGGCTGCCCCTCGCACCCCGGATGCCAGCTCGGCCCTTGAGGTGCATGTCCAGAGTGTTGTCGCGGGGCGTCCCGAGGAAGAGATGCTCTGGCCGCACACAGGGCGGGTTGTCGCAACGGTGTAGTACCCACAGACCATCGGGGATGGGGCCGTTCGACAGCTCCCACGACACTCGATGTGCTGCCAGGCTCTCACCGTAGAAGGTGAGCTTGCCATACCCAGCCGGGGTCGTTGCTGCCGTCCACTCCCAGCACTCCGTATCCTTCTGCACTTGGTGCCAGAAGTGCTCGCTGAATCTCGCCTGCCAGCTACACTGAGCCATGCGATACGCCTCCCTTTCAGGCTGTCGAAGTGGCCTGCGGCGGGTTCTCCGGTCCGCCGCAGGCTGCGTATAACTCAGACTCGGACGGGCACCTGTCGGAGCCGTTTTCGGGCGAGGGTGCGCAGGGCAAGGCGGGTCATCTGGTTCTTCAGGTACACCGCATGTTCTCCCGCGGGAAGCGTGGCCATCAGGTTATGCATGTACCGGATGCCCCCATCCCCGTAGGCATTCCAGCCCCATGAGCAGAACCACCGATGGCCGCAGTGGGAGCAGACATACGCCGCGCACCAGCCATCCTCCCCGCGGTTCCACCACTCGACGTCGTTCCACAAGGCCACGGCCTTCGGAACCTCCGCCTCGTCCCAGCCATACAGGCAGCCCTCGGGGCAGCGATCCGAGAACGGTGGCGGCACGAACTCTCCCACGGCCACTATTCTATTCCTCTCGAACGTCAGTTCGCCATGTCGACGAAACGCGAATAGTGGCCTTGGAACGCGACCGTCACAACACCTGTCGCCCCGTGCCGGTTCTTGTCCACAATCAGGTCTGCTTCACCGGCACGCGACGACTCCGGACTCACCGCGTCCTCACGGTGGATGAGGATGATCCCGTCGGCGTCCTGTTCGATCGCCCCCGAGTCACGCAGATCCGACTTCTGCGGACGCTTCTCGGCCCGGTGTTCTGATTGGCGGTTCAGTTGCGCCAAGGCGATGACGGGGATCTCCAGTTCCTTCGCCATCGCCTTCAGGCCGGCGGAGATCTCCGAGACCTCGGTCTGCCGGTTCTCGCCCCGGCGCACTGGAGACATCAGTTGGAGATAGTCGACCGCAACCAGACGTAGATCCCGACGCTGCTTCAACCGCCGAGCCGACGCCCGAATCTGCGCGATCGTCAAGCCGGAGCGGTCGTCGATGGACAGGGGTGCATCGGACAGCATCTCCAGCCAATACGAAATCCGCTCCCACTCTTCCGGCCCGACCTGACCCGAGCGAAGCGCATGCAGGCCGATGCGGGTGTCCGCGGCAAGCAGTTTCATGGCGATCTCGGCGCGGGGCATCTCCAGAGAGAAGAACGCGGCCGGCATCTTCTTGTAGACCGCGACGTGCCGCAGCATGTCAAGTACGAGGGTGGTTTTGCCGACACCCGGCCTGGCTGCGATCACCCACAGGTGGCCCGGCTGCAATCCGGATGTGAGCGCGTCGAAGTCCGTGAACCCAGTCGGCACGCCAGCGTGACCTGCCTTGCCCTGCTCGACATCTTCGAGTACCGAACCGAGGACATCGCCAAGGTCGACCATGGATGTGCCGGTGTCCCCCGACGACAGGGCAAGCATCTCGTCCTGCGACTGCGCGACAGCGTCGGTCGGGTCGGCGCCGGGTGCGTGTGCCCGCTGGTAGGCGCGCATCGCGGTCTCTGCCAACCCGCGTAGCGCCGCCTTCTTCGCGACGATCCCTGCGTAGTGCCCGGCGTTCGCCATCGAGGGCACCGATGCAACCAGGTCGTGCAGATAGCTCTGACCGCCAACCGTCACGAGGTCGCCACGTCGACTCAGTTCGTGGGCGACCGATAGCGGATCGACTGGCTGCCCATCCCCCCGCATCGCAACCATCGCCGCGAACACGGTGGCGTGCGCGGGGCGGAAGAACATCGGTGGTGTCATCTCGTCCGAGAGACGTTCGCACCACTGTGACGACAGCATCATCGACCCGAGCACGGCCATCTCCGCGTCGATCGCATGCGGTGGAAGCAGGTCGTCACTCATCGCCAACCGCCGGGGTGTAGACGTCCGCAAGACCCGCGATCATTCTTCGGATCGCGACCTGACCGTCCGGGTTCGGGGGCGGCGCCTCCGGTGGCAGAACACCCCACCCCCCGGGCAGGGCCTTCGGCTCGGCGAGGCGCGCAGCAAGCACCGGGTATGGGGTGGTAGCCAGTTCCCGCATCGCTTCGTCTCGCGCCGCCGCATAGCCAGCGACGAACCGGCCACGCGCGTAACGGTCGTCCTCGTCGAAGACCAGCCAGCCAACCGTCCGAGCACACGCGAGGGCCGCAGGGTGGATGGAAGGCTCCGGGCCGATGCGACGGTCCAGCCAGTGGCGGAACCTGAGCGCCTGGGCGTAGGCGGTCTCCGGGTCCGGCGGTAGCGCGCCTATCTGGTTGGCGACCCGCCGGCGAATGTCGGCCACGGCGATGAACGGACCTGTAACGGCGAAGTGCTCGTGGACTGCCGCGGTTGCCGCGTCGGCGGGGATGTCGGCGAGAGCGGCACCCCACACCTCTGTCGTGTTCTCAGCGAGCGGCATCGAAGGCGAGTAGGCCGCGATCAGGTCGATCAGCTCTTGTGTTTCGAGACTGTTCACGCGGTCTCCCCGTCGATCACGATTGGGTACAGCGACGTCTGACTAGCCGGAGGCTGACCGAGGGGCGGCATGCCAAGACGGGCCCGGTTCTCAGCCCGAATCCGCGCCGAACGCTCGGCCGCGGACTCCGGACGTGAGCCGGCGACAGCTCGCGGCCGGGCCGAACCGGGCCTACGCCCGTCGATGGCCTGACGGATGTACTTCGCGAGCAGTCCAGGACCGACATCGGCACCGGCGCGCTGGTCCTCGCGGAGAAGTTGCAGTGCGGTTCGCACTCGCTTCTCGTCGATGCCCTCGGCGAGGTGCGTCTCGATGGCTGCCGACGCCCACTCGCGTTCCTTGCGCGGAGGCGTCGACGGGAAGCTGTCGAGGTACTCGTCGAGCAGTTCGCTGCCAGTCATCGTCGCCGGAGGCAACGGGCGACGCCCGGTGGCCTGCGTATCGGCAGGTGAGGCGGGTTGCGTCCCGGTCGAGCGACGGCCAGCCAGGGAAGCGACGGTCGCTTCGGACGAAGCGTCGCCCGCTTCCGCGCGCGAAGCGGGTTCAGGTTCGGGTTCGGGTTGCTTCACGCTTCCCGAAGGGAAGCTGTGAAGCGTAGACGCTTCGCTCTGCGAAGCGAAGCCCGCTTCGTCTGTCGAAGCGTCGTTCGCTTCGATTGAAGCGTCGTTCGCTTCGTCGCTTCGTGCGTCCCGCTTCGCCCGTCGGGCCTCGCCGGACCTCTTTCCGCCGCGTCGTCCCAGCTCAGCCATGTCGACCGACGATCGACGCACTCTCTCTGATCGTTCAGGCCGGTCTGTCGGCGCCTTCTCCGGTGCGGCGTAGTCGCCCCAGTCGTGGAACCGCCAGCCGCCGCCGTCGCATGGCTCCCACAGTCCGGCTGTCACCAGCGCCCGTGCGGCCTTCGCACCCTTCGACCCGAGCAGGCGCCGCGGATACTCCCTCGGGATGAACCCGTTGAGCCCGTTGCGGTGGGTGTAGGTGTTGGCGCAGGTGTGCAGGGTGATGCTGCACGGGTCGGCGTCGATGGCTGCCATGACCTTCGGGTGGTCGTCGAAGGTGTCGTCGTACCGCGCCCAGCTCACTCGATCACCCCTTGGGCGATCAACTCGGTGGCGCGCTCGTCGAGACGGCGCAATGTGTTCCACACGCAGCCGGCGAAGTACGGCCACCGACTCCCGTAGGCCAGCCCCTGCTTCGCGGCGGTGACTTCCATGAGCTGGAACAGTTGCTCGGCGGGAACCCCTGCATCCATCCACCGGGACAGTTGCTGACGCTCGACGGCGGAGAGAATGGGAAGGTTGCGCGGGAAGAGGGACGTCCAATGTCTCGACAGATCGTCGAGATCTGTAAGACGACCAGCAGAGTTGCGGCGGATCTCCTCTGCTGCAACTTGCTTAGCCCTTGCCCAGCGGAGCGCATCGGCGGCCACGTCGTCGACGATCGCCGCGTCTGGCGGAACCGAAGATTTTCCGCCGTTGCAATCGGCGCACGCGGTCACAAGGTTCGACGGATCGTTGGTGCCACCAAGGGCGCGCGGCGTCACATGGTCAACGGTCAACTGGACTTCGGGTGGCGTACGACCGCAGTACCGGCAGGCGAAGTTATCGCGCCGGAAGATTTCGTAACGGAGACGCCGGGGAACCTTCCCACCCTTGACAGCTGGTGTGGCGGGAGGAAGTTGCCACGGCCGAATGTCGGCGTAGATGACTAGGTTGGCTCCCAAGCCGTTGACTGCTCGGGCGAGGTAGCCGGCGTCGACCAGAAGTGGGAGATAGATCGCCACCTCGCTCCAGACCCGGTCCTCGTGGATCTGGTCCGTGAAGTCGTAGGCGTACCCTGGCTGGAGTTCGGATAGAACCCAGTCCAAGTAAGCGCGCTCGGTCTGACTCAACTCGCCTTGGACAACGCGGAGCGGCGCACCCTCGAAGCTGTCGAGATCCTCGGGCGTCGCGTAGACAAGCAGATGGCTGGAGTCGCAAGAATCTTCGCAAAATTCGGCCGACTTGTCGCCAATGAAGGTTACCGGCATGGTAGCCTTTCCGTAGAGCGTAGGTTGGGTTGTCCGGCGGGAACCGGATGGCACACGTGAGAGGCCCGGTCACTACCCCCCGAGGTGGCCGGGCCTCTTGCTGTTCAGGGGTCCACTGCGGCCACCGCCTCGTAGCCGCCGTCCGCGGTCAGCAGCACCCGCCGGCCACCCACGAGCAGCACAGGCTGTGAGGCCGGGTCCAGCCACGAGCGGACCGACCAGCCCTCGTCAAAACGACGCGGCGAACGATCACAAAGTGCGTGGCAGCCTTCGCCCGCATCCCTGCCGCAGACGTCGAGCAGGTTCGTGACGGTGTGGTCGCCGTGGCCTCGGCGCTGCCGGTGCTGTACCGAGCTGTGGCCGGGACGTAGGACGGTGCCGCACAGTTCGCAGCGGCCACCTGAGCGGCGGCGGACGACGGCCCGCACGTCGGTGGTGACCGGGTCGGGCGTGGGCTTGGCGGTCTTCCACCTAGGTGCCGTGAGGCGCCCCGGTTCGGCGCATCGGTGCAGTTCGGACCGGGTGAGCGTCGACCAGAGCGGCCCGTCGTGCTGTGCCTCGCGTCTGGCGGAGACCTGCCGTAGTGGGCCGCCGCGAGGCATGGGGGTGCGGCGTTGTAGTCCCATCCCACCCCCTGGTCTGTGGCTGCTGTCGGCCGTGTGGGGTCCAGCATGGCACATGCCGTCCTAAACGACTAGTCGCCCTTGACGGATCAAGGACAGTCTAGGACAATGGTTGCGGTGCCCGCACCGCACGGGCTCTGAGCAGGGGGGCTTCTGTTGACCATCACCACCGACCAGCCAGCACTCGCCGGCCTGGCCGCCATAGACCCGCACGACGCGGCGCTGATCGCCGTCATCTCGGGCGGGGTCGACCCGTTCGAGCCCTACGCCAAGGCGACCTGCCCGGACGGCGTGGACCTGCACGACTGGCGCTGGGATCTGCTGGAGGAAGCCCAGAACCTGGCCGTCGGCAACGAGACGCTGGCGGACGCGGTCCAGAAGTTGATCGACGTGTTCTGGCCGCCGGTCGACGTCGAGGACGTGTTCGACATCGCCCCGTACGGCGTCGACGAGGACATTGACCCGCTCAACCTGGGTGACGCGGCGTGAGCGCCCCGAACCTGGCGGGACTCGTCGGCCGGAACGTCCGCATTCACCGCCCGGGTGTCTGCTCGGCCAGCGGCACCGTGACAGCCATCGACCTGCCGATCGAGTGGTCGATCAGCACCCGCACGCCTGATGGTGTTCGTGACGACGGGAAGGCCGTCGGTCGACTGGTCACCTTCGACAGCGGCAGGTGCGCGGTCGTCTTCGCGGAATCCACCATCGAGGTTCTGCCCGAAGAGGCGCAGGCGGTGGCCCGGTGAGCGACTGGTCCGACGCCATCGACGCGATGGTGGCCGACGTCGAGAGTCGAGAGGCGCCAGAGGTGCCGACCGGTTTCGACGCCCTCATCGAGGCATTCCAGATCTTCCGCAGGTACGGCAACCCGTCGTCGCCGACGTTCTGCCAGCACGACGCCCTCTACGTCTGCGTCGCCTACTCGACGGTGAGTGACGAGGACAAGGCCCGACTGGACGTTCTCGGGTTCTTCGAGAACAAGGAAGACGACGGCTTCATGTCCTACGAGTGGGGGTCGGCGTGAGCGCCGTCCTCACGATCCCGACGCCGGACGAGGTTGAGATCGACCCGGCCTCGGGCCGAATCATCGACGTGTACGAACAGCCGTCGTCCCTGTGGCAGGCCCGCTGCGCCTGCGGCGTGCTGACCCCAGTCGCGGCTGACCGTCAGCAGGTTGAGGCGTGGGGACGGGGCCACCGACACGAACGGGTCATCGAGGAGTCGACCGGCGGTCTGCTGCCCGACTCGGACGGCCTGTGGATGGTCGTCTGCCCCTGCGGCGCGTTCTCGCGCGGCTGGACCCGGGAGAAGGCCGACCTCGTGTGGCGGTGGCATCTGGAGGACTCCTGCCTGCTGCGCCGTGGGGCGGTGGCGGCGTGAGCGCCTTCCTGGAGCGGCTGTCCGATGAGGCGATCGTCGCCGCGCTGGCCGTCGACTTCGCGGCGATGAGCCCCGGCACACTGCGCGACGACCTGTGTGATGCCCTGTTCGACGAGGCCGGCGGCGACCGGGCCACAGCCCTGTGGGTCAGGGCCTGCGAACTCGACGACGCCCGGCGGAGTGCCTGATGGGCGCCTACCCCGCGATGGTGACGTTCACCGGTTCCCGCCGTCCGATCCTCCCGCTGATGGTCTCGATTGGAGACAGCCCGCGCGAGATTGAGGACGCGATCCGCAACCACGTCTGGCCGTCGGTGCTCGGCGACATTGAGGTGCTACTCGACCCCGTCACCGGCACAGGCCGGGTGGTCTCCGGTTCGCGGACCGTCGCCCACTTCGTCATCGAGACGGCGGTGGCCGCATGAGGACTACCGATCTGTTCGCCTGGCAGTTCGACGGTCACAGGGTCGTTGTCGCCGAGGACCCGCACGGCGACCTGGAGATCACCCCGTACTGCCCGGGACTTGCCGACGGGGCAACACCGTGGTGCCGGGTGCCACAGACCTACGGCGGACTGTTGCGTTCCACGTTGGACCCGGCGTCATGGTGCGCGTTCGACCACTGGTGGTCTGATCCGCCGGGTGACTGGCTAGCCGACGGCTACACGGTGGGGGCGCTAACTGCGGGTGTGTGGGAGATCGCCTGGAAGGTCGACGAGAGCCGCCAGGAGCCGATCTGGATGCCGTGGGTGCAGGTCGCCGCGGTCCGAGAGCCGGTGACGGCGTGACAGAACCGTTCCGGGTCCTGGTGACCGGGTCCAGATCTTGGCAGGACCCCACTCGGATCGCTGGCCAGTTGGACCTTGTCCCGTGGCGTTCCGATGCGTCCGGACGGCTCGTCGTGGTTGTCCACGGCGACTGTCCAACCGGCGCTGACCGGTTCGCCCGCGACTGGGCGGAGCGGCGCAACGCCGACGGCTGGCGGGTCGAACACGAGCCGCATCCGGCCGACTGGAACCACCTCGGCAAGGGCGCCGGGTTCGCGCGAAACGCCCAGATGGTCCGGGCCGGTGCGGACATGGTCCTTGCATTCGCCCGACGCTGCGGGCTGCCCGGCCCCTGCATGTACGACCGCCGGCCGCTTCCGCCGGGCCATTTCACCCACGGCACCCACGACTGCGTGACCCGTGCGGTTGGCGCCGGACTTGAGCTTCATATCTATCGGGAGACCGCGACATGACCGCCCTCGACCATCGCCTGACCAGACCTGGCGCCTTCAACGCTGCCGAAACGACCGGCGCCCACCGGATGCCCCGACAGTCCGGCCCTGACCGCACCCAAGGCGTTCTGGCAGCCGGTGTGCTGACTGCCGGTTTTCTGGCGGTCGGCGCCCTCGGCTGGTCCCGGTGGGACGCGCTGCAAACCCCGCCGTCGACGCCCACGGCACCAGTCGTCCAGCCGTCGGATACACAACCCGACCCGACCGCCGAGTCCGGTTGCACCTTCAACGGCCAGCCCTGTGGTGAGGCCGTGCCGGCTGTCCTCGTCGGACATTCGCCGACGTCGCTCGCCGTGTCGGTGGCCATGGCCGCGGTTGGCCAGGTGGCGCCCTGATGGCCCGCGCGCTTACGCCGATTCCCGACTCGTCGCTGACCTCCGACCAGCAGGCCAACCTTGGCCACACCTTCGAGTCGAACCCGGACCGTCCGGGCTGTTGCGCACTGTGTGGCGAGAAGCCGGCCGCGGAGGCACACCGTGCGGCCTGACCGTTTCCACCAGCTCCCGTCGGCGGCGGCCCCCCCTTCCGCCGTCGACGGGGTTACACACCCGTCCCGGGCCGGTGTCGGTCCCACCCGGCCCGGGACGGGCACCACGGAGGCCGTCCAGTGACTCTGACAGTTACAGACCTGTTCGCTGGGGCCGGCGGCTCATCCACGGGCATGGCGAAGGCAGGGCTGCGCGTCGTCATCGCGGCGAACCACAGCGAACTTGCGGTCCGCACCCACCAGGCGAACCACCCGGAAACCGATCATGATCTTGCGGATATCTCACAGGTTGACTTCCGCCGCTACCCGAAGACCGATTTCCTCTGGGCCAGCCCGGAATGTACGAACCACTCGTTGGCCAAGGGCCGCCGCCGTGTCACTGGCCAAGGCGACCTGTTCGGCGCCGAAGACGACGACGTCGCAATCCGATCCCGGGCGACCATGTTCGACGTCCCCCGCGCCCTCGAAGCGGGCGTGCTTCGTGGACGTCCCTACCTGGCTGGTGTCGTCGAGAACGTCGTTGACGCGGTCGACTGGATGTACTGGGACAGTTGGATTCGTATGTTCGACGCGGCCGGTTACCACGTCCGGCCCGTATTCCTGAACTCGATGCACGCCCAAGACGGCCTCGGCGCCCTGCCCGCACCGCAGTCCCGGGACCGGTTGTACGTCGTGTTCTGGTCGAGGAAGCTCAGCCGCACCCCGGATCTTGACATCCGCCTGCCTGCCTGGTGCCCACGCTGCGAATCCACGGTCGACGCAATCCAGTCATGGCGACGGCCTGACCGGCTGTATGGCAAGTATCGGCAGCAGTACGACTACGCCTGCCCTGAGCCGAGGTGCCGCACGGTCGTCGAACCGGAGGTACGTACCGCCGCCGAGGTCATCGACTGGTCTGATCTCGGCGGACGTATTGGCGACCGGACGCGCCCGCTTGCCCCTGCGACGCTCGCGCGGATCGCTGCCGGGCTGCGTAAGTTCGCCCGGCCGATGCTCACTCCGGCCGGTGGGACGTGGAACGACGGAGCGTCGTCGGTCGACGAGCCGTTCCGCACCCGGACCACAAGAGAAACCGAAGGTATCGCCTGCCCTCCGCTGATGGTCCCGACGGAGCAACGCGCCGAACCGGGGCGCACGGCGTCGGTGCTGGGACCGTGGCGGACTCAGACGACCCGCCAGGACTTGGCGCTGGCGACCCCTCCAGACGGTCATCTGCTGATGGCCTACTACGGCAACGGCACCTGCACACCGGTTGCCGCCCCAGTGCCAACGCAGCCAACCCGGGACCGTTTTGCGCTGGTCGGTGGCGAGATCGAGGTCGAGGATTGCACGTTCCGCATGTTGCAGCCGAAGGAAATCGCCGGCGCCATGGCGTTCCCCGAGGGCTACGTTCTGCTGGGTACCAAGCGGGACAAGGTGAAGCTTCTAGGAAACGCAGTAACACCGCCTGCTGCTGAACTGTTGATGCGCCGCCTGGTGGACATGGTCGAGGCTGCCGCATGAGCCGTCAAACTGCCCGCCGGTTCGAGACGACTGTGGATCTGCGCCGCATCGCACCAGACACGGTCACGATCCGCCGGCTTACCTCCGTCCCAGACGACGCGCTGCGGGACGAGCCGCCAACGGAGCCCGTCGTCCTGGCGTCCACCCGTTCACGTCTACGCCGGACGTTCGGAGCTGTCTGCCTCACCCTGTCGGCAGTCGTGTTCCTTGCCGCTTTGGTGTCCGCGGGCGCCTGGCTGGGCTACGCCTACGGGCTCGGCCGGTCGGCCACCGTCGTCTGCCCAGTCGACCGGCGCTAACCCCCAACTCCCTCCTGAAGGAGAGACATGCCCGCCGACCCAACCGGTTTCGACGCGCTGATCGAAGCGTTCACGATTTTCCGCAAGTACGGCAACCCAAGCTCGCCGACGTTCTGTGACCACGACGTTCTCTACGTCTGTGCCGACTACCACGCCGTGAGCGACGACGACAAAGCCAGGCTGGAAGTGCTCGGGTTCATCCGCAACGAGGCCGATGACGGCTTCATGTCGTTCGACTTCGGCTCGGCCTGACCCTCAGCCCCCCATACCCCCGCCGTCCCGGTGGTACCCCGCACGCCCACCCCCCTCGCGTGCGGCCGGGACGGCGGGTCACAACCCGGAGGAGAGAAATGGCCTTCACGATCACGCACGCCACCGACGCCGACGGCTATGGCGAGAACCTTTATGTCCGCCACGACGGCGTCATGGTCGGCAGCCTGAACATCCAGCACGACTGCCCCGAAGACCACACCGTCCGCCGACTCGGACTGATCACCTTCATCCAGCGCCTTCTACTGGCGGCCGGCGTCGATGACGTGGCCGTGCAGACGGTGACGGCGTCCGCCGACGACATCGAGGACATCGCGGACGCCATCGCGCTTGAGGTCGCCGATCGGACTGGCGCCTGATGACCATCTTCACGGCCCGCAAGAGGCCAGTCGAGGTGCAGATCGCTGGCCCGTGGGACGGCACCGACGCAATGGCCGCCGAACTGGTCGCCTTCACCGGCGACGACGAGGGTAGCGATCCGGACTTCGACCCGCACGACGGGGCCGAAGTGTGGAACAGCGAGGAAGGTTGCTGGATCAGCGTGCCGCCCGGCCACTTCATCATCCGCGGGCCCCGAGGCGAGCATTACCCAATCTCACCTGAAGCGCTGGCGGAGACCTACGACCTGATCGAGACAGCCGATGTCTGACCGCCGCGAACTCCAGCCCGGCGACCGGGCCGCCATCTACGAGGCCGACGTGTCCGGCACTGTCAGGTCGTCGAACCTTGCGGTCACGGTCCTCGACGGCGACGACCACGTCACTTACACCGTGCCGACGATGCTGGTCTCCTGGATACCGCCAGACGATGACCCGGTCTTCGAGATCGGCGCCGCCTACCGAGACGCCGACGAGCCCGGCGGCGAGCGGTACTGGTTCCTCCCGGACTCGACTACCGACACGCCGTTCATCGCCGTAGTGGCGACGGCGAACAAGCTCTACCGCCGTTACTTCCGGCGCGACCAGTTGCCCCGACAGATCGAGGAGGTGATCTGAGATGACCCTGACTGAGACGCCACTTCCCAACATGCCCGACGCCCCGCCAGGCTATGAGCCGTTCTCCTACCCGGCTCACCGGGCCCACGTCACCGCGGAGCGGATCGTCCAGCACCTGACCGCCGAAGCGCAGACGTTGGCCGTCGAGACGCGGAAAGCAGTCAAGCGGGCGAAGGTCGACGATGCCGACGGCGCGGAGATCTACTTCGCGTTGAGTGCCGCATGGGTCAACCAGTATGCGCTGATCCACATCCTCCGCGAGTTCATCAAAGCCGCACCCGACCGGGCGGAACAGGCTGTGGCCGCCGTCTGGGAGGCGTGGGAGGACGGTGGCCTTCCCCACGAGCTGGTCTGGCAGTGGGGCAAAGAGTATGGCGTTCCGCGAGACGGGGAGATGGTCTGATGGCCCGCATCGGAGAGCCGAACCGCTGGTGGGACGAGCCGGAAGACGACCCGCTCGTCGCCCCCGTACCTACCGAGCCGGTCCCAGAGCCGATTCCTGAACCGGTGCTGGTGCCGGCGTGAGCGTGATCGCCTACCGGACGTGGAACGCAGCGCCGTTCGCCGGGATCCTCACCCCGGCGAACGGCAGCATGTACGCCGACCGGCGGAACCTGCTGCAATGGGAGCGCACCTGGGAGACGCCGGCAGTAACAGCGGTCTGTCATGTCGAAGGACTCCCGCCCCACCGGGCGCCGGCACCGGGCTGTACCTGCGGCATCTACGCATGGAAGCGGCCCATCGATCCAGGCTGGATCAACCAGTGGAACAAGGGAGGTCGGGACAACGTCGTCGTCGGTGTGGTTCGCCTGTGGGGCCGGATGTGCGACGGCCCCGGAATGACTGGCTACCGCGCCCAGCGTGCCCGCATCGTCGCACTGGTCCCGAACGACAACCGCAACGTCGACCTTGCCGCGCAGTATCCGGACGTCCAGATCTACCCGGACCTGTTCACGATGTACTCGGAGTGGGACACCACCCCGGAACTTGGCTTCGCGATGAACGCAGACGTCGCCGACACCCGCCGCCGCGTGGCACGGCGGGTCGGATGGTACGGCTTCTGCCTCGGCTGCGGCGATCGGATCACAGGCCGGCAACAGACCGTCGACTACGACGGCCTGAACCCGTGGGCTGACGGCGAGGAGAGGCCGGCGCGGTTCCATCGCCGCGCGGCCTGCCTCATCAACCTGCCGAAACCGGCGAAGCCCGCGAAGGGGCAGATAGTTGTCCACCCGCAACTACCGGCTGCGGCGAATTCGGCGCAGACCTTCGACCGGGCATGGGCCTACGCCAACCGGAAGCCCCGAAAGCTCTACTGCCCCGGCGTCCGCACCGACCATCAGGACGACACGTTCACCTGTTCCCTCGGCGAAGACGGCTGCACCGCGGCGGGCTGGCGGAACGGCGACCTGATCCAGCACGCCAGCGTCAAACAGTGCCATGACGAGGGCTGGCCGTGCCATGTGTGCGAGTTCGTCTGCGGCGGACTGATCCGCTTCGACGACAAGGACCCGGCGTGACCGATCACATCCGCGACCTGATCGACCGGTCGTCGCTCGGCACGTCTGGTGCCCGCGCCTTGCGTGCCCGAACCTCCGACGCTGAGGCGGCGGCGGTAGGCCAGATGTCCCGCGAGGCCGACATCCTGACCCAGCTCGACTCTGGCCTAGCCGTGGTGGTCCGCCTTCCCCCGTTCCGCAAGCCCTACAGCGCGTTCCTCAAGCGGCTGTCCGCGGAGGGCCGGCTGGTACGGATCTCCCGTCCCGGCCCGTGGGGCAACCCATACCGGCTGGCGCCGGGTGCTGGCGAGGCGGAGCGGGCGCAGGCCATCGACGCCTACGCCCGGCACCTTGACCGGTCGCCCGAGCTGCTGGCCCGGCTGCCCGAACTACGCGGCAAGGCACTCGGGTGTTACTGCGCACCACTCGCCTGCCACGGAGACGTCGTGGCGGCGCGAGTCAACGCGCTCGGAGCCGAACCGTGAGCCTGCGCCTAGTCCCGATCTCGTTCGCCGACGCATGCGGCTTCGTCGCGATGTGGCACCGGCACCACGCCCCCCCGTGGGCCACAAGTTCTCGATCGGTGTGGCCAACGGGGAGGTGCTGGTAGGTGTGGCGATCGTCGGCCGACCTGTCGCCCGGCATCTCGACGACGGGCAGACGTTGGAGGTGACCCGCACGGCGACCGACGGGACGGCCAACGTCAACTCGATGCTGTACGGAGCCTGCTGGCGGGTCGCATCCGGGCTCGGCTACCAGAGGCTGGTGACCTACACGCAGCAGGGCGAAACCGGGGCGAGCCTGCGGGCTGCCGGCTGGCGGGTCATCGCCGAACGGCCTGCGCGCCCGGGTTGGGATCGACCGTCCCGTCCCCGTGAGGACCGGGGTACTGCGGGGATTCCTCGGACCCTGTGGGAGGCGGCGTGACAGCTTCGGTCTGCCGGTCGATCTCGTCTTGCTCGGACCAGCGGTGGTTCCACAACTCGAAGGCCACGTAGGAGCGGGTACCGCCACCCGTGTGGCTGTCCCAGCCGCAGGAACAGGTCACATCGAACCTGCGGACGCGACGGAGGTGGCCGAGTCTGACCCGTTCGCGGACGCCGGCTGTTTCGTAGACAGCCCACCAAGAGGCCCGATGAGCCTTCATGATCTCCGGGCGGATCAGGGCCGCCGGGTTGGCGTTCACGAGTCACGCCACCCGAGTGATCTGACGGTTGACGACCTCGTCGTAGCGGGCAACATCCGCCGCCTGGCGCGCCCGGAACCACATTTCGGCCTCCGCGCTGTTGGACAGATCCGCGTCGACCATCTCGCCGAGAAGCGCGGTCCACTCCCACGGCGAGATGTTCTCCAGTACGGCGCTCTGGACGCTGTTGATCCGACGGCCGCCGACGTACTTGTCCCAGTGGCGCAGTACGGGGACGGCGGTCCAGAGAACTACGGTCACCTCGTCCGAGTAGGAGCCGGGGTACAGGGTGGCGGTGTCGATCCGGTCGACGATGTCGTCGCGGAGGCGGTGGTTGCCGAGAGCGGTCCAGCCGTCGCGGTTCCAGCGGGTGCGAGGACCGATCCGGTGGGCCTTGCGAAGGGCGCGGGTCAGTTCGGTGCCCTTGGTCGCCTCGGTAGCCATCGAGATCTCCCCTTGCTGGTCGGTGTGGCCCCAGCTTACATGAAAGCCCTAGCCATGCCTAGAGCTATCTTCGGGTGGGATCGCCTCCGCGCGGAGTTTCCGTGCCCGCGCGAGAAGGGCGTCGAGTCTGGCTTCGTTCACCTCAAGAAGGGTTGCGGCGGTGGCCCTCCCACCTCTCCCGAGGAGTGCAACAAGCTCCGCGGTTGCGCGCGCTCGGTCATCTGCTGCACGTCCGCGGATGGCCTCTGCGGACTCGACTCGGGCCTTGGCGTCTTGGGCGCGGCGGAGGGCATCGGCGGCTTCAGGGGTTAGGTCTGCGGGATCCACTCAGCCAGTATCCCCTACCCATGGGGCTAGACATAAGCTCTAGACATGGGTAGAGTTTTAGGTGTCAGAGAGCGACACCAAGGGGGCGGCGATGACCACCACAACCGACTACGACCCGTTCGCGATCTTCGGCGACGACGTCGAAATCAGCGACCGGATGTGGGAGCAGTTCCTGGCCGCGGCCACCACCCCCGCCCCCGTCGAGCCCACCCCAGTCATCCGCTGCCAGGGCTGCGGTCGGCCGTTGAAGTCGAAGATCAGCATCGCCCGGGGCTACGGAAGCGAGTGCTGGCGCAAGGCGCACCGTCGTGACCGCATCGCCGCACTCTCCGTCGGCTACACCGACCGGCAGGTCGAAGACGCCATCGAAACGATCGAGCTGGGCGGCGCGGTCCGCCTCCGGGGCCGCATCTTCCTGATCGTCGGCCACAACGGCGACGTCTACCGGGCGACGACGACCGGCCAGTGCCACTGCCGGGCGGGACTCGCCAGCAAGACCTGTTTTCACACCCTGACCGCAAAGCTCGCGGCCTGATCCCCTCGCCGCTCCCGCCCAGACCGGGCGGGAGCGGCCCCAGCCGAAAGGACCGACACCATGCGTGACCTGATCGCCGAGACCGTTCTGACCGACGGGCCGATCCGCTGGCACCACGAGCACCGGCACAGCCTCGACGACGTCGCCGACTACGTCGTCGTCGCAACCCGCCGGACCGGCGAGGCGATCTACCGCCGCGACCTGGCCATCGTCGAGGACGCCGGCCAGGCGGTGGAGATCGCGCACGCCGAGCGCCCCCGGGTGGACATCTCCGACGGTTACGCGGTCGTCGAGTCGGTTTTCACCTGCGGCTGCCGCTCCGATGCCCTGCTGTACCAACAGTCGCGCCGAACCGAAGAAAACACCCATGAGCAGTGAACTCCCCGACCGGCCCACCGCGGAGCCCCGCCACCTGGTCACCGTGGGCGTTGACGTGACGGCCTGCGGCCTCACCCGCCCGTGGGATCGAGGGCTGGACTACACATCCGCTCTGCGCCTTGTGACCTGCGCCCGCTGCCGGGCAACGAGTCGGACCGCCGCGAACGCGTAGCCATACCCACCCCGACCCCCTGACCCGGGTCGACGCCATTCGAAAGGACCAGACGCCATGGACATCCGCATCGAGGCCGCGGACGAGGGTGAGCTGCGTCGGCGGCTTGACGTCGTACTGGGACTGCACACTCCCGTCGGGCATCCGAAGGACCAGATGTGCCGTGTCTGCATGAACCACCAGGGCGTCAACGCCGCCTGGCCCTGCCGGACGGTGCGCGCTGTGCGAGGTGAGACATGAAGGGCGACAGCGGCCGGTTCGCTGTTGGCGATGCCGTAACCGTGACCGGCCACTTCATGTGGGCCGGGAAAGACACCCACGGCATCTCGGGGCGAATCGTCGCCATACACGAGAACATGCCAGGCGAGCCTCCCTTGTACGAGGTGCAGCCCGGGGCTGACGCAGTCGGTATCCCGTTCTTCGGCGGCGAGTTGGCGACGGCGGACGTCACGTAAGCCAGTCCAGCCGTGGCCAAGACCTAGCCTTCGACCTGCTTCGAGCCCTCGTCGTCTTCGGCGGGGGCATCGTCGCCTCCGAGTTCGGACAGTGGCCGCGGGTCGGCGAGGTAGCTGCGTACCGCGTCGATGACCAGCAGATGGGGTGCGCGTCCCTCAGTCAGGGCTCGCAGCAGCAGCATGGGGACCATCCCCTTGGGCGCGTCGCCGCGGAACGCGATCCCGAACTCGCTGGCGGCCGAGTTCGACCAGCCGTCCTCGCCGTCGCGGGCTTGGCCGCGTTTCCAGATCGCCTGCGGCGCGCTGATGTGGTAGCGGCCCTTCGCCAACCTGTCTCCCGGTAGTGGGCTATGCGTGGGCATAGCGTGGGCATGACGATCACAGCAGTCTAGCTGCGGAAACAGAAAAAGCGTGGGGCTACGGCGATTTGGGGTTCCCCTGCCGAGAATTCCCGGCTATTGTCGGAGGCGACAACCACATAGGACCAAGCCAGCCCGCCCGCTCCACCGGGTGGGCCCCAGGCGCGAGGACTCCACTCCCCGAGCCCGGGACCGCTTGGTCCGCCCACCTGAACCCGCAGGTAGGAGAACCCGTTGGCCAGCGTGCCATGCGGCGTGCTCGAACGCGCGCCGACTCGTGATGTTGCGTCCAAGATGGGCGTCAGCAGTCCTCCCCGTGACCTCCGCTTCGACATGCGGCAGGTCCGCCAGCTCCTCGGACTCCCCGAACCCGGCGCCGCCAACTGGCGTGAGCATGCCGCCTGCATCGGACTCGATGTCGACGACTTCTACGCCACGGTCGGCGCAAGCGTCGAACCCGCCCGCCGTATCTGCAACGGCTGCCCGGTCCGCCGCGCCTGCCTCGACGAGGCCATCAACAGGGGTGAGCCCCACGGACTGTGGGGTGGCATGACCCCTGGACAGCGCCACAGAGAAGCGAAGCGCCGCGGGATCGCGGTCCCCGTTGAGTCGGACAGCGACGTCGACGAGGTGGCCGCATGAGCCGCTACCGCAACGCCGAGGTACCGAGCTACGGCTCTGCGTCCGACCCTCACCGCGACCGGCAAATCCACGAGCTGCACGCCGAGGTCCAACGGCTTCGCGACGAGAACCGGGCGCTGTTCGACAACGCCCGCGCGGCCCGCCTGGAAATCCGCCGCATCGAGAAGGCCGGCACGGTGACGATGGACGACGTCTACGGCATCGAACTTGCGCTCGACGGGCACGCGGCTGGGGACGGTGCCCGATGAGCCGCCAGCCTGACCAAGACCGCACTCCGATCTCGTCGACCCTTGCCGAGATCGCCGACCACCGGGCCGCAGCCGCGAACTACCGGATACAGGCCGAACAGGCGGACATCGAAGCGGGCGTCGCCTACAGCCAGCTGGTCGACCAGTTCATGCCGGCCGACGACTGGGTCGAGGACGGTCCGATGGACCCCTACCGGCGGGCCAACGCCGCACTTGCTCCCGCCTACGCCGAGATCAGACGGCTCGAAGCTGTCGCCGCCGGCCTGGAAGCGAAGGCACGGCGGCTGGAAGACCAGATCGCCGGAGGTGCTGGGTGAACGTCACCGATCCCCGGCAGCTGGTCTCCATTGCATACCGCGAGGCCCGCGAAGCGGAATTGAAGATCTTCGACTTGCAGCGCACCAAGAGTTGGACCACCGAAGCCGAGATCCGCGGCCACCTCGCCCAGGCGATCGAAGCGCTGACCGAGGTTCGAGCCCAGTTCGGAAGCGACGACACATGAACCACGACGATCTTGCCTGCTCGGAGTGTGGCCGGATTTTGGGTGACCACGACTCGATCTGCTCCAAGGGTGGCGCCTCATGAACCGCGACTTGGCCAACGAACCGCCTCGCGACCGGTTTACCGACGCCCAGTGGGCCCGGATCCGGATCGGCCGATGCCCCGAGCGGGGCTACATCACCCCCGACCTGCCGTACTTCTGCAACCTGCCCGCAGTCCCCGGCGAAGTGCTGTGCGACAGCCACATGATCGCATACCTGGCCGCGGAGACAGAACCATCGCCGGCCTGGAACGACCAGGAGGCCCGTCCGCCGGCCCCGGTCTCGCCGGCCACCGTTGCCGTTCTCCTCTTCGCCGTGGCCGCGAGCCTGGCGATCATTCTTCATCTGCTTGGAGTCCTCAGATGACCTCGAGTCCCTACTTTGGCCGCGAGCGGCAACCAGTCGAAGACCAGCCACTCGGGTACGTCGACCAGTACGACGACGACTACGAGGACAAGGCCCCGACAGTTCCGCAGCGCACGACCTCGACGGTGAAGGACCGTCTGGCCGTCTGGTTTTACGGTTCCACCATTGAGGGGTGGACGCCGCGGATTGTCCTCACCGCCGCCGGCCTGTTCGCCCTGACCGGCTGGCATCTGCGCAACGGCGCCGCCGCCGGGCTCTCCCTGATCGCCGTCCTCTACTGCGTCCAGATTGGGCGGTCCTCACGGGTCGGCCGGTTCTGGTTCGCCCGTCCGATTGTCGGGGCCCTGTGCGCTCTCCTGCTCACCACGCTGGTGCTCGTCCGATGAAGCCGCCGTCGGACGTCCCCAACACAGCCTCCCGCAGGCTGCCCCCGTCCGTTCTCGCCTTCACCGCCGCGCTAACCGTCATCGGCCTGGCGACTGTCTTCCACCGTCTTCACGGCGGCATGTTCGTCTCCCTGCTGCTCATCGCAGCAGGCTGGTCGACCGTCCGCCTTGTCGCGCTCGGATTCCGCCGCGAGAAGGCCACTGGCTGGTGGAAGCGCCAGGCAGCACTCTCGGTCGGTCTCTTCGTCGCCGCGTTCGTGACTGCGGGGGTGATCGGCTAATGGTCGACACCGACACCGCAGTCATGACCCCACGCGGCGGTTCGGGCGTAGCCGCCCCACGTGCCGGCAGCTCGGTCTCCAAGACTGAGCCGGTCGTGCTGTCCGGGTTCGCGAACTTCGTCGCGGCGAACGCCCAGCCGATGCGCTGGCGCGACCTCGGCTGGGTTCACAGGGCCAAGCCCGGAGAGCGTCCCCCGAAGCTCAGCGCCGAGGATCGGAAAAAGCAGGCCAGCGAAAACGGCGGCCTGTCCGACCGGGGCACATGGAATGTCCACCTCGCGGTCTTCACCGGGCTCTGCGTGGTCGGCACGGTGGCGCTCCTCATCGCCTGGACCATCAGCGTCGTCGGCTGGATCTGCCACCTGTGCTCGTCCCACACGCTGCGCCTCGCCGCCGGGCTTGTGATCGGCCTACTCGGCTGCTGGGCGGCAGCCCACTTCGGCCATGTCCACGTCCACGTGTGGCGTAGCTGACCACCTCCTACGCCCTATGAGAGAAGGTCCCAATCCGATGGCCAAGGTGGCTGTTGGCCTGCTCGTCACGCTGTCCGTCGGCATACCCCTCGGATTTGTCTGGCGGCGGCGTGTGCTCTGGCCCGTTGCGCTGCTGCTTGTCGTCTGCGGCATGACTCTGTGTGTCACGACCGGCTTCTACCGAGCGGGAGCGCGCTGGCAGGACGACCTGAACCAGTGGATCAGCCAGGCCCGCAAGCCGGCGATCGCGGGCAGCACACGATGAGCGCCAAGGGCAAAGGGCGGCGGTGGCCAACGGTCAACGAGGCCGGCATCTTCGGCGTCGGCCTCGCCGCCGCCGCCTTATCCTTCGACACGTTGAAGGGCCTTGCCGGGCTGCTTGCCTACCCGTGGGCCCTGACCTACCTGTACCCACTGGCCTACGACCTGTACGGGCTGATCGTCGCCCGGGTGTGGCTTGCCGCAGGCGCCCAGTCGAAGAAGCTCCGCAACTGGGCGATGTGGAACACGATGCTGTCGATCGCTCTGTCGGTCGCCGCGAATGCCCTGTACCACGCACTCATCAACGGCCTGTGGACGAAGGTCGAGCCGGGTCTGGACGGCCAGCCGGCGCTGCACGTCGCGATTCCGGTGGTGATCGCCGCGTCGGCTATCCCACCAATCGCCCTCGGCCTGGTCATCCACCTGTACACGGTGATGACCCGGGAACAGGTCGAGTCGGCCCAGACGGTCCTGCCAACCCCGTCTCCTACGGCAGACGGACCGATGACGGCACCATCCTTGGCGGACGCCGCCGCCGCCCGGACCAGCATGGCCGACACCGAGATCCTTGACGCAGAGGTGGTCGACGAGCTTTCCGCCACGTCGGGGTCGTCGCAGACCCGGGCGGCAATCGAATCCCCGGAAGCGTCCAAGAAGTCCGCGGTCGTCGCCGAACTGATCCGCCTCCGCGACGAGGAAGGCGTGAGCTGGTCGAGGCGTGGACTCGTCCCCGACCTTGCCCGCCAGTTCGACGTGTCCCGTTCGCTTGTCGAGCAGGCGAAGACCGTGGCGGCGAAGGGATGAGACGCCTTCTGGCGTGGGCGGCGGCGCTGGTCATTGTGGTCGGCGCCGCCAGTCCGCTCGCGCTCGCCACCCCGGCCCACGCGGACGGCGTCAACGTCGGTGCCGCGATTGCCTTCGCGCGGGCGCAGGTCGGCAAGCCCTACGTGCTCGGTGCGAACGGGCCGAACTCGTGGGACTGCTCCAGCCTCGTCCAACATGCCTACGCCGCCGCCGGCCTCGCCCTGCCGCGGGTGACCACAGAGCAGATCGGCGCCGCCGGCTGGGTACCCCTCTCGCAGATCCAGCCCGGCGACCTTGTGTTCCGCTCTGGGTCCGAGGCCGAGAAGCCTGGCCATGTCGGTCTGTACGCAGGCGGCGGGCAGGTCATCGAAGCCAAGGGCTCCGCCTGGGGCACCGTCGTCACCCCCCTGTCGGTGTGGCATCCCCTCGCGGTGATCCGCCCCGGCGCGCCGGGCGTCAACGGCTTCATCGACCAGGCTGCGGCCCGGACCGGTGTTCCCCGGGATCTCCTGCGTGCCCAGATTTGGCATGAGTCCGGCTTCAACCCGACGATCGGTTCACCTGCCGGCGCGCAGGGCATCGGCCAGTTCATGCCCACCACTTGGAACGACGGGCACGGCGGCGGCCGTGGGGTCGACGGCAACGGCGACGGGAAGAGGAACATCCTCGACCCGGCCGACGCCATCCCTGCGATGGCTGACATGGACGCCGACCTGATCCGCGCCAACAACGGCGACATCGGCATGGCCCTGGCCGCGTACAACGCCGGACAGGGAGCCGTCAACAAGTTCCACGGCATCCCGCCTTACACAGAGACCCAGAACTACGTCACGAACATCCTTGCCTCCGCAGACCTGAAACCCGGCCGGATCGACCTCCATCCCACCGCGCCACCGGCCCCGCCGATCGCCACACTGGTCCGGGAAGCGGCCATCGCCGCACTGCCCACACCGGTACTTCCCACCAGCGTTGTGGACTGGGTAGGAGACCTCACCTGGGCTCTACTCACCATCGCCGCCGGGCTGACGCTTCTTCGCTGGCTCGCCCCGCATCTCTACACAGCATGGAAGGCCCGCGCGCAGAAAGCCACACGCCGCATGTACGCCACAGTCCGTACCCGGCCAAGGCCACAGCGCAGCACACCGACCGCCCGGTGGATCGCGCGGGAGTACACCGCGCGGGCCACAGTCGCCGCGGAACGAGGTGCGGTCAAGGGTGCGGCGATCCGCGACGGCCGGGCCTATCGCCACACGCGCCTTGCTGTCACCACACGGCGCGCCCAGCCAACACCACACCGCTCCGGACGAGCACCGCATAGGCCGCCGCTGACTCGCCACACCACACCCGGCAGCACACAGGGTCGCCCCGTCATCCTCGCCGTCCTGTCCGGGCTGCGGTCAGGACTCGGCTGGCTCGCCACACTGCGCCGGCCCCCGAACACCACACCGCTTCCGAACACCACACAACCCGGGTCGACACCACATGCCGGAAGGCCACACGCTTACGCGCCCCCGCCGAACACCACACCCACCCCTCCGGCCGACACCACACCCCTCGTTGGAGTGGTCGAAGCCAGACCACACCGCCCTGACTGGACACCGCACACCAGGAGCCGACCCATGGACCTGCCCACCCCGCTGTACAACGCGAAGTGGCGCGAACATCTGACGAACCCCAGCTTCGAGGCCGGTCTCCAGACCCGGCATGCGATCACCTCCCTCGAACTCGACTACACACACGAGGTCGACGCCGTCGCCGAATACCTCATGGAGCTGTGCTCGGGCCTGTCCGAAGCACTCACCGTCTATCACGACGAGGTGCATGTCCGCGACTACGACGAGTCGATCGTCGTCGACATCGCCGCTGCCGCCGAAGACCTCAACAGAGCCGCGAACAACCTGTTCGCAGCCCACAAGGCGTTCCCCGAGAAGCACCCGGACTACTTCAAGGTCAAGGGCGCCCGCGGCATCGAACGCATCGGCGCCTGACCGTCACCACACAGAACGTCCGACCTTCGAGAGGCCCGACCGCACATGTCACCGGAGCCCCGCGCCCAGCTCGCCGTCACCACACGGCGCACCACCCCTGCCCGGGAACACCACACCCCCGCTCGCCACACCACACCGAGGTTCCGTCTCGCTGTGGCCGCACCCTCCGTGGCTGTGGTCGCCGCGGCGGTGGCCGGTGTGGTGATCGGCCTGTGGTGGGTCGTGCTGCTGTGTGGTGTTCTCGCGGTCACCACGGTCGGGTTGGTAACGGCCCGGCGGGGTGTGGCCACAGGGCTCCGCCGGGAACTCGTCACCGCCGCGGCTGGTGTGGTGACGGTCGCCGTTGCTGCGGCGGCCGGTGTGGTGATCCATCTTGCGATCCCCATCGTCATCCTCACTATCGGGGCAACGGTGCGGATCACCACACACCCGACCACACGGGCTCGCCGTGAAGCCGAGAAGGCCACACAGGCCCGCCAGGCTGAGCTTGTGGCCTACGCCGACGACTGGCCACGCATCGTCCGTCTCGCGAAGCTTCCGAAGGATGTTCTTCTCAACGGTCCGGTCATCGACCGCGCCCCGCTCGGACGTACCTACCGGGTCTGCACCCGCAAGGAAGACGGCGACATCGGCTTCCTCGCGGGCATGGTGCCCGGTCTGACCGTGGCCCTAGATCAGCCCTGGGGTGCGGTCACTGTCGAGGTGTCGAACAAGTGGCCGCGGGAGGCGTTCGTCCACGTCAACGACGGCGATCCGCAGGAAGTCGCCCGCGCCACCACCGAGATCCGGCCTGTCGACACGATCGTCGACACGGAACTGTTCGTCGGCGCCTACCGGGCCGACGGGTCACCGTATGCGCTGCGCTGGTTCGACTCGGAGGTTGGCACCCGCCATCAGATGTCGGTTGGCGACATGGGCATGGGCAAGTCGTCGATCAACATTCGTGCGTTTGCCCAGCTCCAGGACGCCAGAGACTGGACGATCGTCTGTATCGACGGCGCCCGACGAGACTTCGGCCCGTGGGCGAAAGCGGGGGCCTTCTTCCGCTACGCCACCGACCCGGCGGACGCCCTGAACATCCTCCTGACCTTGGAGTATGTCCTCGAAGGCCGCGAGCAGTTCATGGACGACAACGGCTGGCGAGTATGGCAGCCATCGGCCCTGCACCCGGTCCTCGTCGTACTCATCGAAGAAATTGCCAAGTATGCGGAGCATCCCGTTGTGGGCCGGAAGATTCAAAGCATTTTGGCCCGTTCGTCGAAGCGGATGCGCGCTGCCGGCATCAAGTTTGTGACCTCCACGCAGACAGGCACAGGCGGCGGTGTTGGCGGCTACGAGTTCCGGCGGATGATGCAGGACCGGCTGCACTTCTACTCAGTCGAGTCGACAGGGTTTCTGGTCCGCTCGAAGCCTGCCTGGCCGGGAGACATTGGCGAGTTCGCCGGCTACCTGTTCGCCGAGTCGCTTCGCGAGAAGACCGGGATGCTCATCAAGGCGGCGTGGACGCCGGACGAGGACCGGCCGGACATCATCGCGAACATCGCCGCGCACATCGCCCGTCCGGAGGATGAATGGCTGGCCGCCGAGCAGGCCCGGGTCCGTGCGGAAATGCCCGCCGACGACGCTCCCGCCACTCCGGCATCCGCCGTTCCCGCCTCTGCGGATACGCAAACTGTCGAGGGCGAGTACACGGTCCTGTCGGTCCACAAGCCGCCCGTGAAGACCCTCCCCCCGAAGGCGCCGGAGATGACGTGGGACCAGGCCAGGCGGACTTTGAATGCCATGGTCGAGGATGCGAAGGAACGCGGGGTGGTGATGAAGGAGATCGAGGCCGTGACGGGGCGGAAGCGCACGTGGATTCGAGACAATCTGACGAATCCGGCGATCGAAGCAGGGTCGATTGTGTGTGTCCGCTCGGGTCGGGATCATCGGTATACGGCTGTCGAGTACGCCTCCGCCGCATGATCGTTAACCCCACTCCCCCACCGGGGGTGGCTGCACGCTGCGTGATGCTGCCGGACCCTGCCGTTGATCTACCGTCTCGCGCACGCGCGCGCGTAAGGGTGCCTGTGGCAGGGTCCACGGCAGCGGCAGCGGCAGCATCCCAGTAGGGGCTATCCGTCACTCTCCGTAGCAGACTCCGGGGGTTGGTGAGTCTGGTTCCGCGCCGCGTTCGCCGCCGCGACGACCCGCTGAACCGTCTTCCGCGTAATGCTGAGAATGTCCGCGATCTCGTCGTAGTCGAGCCCGGCGGACACCGCGGCCAGGATCGCGGGGTCCCGCTCCGAGGTGTATTCGCGGTGCAGGTCGGCGAGTCGTCTGAGGTTCGCTCGCGTGGTGTCGGCGCTGGCCGGTGGGGGAGTGGTCACAGAGGCGAGTCTACCGGGCGGGACCACACATGGGACATGATGTCCCATGTGTGGTATGGTGGAGATGTGAGCGAGAACCGGCATCCCGAAGGGCTGCTACCCGGCGACCTCATCGAGTCGCCGTTCCGGTGCGGCCTTCGGATGCGGTTCACCCACACCGGTATCGCGCGACTCGCCGACGCCATCGACAAGCCGAACCCGGAACTGGACCCAAACGAGCCTGTGCGGCTCGTGTTCGGCGAGGACCCGACGCATGGCGGGTTGGACCGGTGGGTGCTCGATCTGAACGGCACGGTGCGGCTTGTTGAGGCCATGCCGAGAAAGGGGGAACGGTGAACCTGACCGCAGCACGGGAGCAGGTTCTGCGCGCTGTCGCCCGGGGCGAGGTGACTCGCAACAACCGTGACGACACGCGACCCTGTTGGGATCGAGGCCGCCGGAAGGCGGTCACGGTGCAGGTGAAATGGCTCCGTAATGCGGGGATGGTCACCTACAACGTCGACCTTCGTGCAGGGTGGACGCCGGTCACCCTCACGCCTGCCGGCCGCGAGTGGTTGGACGCCAACCCGGAGAAGGGAGCGGACTGAGATGGACACCGTGTTCGTGCTGACGTTCACCGACTGGACGAACTCCAAGAGGTGGGGTGACCGGCCGTTCGCGGCGGCCGTCTCACTGGACCTGGCGAAAGCCGATGCCGCAGATGTGGCCACGCACAGTCTGGGCGACATGGTCGTGGACGACTGGTCGGAGATCGTCGATGGCGACTGGGAGACGCCGGTGTGGGTCGCCCCGGTCGTCGAGCCGTTCGTGATGCGACGGCAGGTTGGCGTGTTCGAGATCCGCGCCTTCAAGGTTCGGGAGGGCTGAACGGTGGCCGACTTGAACTGGGTCCAGGTGGGCGCGAAGGTCGCCAGCATGGGCCACACCTCGCTGAGCATCACAACCGTTGAGAAGATCACCGCAACGCAGATCGTCCTGGCGAACGGAAGCCGTTACTCGCGCAACACGGGCCGCAAGGTAGGCGCCACCGCCTACGACACGCACGAGCTGCTTCCGGTCGACCACCCGCGGATCCGCGATCGTCGAATCCGCGCCCAGATCCGCCAGCTCGGACACAAGGTCGACGAGCTGTGTCTCGGCATTAAAAGCAGCGACGAGGCCGCGTCGGTGCTGGCCGAGGTTGAGAAGGCGGTTGCGGCGACCCGTAAGCGAATCACTGAACTTGGAGGGGAGAGCTGATGGACCCGCTGTTCGTGCTGTCCCATGTGGCCTACACCGGGTACACGGTCGGATCGGTCTACCCGTTTCGCTCGCTCGCCGGCGCGCAGAAAGCGGCTGACAACTGGGCTGAGGACGTGTCTGGCACGCCGACAGGTGAGTTCGACGCCTGGCGCGGCTGGGAGCACATCGACGGCGACGACTGGGACCGCACGATGTGGCGCCGCCCGCTGTTCTACAAGGGTGCCGAAGTGGGCGCGCTGGAGATCGTCCAGTTCGACGAGATCGGCGACTAGCCATGCAGCGCGGCGGCCGTACCGGCGGCGTGTCCGACTGGTCGGCCGGCCGGATACACGGACGGTCGGCCAGCCGCGCCGCATGGAGACAACAGGCAGTCGACGACCAGATGGGGGAGGGCATGTTCTTCGCCGGTGACGAGTATGCGGGCGACGAGGTCACCTCGGGGCCGTACAGCGGTCTGGATGACCCGGACGCCGACGACTACCAGTACGACGATCTTGACGCCGATGTGGCCGACGGCTGGGACTACGACCGCGAGTACGACGACAACGAGGGGGACGACTGATGGGACTCGACATGGCGAAGGTTCGCGAACTCGCGGACGCGGCTGGTGACAGCGGCGACGCCGTGTTCCAACTTGGCCAGGAGTTGCTGGGCGCCGAGTACCGGATCGACCGGTCGCTTCACCAGATCCGCGCCGCCTTGGACGAGATCGACAGGGAGCGCGCCCGCGGCCGGGAGACCGGCGGCATCAACGGCCTGTCGGGAGGCGAACTGGTCGAGCTGTTGACGTCGTTGGGTGAGCGGAACGCGCTGATCCGGGCTGCGAAGCGGCTCGGCGTCGACGTGACGGCGCTCTGAGGGCTGACATGGACGCACAGGCGGCGGCTGTCGCCCGGGTTGCGGCGAAGAGTCGCCAGTTCTGGGAGGACCTGGAGACGGCCGCGGTCGGTCTCGGCCCGGACGAGGACCGGCCGACACCCATGGGCCACATCCCGCATCCGGGGGACAGTTGCCGCGCGGTGGGCTGTCCGGGTGTCGACGGCTACCGGACAGGCGACTGGGGCGACCTGTACGGCGATGTGGGCGACGACGAAGACAACGGGCCCTGCGATTTCGCCTGGGAGGGCGAATGGCCCGGTGTTGACGGCCCGGTGCTCGTCTGCCAAACCCACGGACAGAAGTCGCCCTGCGAGCACAGCCCGGAGTTCGACGCGTACGAGCGGGAGTGGCCTCACCGTCCGTTCGACGTGAGCGACTACCCGCCGAAGAGGGTCTGAGTAAGGAGCCTTCGCCCCGCCGTGAGCGTGGGGTGTGAAACCCGGCGAAGGCGCGCGGACAGACACAGGACTGAGGAGGAAAAGTGTTCGAAGATCCATCGGGCAGCCTTCGGGACGCCATCAGCGCCATCAGCCTAGGTCCACATCCGGGCGACCCCGAGTGGCTGGCCGACTGTGTGGGGAACGACCGCCAAGCTGACATCAAAGTCGGGTCGGCGGTCACGCCGAACCTTCGGCCGGGAGTGGATGCGCGTCGCGCGCCGGTCGGGGTTGTGCTGTGGCGGGAGGTGAAGTTCGGCGTCGGGTACTGCGGCGTGCGCTGGGGCGACGGCCGCGAAGGTCAGGCGCCTGCCTGGTCGCTGCGGATCGCCTGACGAGCGCAGAACCTCTGGCGCGCTGATTCAAAGCGCCGCCGGGTGGACCCGGGGCAGAGGCACGTAGACAACAGGAACGATCAAGGGGGAGTAATGAAGGTCAAGCTGACGGCATCGTCGCCGGCTTCGGTCCGGTTCTCGGCGACCCGCACCGTGGATCTCCACATCGACCGCGAGGACTGGGACGACATGTCCGACGACGAGCGGCACGCGGAGATCGACGCGGCTGTTGAGGCGTACCGCCGGGAGATCGTCGACATCGACACCGAAATCGTGGAGGGCTGACCGGTGCCGGACCGAGCAGATAGCGCCCTGTTGGACGCCAAGAAGATTCCCGCCGGAACGACGCATGTTCTCGTGTTCCTTCCGCCGTCGCTCTACGGGAACGTGAAGGATCGGCTGACCCGGCCGGGCTGGTGGGAACTGCTGACCGTCGACATGTTCCGCGCGGGCAGTTCGGCGCCGAACGGGTGGGATTGGGATGGCAGCCGGCACACCGCGGCTAAGGTCCTCGCCGAGCGGGCGGCCGGGATGCTCGGAAGGCCGGTGCGGCTGTCTCGGGGCCGCTGGTCGGTGTCGAGGGGCGGCCTGCTGTCGATTTCGCACAGCGAACCGCTGTTCTGGGTCCGACCAGCGGAGGACTGACCTGTGGCCGATTCGATGCTCGACATCCTGACCGGCGCCCGAGCTGGTGTTGGCGACCCGGACATGGTCGGCGAGGAACTGGCCAAGGCCCGTGCCGAACTGCGCGCACTGTACGCCACCTGGGCTGAGGCGGCGAAGCGCGACCCGATCACCCCGGAGTTCGACTGGCTGGCGCTGCGTGCTGTCGGCGCCGTACCCGCCCTACTCGACACGATCGAGTTCCTACGGGACACGCTGGCCCGGATCGCCCGTGGCCAGGACCCGACGCGGGCCGAACGGGACGCCTCCGAATGGTGGGGGACAACGGACTACGAGCCGGTCGAGGCGATCGCGTCGATGGCCCGACGACTCACCGGGGAGGTGTGAGCGGTGGCCGACGACTTGATCCGGGCTGTTATTGCGGATTCGCGAGACGCTGCACAGCGCCGCGCACTCATCGCGGTACTTGACCTTGTCGGCACCTGGAAGACGTCGAAGGACAGGTTGGCGGCAGCGGCCGAGGTTCGCAGCGTCATCGTCGATGCGCTCGCACCAAGACGGGAGGGCTGACCGGTGGCCGACTCGACGACACCGACGGACCACGCCGGGTTGCAGGCCCTTGCCCGTGAGAACGGCTGGCGAGTCACTACGTCGATCGTCAACCCGCGCAAATGGTGGGCGAGTCGCGACACCGTCGATGACGTGGAAGAAATCGAGGTGGTCCACACGGTGGATGGCTCTGTCGCCGTCGGTTCAATGTGGTGGCCGTCGGCGGCTGGTAGCGGCGAACAACTACCCACGGCTGCCGATGTGCGGGCCGCACTCGAATGGAAGGAGTGAGCGGTGGCTGCCCCCACGATCGAAGCGCTCACGGCAGCCCCGTCTCGTGACGCCGCCGCCGACATGCTGTCCGGTCTGACTGTCGCGCAGCTCCGCAACTGCGCCGCCGAATGCCGAGTGACGTTGCTGAGCCGGGACACCAAGGCCGAGATGATCCGGCGGATCGTCAACGGCACTGTCGGTGTCCGCCTCACCGTTGAGGCGTTCAGAGGGGCCACGCGATGACCGTTTCCGATGTCGACGCCCAGCGGGCCGCCGACCGGTGGGCCGAGATCGAGTCCGGCGAGGCGGCGCTGTGCCGTCTGCCGGGCTTCATGGCCAGGATGGTCATCCGCGAGGACCTCGAAGCCGTCCATCTTCTGGGTGCAGACGACTCGTTCCCCGAGGCGTTGTACCGGCAGATCTGCGATGAGCTGCTACCCCGCGACGGAACCGAGATGGACTCGTGGGGTGCCACCGAGTGGAAGCCGGTCCTCGCGCGGGCCCGTGAACTGTCAGGAGGGATGGTCCGGTGAGGGCCGACCGTGTGAAGTCCGGCATGCTCGTCAAGGACGACGAAGGCGTCTGGCAGGTCGTCGTTGACCGCCGCGGCCCTGCCTGCCTTGTCTACGCCAACGGGCATGAGGAGTGGGGCCAGCCCGATGACGACGTTGAGGCTGTCCGGCTGACCGCCCCACAGGTCGAAGCTTTGCGTCGTGCCGCAACTGGCAACCTGTGGCGCCTTCAGCGGGCCAAGGATGACCGGTGGACGTGGAAGTTCGGCGGCCTGATCCACACCACCATTCCGCAGGGACCATCAACCCACTGCGTCGACCTCGGCCTGATCGAGATCAGCGGAACTGAGCCGCGCCACGAGTTCTACCGACTGACCCCGTCCGGCCGTGCCCTGCTCGACCTGCTCGACAAGGAGACGGTGTGACCGCCACACGACGAGACCTCGAACGAGAGCACCGGATGCTCATCGTTGCGGACAAGGTCGAACGGCGCCTTCTCGCTGGCGGCAGGATTCGCGGTGCCGACGCGGAGTTCATCGCCGCCGACATGGCGGTCAGGGCGATGAAGGAGTTGGTCCGCTGCGATGGGGACGTGTCGTGGCTGTTGCCGCTGGACCTTGCAGCTCTGCGGTGGGCCGGTGTGGACCCGGCCGACCGCGCGACGTGGTTTCTCGAAAGCGCCACCACCAATCCGGAGTCGACACCATGACCCGCCCCCGGCCGCGTGTCCTCGACTGGACGACGGCAACCAGCCTCGCCGACCTCGGAGAGTTGACCGCTCGCTACCTCTCCGGCGAGGCCGACGCGTCACCCACCTACGGCGGCCCGCCGAACGCGGAGACCGCCGAAATCCTCGAACCGTTGCTCGCGTTGAACCATGCCGGTCTGGTCACCCACTGGTCCCAGCCGGGCGTGCCGACCGAAGGCTGGCAGCAACGCGCCAGCGTGGTCGGCTACTGCACACCTGACCTTGCCATTCGGCTCGCCGAATCCTGCCGCACGGCAGGATTGGACACCACCGTGATCGCCCCATCGGACCGCCCCCGATGGCGGACCAGTTTCGCCCGGCGGGTGCCTGTAAGCCTGCGGAACGGCGAAGAGTTCACATGGCTTGGCGCGGTCGAATCGACCCATGCGCTTCGCCGCGACTGGGGCTGGGCCCTTGCGCCGACAGGTCTGGCCGCCTTGCTCGACGCCTGCGAGTTCACCGTCCACGACCCGGAGTGGGGCCGCAAAGACCTGCTCTGGGACACGCTCACCAGGGAGATCCATTGACCACCCGTCAACAGGCAGTCGCCGCCGCCACGCATGTGCTGGTGTTCACTCCGCCGCGGATGTACGAGAAGATCCGCGACCGGGTCACCAAGCCCGGTTCCTGGGAACTGGTCACCATGGCCGACTTCAACGATGGGACCTCCGCGCCCGACGCCTGGGCGATGGAGACCGGACGGGACACGCCGATCGCGGCACTCAAGGCGTGGGCGGGTGCCCTTCTCCGCTATCCGGTGACCTTGACGAAAGGATCGGCCCAGGTGGGTCGGCGTTCGGAGCCCCTGTACTGGGTGCAGCGGGAGGAGACCCCATGACCATCCGCCGCGTCCTGTCGGCGACCAGCTACCACGCCGTCGCTGTGGCGCTCGCCGCGCTGATCGTTGCCGCGGTCGCTTCCGAAGCCGAACGGACGATAGGAGCCCGGCAGTGAGTTGCGCCGAAGCCGTCGAAACCCGCTTCTACGTCGAGCGGCCCGACGCCGACGGCTGGATACGGTACATGCCAGCCGTCATCGAAGTCCGCGTCGAGCAGACCGGCGAGGACACGCCGTTCGACGAACGCTGGCACACGGTCGCACCGCGCGAAATCGCCGACCAGTGGATGACGATCGTCCGCCACCGTATGGTCCGCGTCGACGGTCCAGCACGGTTGCTCACCGAAGACGAGCATCGGGCACTACTCGCTTCGACGGATCGGGCTCACGCATCGTAGGGCGGTCCCTCGATCGCCTCCGCTTCGGCCGCGGTGAGGTGGCGCGCGGCCAAGGCCCGCACACGCAGTTCAGCCTCTACGAGCGCATCGACTGGCACGTCGAGCGGCGAGTCTCCCGGCCTGCGGTTCGGGTCGGCTGCCATCTCGGCGAGGGTACGGCGAACATCGGCTTCGATCTGGGCGCGAACCTCGGCCGGCACGTCAGCAGTGTTGTCAGACATGGTCCGGCAGTCTGGACCAAGATTGCTGCCCAGACCAGCAGGGTAGATCACCCAGCATGTTCGCTGTTTTCGCTGCTGTCTGCTTCCTACTCGCCGCCCTCAACGTCCACGCCGGGGATGTGAACCTGGTCTGGCTGGGTCTGGCCTTCTGGGCCGCCGACTTCGCCTTCCCATACCGGCCCGGCATGCTGAACCGTTGACACCTGTTTCCAGGCATGCCGAAGACGGCCCGGCTGCCTCCACCAGGGAGACAGCCGGGCCGTTGTGTGAGTTGATCCGCGAGGCGGAGCTTACGGGATCGACGCCGTGTTCGGGTTGCCGACCTTCTTCGCCACAGCACCCTTCGCCAACGCCAGAACGGCGGCGATCAGGGGTACGTAGGCGTCGGGCACGCCCCACAGGGTGACAGGCAGAGCAGCCAGTGCGACCTGCAACGCCGTCCACCCAGCTTTCTCGACTGCGGCGGCGAGCGAACCGAACCCGGTGACGCTCGTCAGTAGCCCGCCGAGCAGCGACAGGACGGCGGCGATCGGCAAAGCCCACCACACATGTGAGCCGTTGAATGCGGTGACGGCCACGCCGATCGCGGAGAACAGGGCGGTTGCGAACACCCGCCAGGACAGATCCTTGCCGAACGCGGACATGCGCGGTCTTCTTTCCGGGGTGGGGTCGGGTCAGCCGGCGGCCGGCGGATTGACCGCCCCGTCGGCCTCGGTGGTGAGGTCTTCGAGCGCCGACGTGTCGACACCGACCGCGGTGTGGACGTCGGCGAGGCCGGAGACGGCGGCGTCGATCGCAGCCTGCGCGGCGGGCGGGATCGACTGGCCGGCGGTCTGGAGTGCGGCGACGAGGGCTTGGACGGCGGCGGTGAGCTGGCCGATGACCGCGGCTTCGGCGGATTCGTCGGCGGCGGCTTGGGTCACGGCGGCGGTCAGGTCGTCGATGCTGGCCATGAGCGGACCGATCCTTTCGGAGAGGGTGTGAACCGCCTCGGCGAGGACGGCGACTGGAGATCGGCGGCGGCAGAGGCGCATCCGCACCTCCCGGATTGAGGGCGAGACGGGCTAGGAGGCGGCGCGGAACGTCCACACCGCCGGGTTGCTGGACGTGCCGACCTGCGGCAGGTTGGCGCCGCCAATCGAGATCCCCTTGGCGCCCATCCACGCGGCGAACGCCCCCTGGTAGACGGCGAACGCCTTCGCCAACTCCACGTCGGCCGGGTCGGGCTGCGCCGACGGCACCGGGCTCGGCGGCGGAGTCGGAGTCTGCGTGAGGAGGCTGGCGAGGGCTGTTCCGACGGGCACGCCAAGCCCCGAGTCGGCATCCCAGCCGACAGACGGCGGGTAGACGTCCCTGCCCCCACCGGAGACGATGTCGACGAACGCCTTCGGGTTGGCGTACAGCAACTCGGCCGCGTTCCGGATCGGCCCGCCGTTGAGCTGGCACAGCCGGGCCCAAAGCCCGGCCATCAGCGGTGCGACCGCGGAAGTTCCGCCGACCGTGGCCCACTGGCCGCCGGTCACCATCTGATAGCCCGAGTTCGGATCGGCGTTCCCTGCCAGGTCGGGCAGGCCGCGGTGGGAACCGACTGTGGACGGCTGCCAGGCGGGCCGCGCGAACACCTTGGAGTAGCCGCCACCGGTCGCCGAGTCGGCCGAGTCATCCCAGGGTGTCTCCGACAGCCGCGCCCCCGACGAGTCGAGGACAAGCCGGGTACCGCCGCAGGCAAACACGTTCGGCGACGACGCTGGGAAGTCGGCGACCTTCCGGCCCGTGCCGTCCAGGTCGCCGCTGTCCCCGGCCGCGCAGAACACGGCAACCCCAGCGGCGGCCGCCTTCGCGAACACCGCGTCGTAGGCGCGCATCGTCGCCGCCGTCCACGACGACTCCGGGCCACCCCACGAGCACGACACCGCGCAGGCGCCCGACGCGATCGCAGCCTCAAACGCGTCCAGAAAGCCCGCATCCGAGTTCTCGCCGAAGAAGACGAGCTGCTTGGCGCCCGGAGCCGCGGCGGCGACCACCTCGACGTCGAGCATCACCTCGACATCGGCCCCGCCCGGGTCGGCGACGATCGACGCCCCACCGACCGCGGTTGCGGTCACCGATGGAACGGCGATGCCCGAGCCCTTGCAGAACATGGCCAGGTCCGTCGGGCTGTAGGCGCCGCCGAGTTCGACGATCGCCACCGTCTGCCCGGTGCCGTCCGCCGTGGTGGGGAACTGGTAGGCGCCGGTGATCTGTGTGACGGTGAGGGCCTTCGGGCTGCTGCCCGCGCGAGGAAGGGTAAGGCGGGGGGTTGCTCGCATGTGCGGCCTCCAGAGGGCATGCGAAAAAGCCCCCGGCCGGAGACCGAGGGCTGAAAGAGACGGGTCAGACCTGCGGCCGAACTAGCGCTGTCGCGGTCGCGGGTGGCAGCACCGCGCGCAGAGTCAGCCCGGTCAGCGCCGCTGTCAGCGCATCCAGCCGTGACAGCACAGGCGTCAGATCAGCCCCACCCGCGGTCGACACGGGCAACGCTTTGATGGCGGTGAGAACGGCGACAAGCTGCTGGGAGAGTGCGTTCAGCGCGGCTACGACTTCGCCAGTCGGCCCGAGGTAGTTGACGATCTGCCCGACCTCGGACGAAATCGCATCTGACCGGGCGGCAATAGACAGGTCGCCCTTGTTCCAGCCGAGCGCGGCAATGATCGCGTTGACACCGTTGTAGACGGTCTGCTCCAGCGACAGGATCGCCTTCTCGGTGGCCGCCCACGCAGGCTGGCCTGCGCCAGTGCCCTCGTTGAGGACGGCGCGGACGATGCCTGCCATCTGCTGGGCCGTGGGGTCGTCGAGCACGAGACCTCCAAGAGTGGGGAGCCATTCGCGCAGGACGCGGGAACTGTCCGACTTGCCGGGGATACCGGGCTGGACGGCCTGGTTGGTGTACTGGCGGGCGACGACCTGTGTCCGGTCCCAGCCGGCGGGCAGCGGCATCGCCGAGTCGGCGACGGCGGCGTTGTAGGTCGCGAGGTGCAGACGGCGCCAGCCCGGCGGCAGGATGCCCGCGGTCAGGCCGACTGGTGTGGCGTACCAGATGCCGCTGTAGATCACGCCGGTTGGGTAGCCGTACTGGACGAGCCGGTTGGCGAAGTCGGCGGCATGCCGGCCGCCAAGGTTGGCATGGTCGTTCGGGTCTTCGGCATCCAGACACACCCAGTCGCGGGGACCGGCACCACCAGCCGCTTCGAGGGCAGCGACGAAATGATCGGCTTCGGCGATGCCGCTGGACTGGGACGGCCGCGCGAAATGGTAGGCACCGCGGGCCAGACCCAACGCGTTGGTGTGCTGCCACCAGGTGGCGAACAGCGGGTTGGTGTAGCCGACACCTTCGGTGGCTTTCATCATGAGCCGGTCGCGGCCCGAGCGGGCGTAGGTGGTGAGGTCGAGGCCGGCTTGGTAGGGGTAGGAGACGTCACTGAACTCGGGAGGCATGGAGTCTCCCGTAATCGACAGGTGGTTAGCGGCCACATTTCGTGCTAGGCTTAGCTAGCAGCGGACGCGTTCCGAGCGGCAGCCACAGGGGGACCACATGCTCACCGAAATCGACAGCAGCACCGACCTCGCGACGATCCTCAACGCGCCGCCGGCCACCGAGCAGGACGCCGCCGAGACGCCAGCCGACTGGCCCGGGATCGGCCTCATCGGACGCGATGGGGTCATCCACACCTACGACCTCGACAAGGCCATCACCACGGCCACCTTCGCCGCACTCGCCGATGGCACGGCCGCCGCCCGCCTCGAAGCAGGCCGGTGGGTTCCCGACCGCGACGAGTGGATCGACAGTGACCTTGACGCCGCTGTCGTCCGCGACTTCCGCCGGGTCGAAACGTCACAGGGCTCATTCCGCGAGGAAACCGTCCACGACACAATCGAGCAGGCGAACGCCGCCTACCTCTCGGAGATCGCCGAGATGGAGAAGCTGCGCGACCTGCCCGAGTACCAGCAGTGACATCAGTCCGGACGAACCGCTTGCTCGCCCAGTTCGCACTGTCGACCCGGCAGGCGGCGGCGGATAGGCGGGCACTTCTCGCCGAGGCCCTGCACACGGAACTCGGCACTGACGAGGCTGTTGCCGAGGCGGTTTCAGCACACCAAGGGCGGTCGGTGTCGCGCCCGGCTATCGAGCAGGTGCGGCGCCGCGCAGTCGAGGTGAAAGCCGATCCTGTCCGCTACGCCGCTGCGCTCGCACTCGGCGGCCCCATCCCAACTGCCAGCACCGCCAGGAGAGCATGATGACCATCAGCACGCTGATCATTCGGCCAACGGTCGCAGACGTGGCCCCCGGCCAGGACATCGCCAGCGGCATGCTGCGGGTTGGCTGGGATGACCTGCCCGAGCGCGCCCAGCAGTGGGCCACCGAGCACGGCTACGGCCAGCCCGGCGTCATCCTGAACCTCGCGACTGGCGACCGTACCGCCACCGGCCGGCGGACGCTCAGCGATGGCCGAGTCGTTCCCGTCGGCGTGCCCTACAACATCCAACACCTGCCGATGCTCGCGATCGACCTGTATGTCCCGCCGACCCCGTACGAGGTCAGGCGAGAGCCATCAGACGCGGAACTTGCTCAGTCGCTTCGCCGGATCGACCGGATCGAACAGCACCGCTGACCTGCCGCGAGCCCCCGAGCCAATCCGGCCGGGGGCTGGTGGCATTCGAGCCCACTCAGGCAGCCAGCATCTGAGGACCGGCTTTCACCTTCGGAATCGTCACCCCGGTGAGCCCACTGGCCACCGTGTTCCCGCTGATCGTGTTGTTCCCGGACCCTCCGGACCATGTGCCGGTGAGCTGTCCGGGCGCGACGTCGCACCAGTTGCCGGTGATGGTGTTGAACATCGACCGCCGCGCGTCCGACCTGTCGCCGCCGTTCTGGTCCATGTAGATCGTCACGCTAGCCGGGTTGCCCCACACGTAGTTACCCGTCGCACTGTCGTGGTTGCTGGACTGGATGACGAGGCCGGCAGCGCGCCACGGGTCCAACCTGGCACCTTTGCCGTTGCCGGCGATCAGGTTCCCGGTGAAGACGTTGTTCCCGCCGGTCTCGTCACACAGGCCCGAGCCATAGTTCGAGTAGATCAGGTTCCCGGTGAACGTGTTCCCGCTACTCGGGGACGCCGACACATGGTCGCCGGTCAGCCCGCAGCTCACGTCCATCCACAGCCCCGGGCCGCCGATACCGCCGTAGGCGATTCCGGCCGGGTTCGCCTTGTGGATCAGATTGCCGACCCACGTCGCGCCGGTCATCAGCGCCATTTTGATCCCGCCATTGTCACCAGGCCCGGTGTCGACCGCGGTCGACGTGAAGTTGGCGTAAAGCTGGTTGTAGCGAACCGTCGACCCTGCGCCGCCGCCCATGATCCCGTGAGCCTGGTTGTGATGCACTGTCGAGTTCTCGATCAGCGACCGGTCGCCCAGCCCGAAACCGGTGTAGCTCCCGGTCAGCTCACAGTTGGCGACATGCCAACCGGAAGCGCCCGGACGGGCACCGCGGCCATTGCTCTCGATCGCCGAGTAGTAGTAGCCGACCGGGGACTTTCCGCTACACCCCTGGACAGTCATGTTGAAGATCCCGACACCTGTGGCCGACGAGTCCGAGTTCGTCCACCACACGTTGTTCGTGATCGTCGCGCCCGCACCCTGGCCGTAGAACTGCTGGCCGGCCTTCGGGTACACGACAGACGGGCCCGTGTAGGTCCCTGCGGCCAAGGCGAACACAGTCCCCGCAGGGTTGGCCTGCGCAAAGCTGTTGATGTTCGCCCCGGCGGGGATCGGCACAGCGCCTGACGGGATCGCCAGCGGGGCAGGCATCAGCACCCGGTCCGGCCATGCCGACGTGTCCGCCAGGTTCGTCGTGCCACCCCAGTAGACGCCATCCGCCGGAGGCGGAGTCGAACCACCGGAGCCACCCGAGCCGCCCGGATCGGTGGTACCACCCGACCCCCCCGAACCGCCAGACCCGCCAGGGTTGGTCGACGCCGGCTGAGGTGCTGGCAGCCACGACACCGACGTGCCGTCCATCAGCACCCACACCGTGTCGCCCACCGACGGGGCAGCCACACCCGCAGCAGCCGAAACGGCGACCTGCGCGGCGATCTGCACCGACGGACGGCCCTGCGAGTCAACCGAAACAACAGTGCCCTGAAAGACGGCCATGGCGGTCTCCGTTCGAGCGCACGAAGAAGACCGAACACCGCGGAGGCATCCGGCCGAGGGAAGGGGGGTTAGCGTTGCGGCACGGTGCAGGTCAGCGGGGCCGCCGGGTAGCCGCGCAGAAACATCTGCTCGGCGCTGATCCGCCCGTCGAACACGGTGTGCGCGAACGCTTTCGTCGCATCCGACGCCCTCGGACCCGTCAGCAGCGCCAGCGATGCCTGATCGGCTGCCAGCTCGCCGCGGACGAACGCAACCTCCGTTGCCGTCCGCACCTGCGACACCTGGCAGTTCGCAGCCCGCTCCTGCGCCAACTGGTCAAACTGGGTCCGGGTTGCCGCCAGATCGCGGGACCGCATCACCAGCACAAGGCCAGTCGAGGCCACCCCACCCAGAATCGTCAGCAACAGCAGGGCGGCGACGACAATGCGCCGGCGGGTACCCCGCACCTGCGAGGCGACCTCCACCCGCGGTGCCGCATCCTCGGCGACCTGTTCGGTACGGGCCTTCGCCTCGGCAAGCCGATGGTCGTATTCGACCCGGTCCGCCTCGACCTGCCGCGTCAGCTCCTGGGTTGCCGACAGCAGCCCGTTGAGCGCACCCGTGATGTCCTCGCGACCGTCGGCCAGCCGGTTCGCCGCATCGGCCAACTGTCGGAGGGCCTCGCTATTCGGCATCGGGGTCCTCCGGGAGACGGGCCACAAGCTCCGCGATCACCACGTCGTGAAGCGCAAGCTGGTCGAGGAGGTCCTCGTAAACCTCCCCGGCGTCCGACAAAAGCGTTGAAATCGCCCTCAAACGGCGAGCGGAAGCGGGCGGCAGCACGGCTGTCGGCATCCGTACCGCCTCATCGCTCACGGTGCGCCCGCCCGCCTCGCCAGTTCGTGCAGATGCTCGCGGGCGAGATCATTCGACCGGACCAGCGCATCCGTCGACCGGGTCAATGCCGGTACCACCTGATCGCGGGTGAACGCGAACGACGTGTCCAACCCGGTTCGCAGCGCGGCGATCTCCCCGTCCTGCTGGGCGATCGTCTGCTGCAAAGCGGCAACCTCACGCTGATGGGCCGTCTCCCGGGCGTCCAACTCGTCCCGGTGGGCGGAATCCTGCCTGGACACCACCCATCCGGGGACCAGCATCCGCGTCAGCAGAAGAACGACCACGATCCCTAGAACGCCGTAGCCCAAAATCTGGGACAGCACATCCGCGGGAGGACTGTCCGCAGCCACAGCCGCAGCGGCGAGGACGGCAATCATCGGCAGCCGATCCGGACGCTAGTCGGGTAGGACAGGGGACAGTTGGCAGGTGACCTTCCACGACTGGCCGTCCGGCTCCACGCTGATGGAATGCGAAAGCGCGTCCACATAGCCGTTGAACGTCCACGAAGGCGCACCCACGGGCCGCAGCACAACCTGGTTCAGATCGGAAATGTCCATCGACAGCGCCGGGACGAACAGGTCGTCCGGGTTCGCCGACGGCTCGAACGTGAACGCGGACAGCCGAGTCCGCGGCGACGAATACTGGCGGAGCAGCAGTTGGGCACGTTGCGCCGCGTCCTCATCAAAACCGGTTCTGATCGTCTGCGTGAAGGTCCGCGGAAAGTACTTCGTCATCGACGCCGAGTCGGAAACACTCGCCAACGCCCCACCATCGCGGGTCACCGAAACCTGGTTGTACACATAGGTCGGGTCGGTGTCCGTTTCCAACCCGTCCAGCTCGTAGGGCAGACCAGTAGCCGGGTCGAACACGTTCACCGGAGTGGCCTGCGACGGCCGGTAGGAACGGTCCTCGAAGCAGGGCGCCCCGTCGGCCAAGCTGTACACTTGGCCTTTGTCGGCGTCGCCCTGATCTTGGATCGAATCCAACGCAGACTGGCCGCCCAGACCCGACAGGCCGAACGTCCCCGCCGAACCGGCATAGGTCCGGCCAGGCATGACCGACCTGAGGTTCTTCGGCCATCCCCAATAGTTCAGAACCCGGTCGACACGTTCCCCGGTAGTTTCAGGAACATAGCCGGCCGCCGGGCCATAGCCGCCGTACACACCGACGACCCAGTGAGCGTTGACCCGCGTTTCGGTGAGTTCCTTGTTGTAGAATGCGACATGGGAGACGAATCCGTTGTACTGGTTGGCGGTCGCTGTCGTCCCGATCCAGTCGCCGCCGATAACCGTGTGGGCCACCGGGTTGCCGAAACTCGCCGTCCCCTGCCACAGATACTCGTGGGTCCCATCGGTCAGCCAACCGGCATAGTTGCCCGCATACAAGGTGATCACACCCGTGTAGCTGACGGTCACAGCCGCATAGTTGCCAAAGCCGCCTCCCAACAGAATGCCGCCCGACGACTCGTAGACCTTCGTCCCGCCGACATACAGGGTGAGCTGCTGGGCGACAGTCCGACCCACCATGATCTCGATGCCTGTTTTGTTACCGGAGCCGTCGAGATGGCAGAAAATCGGCGCCGAGGTTGGGGTCGTCGTTCCGTCCTGGCCGAAGAACAGGTCCATCGACCACGGGCCGCCCATAAAGTTCGCGTCGTTCCCCGCAGACAGGTCCAACACATCTGCCTGATAGGGGAAGCTCGTCGACGCGGACGGGTTGAGCCGCAGCGCAGCCCCCCCGTCGAAAATGATCGTCTGGCCGCCGAACGTCGACTTGCCGCCGCCCGCCGACGCGGACACCAGCTTCGCCAGCGACCCGGCGGCCGCCACATCCCCAGCGCCACCGGTCGACGCCGATTCGGCCAGCGGGTAGAACGCCACCGGCCCGTCGAGCAGCACTTCCTGCTCGTAGGTGGTCCGCATCGTGCCCTGGCTGAGTGCGGCCAGGGAATCCACACAGGTGATCTCCGGAAGGGACAGTGATGGTGTGACCCATGTCTGCGGCCACCGCTCGACAAACCCGGCCCACAGCGGGTAACGCAAACCCCGCCAGATCGCAGTCACCCGGATCGGGACCAGCGGCACAAGATCCGGCGAATACGGCCCGGCAGTGTTGGTCGGGTCGAACCGGCCGCCCGAGTTGTCGACAATGATCGACGCGGTGCCAGCCTCGAACCTGTCCAACTCGTACTGTCGGGACGCCCGGTTCAACTCCAAGCCGCGGACATAGCGGGAGATGTCCGTCCACGGGACCGCCGACGTACATTCGATGCCAGCGATGACGTGCTGCTCACCTGCGGCGAGCCCCACCCAGCCGACGACCAGGTTCAGCCGGGACGCCCCAGCTGCGGGTGTCGAGGTGATGGTGACGGTTGTCCACCCGGTCGCCGAGTCGGCGAACGTCTCCACATCCTGGTTGGTGGAGGTCGCATTGGCTGCGTCTGCCCACTCGGCGGTCACACCACCGAACCGCGGCGACAGCCCGGCGCGAACCCGCAGGGTGATCGTGTACTCGACGCCGGGGATGATGGTCCCCGCGTCGGTGATCAGTAGCACCCCCGCAGCACCGTCGGTCAGGGCGGTGACCAGCAGGCAGTTACGCCACGGCGCGGGGGCGAAGTTCTGCCCCCACAGCAGGCTGGAGTTACCCGAAGTGCCCCACCGTCCGATCGACCGTGAGAACGTCGCCGAGTCGCCAACGATCGGCGGGTAGGCCAACGGCGACGCCGGATCCAACCCGAATCCAGCCTCGACAACCACCTGGGGCCACAGCGTTGACCCGACAGTGCCGATCCCGCCGCCGCCAACACCCCCACCTCCGCCACCGCCACCACCTCCGCCGCCACCTGTGGGGGCTGCGGGGACGATCTCGAAGACGATCCACGACAGATCCCCGAAGGGCGCCGTGGTCGCGATCTCCATCGTCGTCCCGGCGGACACCGGTGAGGTGTAGGACAAGACGGCGCCGGTCATCGACCCGGTGATCGACGAATAGCGGCTGCCAGGTGAGACGGTGGGTGCGCCGGAGCCCGACAGGTCGGCGTAGATCGCCCACAGTTGGGAGCCGGTGCGGGTGCAGGTCATCGACTGGGCCATGAGCGACGACGGACCCGACGGGGTGCCACCCCCACCGCCGGTACCTGTGCCGGTGGTTGCCTGCGGACCGGCGAGCAGGGTCGGAACGGTGACTCCGGAGAATCCGCCGACGACCGTGTTCCCGGAGATCGTGTTGTTTCCCGAGCCGCCGGACCAGTTACCGGTGATCTGCGCGGGGGCAACGTCTAGATGGTTACCGATGACAGAGTTGTTCTTCGACCGGTTGGCGTCGGCCCGGTCGCCACCCGTCTGATCCATGTAGATGATGACCGAGTTGCCGCCGTTGTTCCAGATGAAGTTGTTCTGCACGGTGTCGTGGTTACTGGACTGGATGGCGATTCCGCATCTGCGGAAGCCGTCAAGGCCGCTGCCGTACGCATTGCCGACGATCAGGTTATTCTTGAAGACGTTGTTTCCGCCGGTTTCGTCGCAGATGCCACCCGAATAGTTCGAGTAGATGATGTTACTATCGTAGACGTTCCCGAACGCCGGATAGTTCCCAGTCCTGTCGGCCAGGTTGATACCGCAGGAGACATCCTGCCAGACACCGTGGCCGCCAATGCCACCGTAAGACCCGCCGTTTCCATTGCCCTTGTGGATCAGATTGCCGATCCACGTGGCACCGGTCTGCAACGCCATTTTGACGTTCGAGTCGTCCGCGCCCGAATCGTAATAATTATTCTGGCCGGGGGTCAGGTTGAAAAAGAACTGGTTGTACCGGATGATCGAGCCCTGCTCGCCGTCACCGATAGCCTTGCCACCGTTGTGATGCAGCGTGCAGTTCTCCAGGATGAAGTTCGGCCCGAGCTGAATGCCAATGTAACAGTTGGTGATCTCGCAGTTGGCCACATGCCAACCGCTGGCGGTCTGGTTCTCCGAGAAACACGAGTCGATCGCACCGCGCTGCGAGGTGTTCGGACCCACATCGCGCAACGTCAGATTGAAAATGCCAATGTTCGTGGTGGCCGAGCTTCCCCGGTGAATCTGAATGTTCGACAGGATCGTTTTACCGGCGCCCTGGCCGTAGAACTGCTGACCTGGGTTAGGAACGATCGTGTAGCCGCCGCTGTAGGTTCCAGCGTCGAGGACGAACACAGTCCCCGCGCCGTGGCTCGACGCGGCCGACGCGATATTCGATCCGAGCGGAATACGCACCGCACCCGACGGGATCGGCAGCGCCGATGGCATGATGACCGAGTTCGGGTAGGCGGTCGTGTCATTGACGTTCGTCGACCCGCCGTAGTAGTTGCCGGTGCTGCTACTTCCGCCGCCCGACGAGCCGCTGGAGCCCGACCCCGAACCGGACGATGGGTTCCCAACACCAGTCACATGCTGCGGGAACGTCGCCGCCAGATCAGCGCCTGTAAACACCAGCACTTGGACAAACTTCGCACGACTGTTATCGGACGCGCCGACAACTGTCACCGTCCGCGGCGCCGCCGCCGTCGCGATCGTCGCCCAAAAATCGACCTCGGCGGTTGTCGACGTCGGCGCCCGCCAATCCCAGCGGGGCCAGTCCAACCTGCCCGAGTCGAACGCGAACGCGCCAACCGTGGTCCCATCGGCGCGGGGCGCCATCGCCGCGAGAATGACGATGACCGACCCGGCGGGGGCCGTGAACGAAGCTGTCGTCGCGTTGCCGGTGGCGACGTAGACCGCGGGCGGGGACGACGGGTCGACAGCGAGAGTCATCACATCTCCCGCTGTCGACGCCGACGTTCAGATCAGACCCCGGCGATACGGGCCAGACCGTTGCTGGGGTTCCGCCGGTTGTACCGGAGGGATTGCTTCTGGGTGGACTTGAAAACCTTCTGGCCGTCGATGACGACATCGGACGCCTGCACCGTCAGGTTGATCGTGATGCCGCCTCCGCCGCCCGACGGCTGCATCCCCACCCAGCCGCCGCCAGCCTTCCCGCCGGCCAGAATCGACTTGGTCTCGTTGGCCGGGTGGATGTAGGCCGGTGCGCCGAACACGGCCAGCTCCGGGCCACGCTCACCGACGAGCACCGCCTGGCCGACGGGCGGGGAACCACCCTCGGCAAACGGGGCAATCTTGTTCAGGGTGCCGACGAACCCGCCGACCGCCTTGGCGACACCACCGATACCTCCGGTGATGGTGCTGATCGCATGACCGATCGAGTCGAAGATCGGTTTGAGGACGCCCCAGATCGTGGTAACTGTGGTCTTGATCCCACCCCAGATCGTGTCCCAGGTGATTTTGAGGGCGCGGAGCGCGGCACCGATCGCCGTGTCAAGCGCCCCGCCAATCGCGTTGAACGTCGGCGACAGGAACGACGTCCACACCGTGGACACGGCAGTGTGGATCGCCCCCCAGATCGTGTTCCACGTGGTCTGCAAAGCACGCAGCCCAAACCCGATCACAGCGTCGAACGCCGAAGCGATCGCATGGAACGTTGGCGACAGGAAACCATTCCAGATCGCGGAGAGGGCTGTTTGAATAGCACCCCACACGGCGTTCCATGTCGCCTGGAGCAGACGCAGCCCGAATCCGATGACCGCGTCGAACGCTGTTGCGATCGCGTGGAACGTGGGCAGCAGCACCGAGTTCCACACAAACGACACGGCGGTGCCAAGCGCCGACCAGATCCCGTTCCAGATCGCCTGAGCTAGGCGAAGGTTACCGATGATGAACGTTTCGACGCCTGAGACAATCGCATGGAAGGCGGGCAGCAGCACCGAGTTCCACACCCAGTTGACTGCGGTTCCGAGCGCATTCCAAACGGTTCGCCAGGCAGTTTCCAGCCAGCGGATCGCCGTTCCAATCGTGCCGGTGACGACCGAGGCAACACCCTTGCCGAACGGTTCGAGCACGTTGTGCCAGAACCAGAGGACCGCCTTGCCGATCGCCCGGTAGGCGATCTCCCAGGCGAGCACCTGCAACCGGATCGGCAGCAGCAGAAGGTTGATCGCCTTCGCGATGGCCTTGAGGATCGGCTCCAGGAAATGCCAGGTGGCGAGCGCTGCTGTTCTGATCGCACCCCACGTGACCCGGGCCGCGGTCGTCAAAGCGCCTGTGACGGCCCGCCAGGCGGTTTCAACCCCACCGACGGTCGCCCGAAATGCTGAGACGAACGGGCGAGCGACGGCCGACAGGAACGAGATTGTCGCCCGCCACGCTGTCGACAGTGCCGATCCGACCGCATGCCAGGCGGTGACGATCCCACCCCACGCCGCCTTGAGGCCGCCGATCATGCCGTTCCAGCCGGCGACGAAAAACCCGGAGACGGCATGCCACGCGGTCACCAGCGCGCCGAGGGTCGCCGACCAGGCGATTTTGAGTGCGTCCCAGACCGCGAGCGCGGCGGTTTTCATCGCACCCCAGACGGTCGACCAGTGCTTGACGAGTTCGTAGATGGCGAAACCGAGCAGCGCCAGAGCCGCGACGATGAGAATCACAATCGCTGTGATCGGTGCGGCGGCGACCTCTGCGCCGACCAAGGCAATCCCGAGCGCAACAACAGCCTCAATCACACCGTAGATCCACATGGCGACGGAAAGTGCCATAAGGGCCGCGAACGCTATGACGATGCCCTTTGTCAGGTTCTGATGGCTCGCGAAAAACTTGGCGATCGCTTCTAGCTTCGGAATCAGCCAGTTGCCAAGCTGGATCATCAGCGCCTTGGCGGACATCTCCAGTTGCTTCAACTGCTGGGAAAACGAGTTCGCCTGCGTGGACGCGAACGCCTTGTTGATGTCGCCGGTCGCGGAGCCGGCAGCCTTGACCTTCTCCGTGTAGACCCCGTAGGCGCCGATCATGTCGGAGATCGAGTTGCCGCCCTTGGTCCCGAACATGCTGGTCAGGGCGATCTGCTTCTTCAGATCGGCTTCCTTGCCCGAGCCGTACAGCTTGTCGAGCGACATCTTGATGTCACCGATAGCCTTCGGCAGGCCGCCTGTCGTAATGTCTTTCGACAGCTTGTCTACGGACAGGCCCATCTCGTTGAAGTATTTCGGTGCCGTCGCCGCGGGATGCAGCAGATACTTCATAGTGTTCGTCATCGCCGTGCCGGCAGCGGCGCCGCGAAGGTTCATGTCACCGAACAGGGCGAGAGACGCCGTCACATCGGTGATCGACAGGCCATAGTTCTTCCAGATCACGACGTTGCCCTTGCCGAAGGCGTCGGACATGTCCTGCATGGACATGTCACCTTCACCGACAGCAGCAACGAGCTGACCGGCCGCCTTGGAAAGGTTTTCCATCCCGGGCAGGCCGGAGACCATCGCCGCGTCGAGGGCGTTGGTTACGTCGACCAGGTTCGCCCCGGAGACCGCGGCGGCCTTACCGGCGATCGTCAGGACATCCATCGCCTTCGGGGCGCTGGTCCCCATCGACTTCGTGGCGGCCTCGACGTGGAGCAGCGCTTCGGCAAGCGAATCCGGGTCTTGGCCGATTTTGCCGGCCAGGGCGAGCACTTGGCCTTTGAGTGCGTTGACCTGCGGCATGGTCATGCCCAACTGGGAGTTGAGCTTGACCATCTCCTTGTCAAAGTCGGCGGCCATTTTGACCGACTCGGCTCCGACGGCGATGAATGCGACGGCGGACGCTTTGCCGAAGGCGGTGACGGCTTTGCCCATGGAGGCGACGGCCTTCTCACGGGACGCGGCAATCTTCGCGTCCGCGGCGGCCTGCGCGGCTACTTGGGCGTCGAGGGCGGCCTTCCACTCGATCGTGCCTACGGTGGCCGCCCGAGTCTGGGCAACCTGCATCGCCAGCGCGTTGCGGTCTGCGGCAACAGCCTGCTTCGCCCATTCGGCGTCCCACGCTGCACCCCACTTCGCGGCACCCTCAGCTCCGGACAGGGCCATAGCGTCGCTGGCGGCTTTAACCGCTGCGGCGCTCGACTCGGCCATCTCCTTGACGGACGCGCCGGCCTCTTTCATGCCAACGGCGAACTCGGCCGCATTGTTGACCAGCTCGATCATGACCGGGGGCAGAAGGCCCCTCACGGGAGACCCCATGGGGACCTCCCGGGACGTTCAGAATCCGAGCGTTCGCCGTATCGCGGTCAGCGCGGCGGTCTGCATTTCGCCGTACGCCGTGTTGTAAGCCGGCTGCACGTAAGGCCGAGGTGGCAGTGTTGTGCGATGGTGCCGCCCGGTGGCCCCACCCAGTTCTTGGATGCGGGCGTAGACGACTGACGGGCCAACGGCCACATATCCGGGGCGGGTTTCGACCATCACGGAGCGGCGAAGGGTGCCGCTGATGACCGCTGGTGGCGCGTCGGGCGGGGATGGGGTGGGTGTGCCTCTGCGATGGGAGTAGATCGACAACTGGCGTTTGATCGACGCCTCGGCTACCGCCGCGCCAGCTTTCGCGCCTGCCATCGCGGCAAGGTCGGCCTTGGCGCCGAGCGCGTTCAGTCCGGCGAGCAACGCCTCCACGTCGACCCGGAGGGCCATCACCATCAGCGCGACCTCGCGTCCATCTCGGCGCGGCGCACATCCCGGTCGTGTTTACGCTGCCGGCCTTCGTCGATCGCTCGCATCATCAGCGGCCAGTCGTCGACCAGCGGCAGCGGAAGCGCATCAACCTGGTCTGGCGTCCACTGCCAGCGTTCCGCGTACCAGGAGTAGAGCTGGGCGTCGTCGATCCAGTCGGGTAGCGGCGCCTGGTTGGGTCGGAGTTCTTCGCCCTCGGCGAGTTGGCTCAGTCGCGCGAGGGCACGGAAGGGGACTGCGGGTCCATGCTCGGCTTGGTGTCCCGCCGTCCGTTGATCTTGTCGAGGACGGGCTTCAACTCGTCTTCCAAGACGTCGATGATGTCCAGGTCGATGGCAGCAAGCGCCTCGTCGTCGAGATCGAGGGGGATCGGAACCGGCTCGCCGCTCTCCGGGTCCTTCAGCGACCAGGCGACGACCCAATGCCGGAGCAACGCATCGAACGACGCGACCGACGCCGCCCCGACATTGGTGACCTTGCCGTCATCGTCGAGTTCCACAACGCTGAACGACGCGACCCGCAGATCATCCCGGTCGCCCTTCGTGACCCGCTTGGGGTTGCGGATCTCGGCCCACTGGCCGGTGCCATAGTCCTCGGTGGCTGGCAGGTCGACGCGCACGGTCTGCGCGCGAGGGTTGTTGGACAAGGGAGTCTCCTGCGGTCTGCGCGGTCGAGCCCACCCCCGGTGCGACCGCCTGCACCGGGGGTGGGAGAACGGGGGATCTACTGGAAAGTCGAACTGGAGATCGCCGACTTGGTGACGATCGTGCAGGCCCCGAAGCCGCCGGAGGCGCCCACGTTGGTCGTGTTCCCGATCGCCGAAAAGTCGGTTTCGACGGTCGTGTAGTCCTGGCCGCGGCCGACCTTCGCACCCCGATAGGACACCGACTGCATGGCAATGTCGATGCCTACCAGCGACGCCCCGCTACCGGCTTCGAAGTTGACCGTCAGGGCCGGGTTGGTGGCGTTCAGATAGCGAAGGAACTCGGTTTCGTCCGCGGCGATGAACGTCAACTTGCCAGTGGCGGCGAGCGGCCCGAGCCACACGGCATAGGGGCCCTGAACGCCGTCAACGGTGTTCAGCACCTTCACGTCGCGTTTGAGCTGCAACTCGCCGGACTGGACGTAGAGAACCGGGCTACCGCCGATCGACGTCACACCCCGCCACGCGGGAAGCGGCGGACTGATACCCGACCACGACGAGGTCGGCTTGGGGATGACACCGGACGGCCAGCCGGTGAGCTTCGCCGACCAAGTCAGCAGAGCTTCCGACGACCAGGTGATCGTCAGTTCGGATACGACGCTTCCCGGGTAGGCACGGGCCTTGTTCGACGAGGCACCGGTCAGACCAGAGAAGTCCGCGATGGTCAGCGATTCGGGCTGGCCGCCGCCGTACACACCAATGTTGTTCTTGATGTTGAAGGTGTGGCTGTACGGGGCCGACCCTCCGGTGACGGCATAGTCGCCGAGCAGGGCGCCGAGAAAATAGCCGATGCTCTCCGGGTACACGTCACCGGAGGTGCTGTACTCCGAATGGATGACACCGGGAATCGCCCCGAACAGGCCCACCTCGGAGCCGCGGTAGCCCATGTCCTCAAGAATGGTCAAGTTGTCGACGGGCTCAAACGTCTTGACCGGGATGTACGCGGTCGGGGCGGCGTTCGCGGCGGTGACGACGACAAGGTTCCCGGCACTGTGCGCTGCGACGGTCGCCGCACAGGTCACCGTGGTCCCCGACACCGACGTATAGGCGACCGTCTCAACGGTTGTGCCACCAGACGTCGGATCGTAGATGGTGAGGTTGCCGGAGTTCGGCCAGTTGGTGGTGTCCGAAACCGACAGCGACGTCGCCGACTGGTTCGCGCTCGCGGTCAGGAACGCCCGGTACTTGTCGAGGGACACGCCTAGGTAGGAGAGATTGGTTGCCTGTGCCGGAGCCGCGCTCACTTCCCACCGCCTTTCTTGGGCGTCGAGGCCGGCTCGACGGCGATGGGAGAGGTATCGGGCGCCGACCAGTGGGGGTCGGGTGGTTCGGGCCAGTCGGCTATCTCGCCGGGCTGAAACCAGCTACCCCGGTCGGAGTAGTAGCGGGCCTGCCCATCGGCCGGGGCGAACGTGAATGCGGGCATGCGAAAACCCCCAGCCGAAAGGCGGGTAGACTATGAAATGATGAATTCGGTGACGGTCGTGATGACGGCGACTTCAACGTGAAGCCGGTTGTCTTTCAGTTCCGGCTCGCCCGGGTTGATTTCAATGTCTTCGCCGGCCTGCCAGATGACGCCGAAGTCTCGACCACCGGTTCCCCAGGTGCGGTCTGCGCGCGCTCGTTCGGCGAGTGCGTCGAGGAATGCGTCGAAGTCATCGATCGCGTCCTCAACACGCGGCTGCCGGGACCGGAAGTAGGTTTCGAGGTAGACCGTGCGGTCGATCCGCTTTTCGCCGGCTGGCGTGATGCCGTTGGTGCCGCCTCCGCCGATCGACTCTCGCTTCTCCAGGTGGTTGACGAGGTGAACCGTGCAGACAGCGCCGGAAACCTGGCCGGGCAGGGGGCAATAGTCGTCGTCCTGTGCCTCACGCGGGCCGCTGGTCCAAAGGGTGCCCAAGAACTTGACGGGGCCATCGCGGTACATCGACGGTCGGGAGGGTTGCGGTCTTCCCCCGAACCAGGCTGCGGTGGCGGCGCGGATTGTGGCCCGAGACATGACGCCTCCGGGCTGGGTTCAGACTGCGATCCGCTTGTACCGGTCGAGGATCATCCGTGCGGCTTTTTGGAAGACGTCCATGTCGGTGCCCACCGACTTGTCTACCGACGGCGCCCCGGTGTCCGACGACCGGCGGATGAGCACCACGGCCATCTGGCCGACCGCGGTCTTGATGTCTTCGGGCATCGCGCCGATGGAGGTACCTGCCGGGTGGGCGTAGGCCGCCGTGCCGACGAGGGGAAGGGTTGCCGGGCCGGTTGTCGGGGTCCACGAGGTGGCGACGCTGACAGCTTCTTCCGAGCCTGGGTGGTGGATGTTGAGCGTCTGGCCGGGTTGGATGCCGGTGGCGTCCTGTATGGCCAGCGTCGTGGCGGCAGCAGCCGAGGCCGCGGTGAGAATCGAGATGGGGAAGCCGGCGATGTAGTCGTACTCAACCCACATCCGCTGGCCCGGTGGAGGTCCGCCGAACTGCAACGGTACCGTTCCACCGCCGCCCGTGAACGGGACGACGATCAGCCCATCCGCGGGCCAGTAGACGGCCGGGGTGGAGTCAGTCATCTGCCCAGGGCTGCCGTAGGCCAACCTGGACAGCGACACTGCGGGTACGGTGCCGGAGGTGTGCCGGGGCGACAGGGTGATGGTGCCGTCGCCCGCGACCCGCACCGACTGCCGCTCCGACAGCACTCGGTGCGCGCCGAGTTGCACAGCGCAGTAGTTGTCGCACCATCTGGACGCCCTCAACAAGATGTTGCCCAGCTCGGCATCGTTCGCTGCCAGCGAGCCGTTGGCGATCAGGTCGTCAACGTTGGTGCCCGTCGGCATCGCCCTGAACTCGGCGATCGTCACATAGGAGCCGGGCCAGCCGAACACCTGCCCGGAATCGGCATACGCACCCGACGGCAGGGCGGTGAACTCGCCGTCGAGGCCGCCGTTCGGTGCGGTTGCCCTGTACCAGTAGGCATACCGGCCCTCGTTCGGCGGCGTGTACACATACTCGTACGAGCCGACGCCCAACCGGGTCAGATCGACCAGGTTGGCGGTGACGGTCGACCCGTCGGGCAGCCTGATCGTCAGCGACAGCGTTTCCGGATCGACCGGCGTACCGCTGACCGGGTCGACAAGCTGGCAGGGCAGACGAACAGCCTGCCCCGCCGCGTAGGGGGTCGTCGACATGACACCCCCACAGGGTCAGATCGTCGGACTGCCGGTGAGGACCACGGCGGGTTCGTCGCCGCCGGCCGGCGCTGTCGCCGCGCTTGGGGTGCCGGTGAGGATTGCTCCGCCGAGCATTCCTCCGTAGTCGCCGCCGCCGTAGCCGACATCCCCGTAGCCGACCGCATCGCCCGGTCCGGATGGGACATCGAGGCCGGTGAGGATCGCAGTCACAATGCGGGCGAGCGCGTCGGAGTCATCGAGCACGACCGTGTCGACGCCGCCGTTGACCGCCGCGTCGATGTGCGCTTGGTCAACTGCCCGCGAGGATTCGGAGGCGGTAACCGTGGCCGACATCGGGCCGAACGTGTCGGCACCTGTAATCCCGTCAACACTGAACGCGGTGACGGCAAGTCCGGTCTGGTCGGCCGCAGAGCCAGCGTCTGTGCTGGCCATACCGACTGCCGGGGTCTGCTCGCCAGCAGCGGCCTGGTCAAGCCCGGCGACGTTGGCGGACAGCGATCCGACCGCCTCCGCCAGCCCACCCTGATCGGGTGTGGCTGCGGTGACGCCGATCGCGACTGCCACACCCCCGTAGGGGTCGACACCGTAGCCGGCCTCGCCGTAGCCGTCGCCGGCCATCAGCGCGGACACGGTGTCAACGTCGGCGACCTGCGCGGACAGGGCTGCGAGGGTGTCGACGGCGACATGGTTGTCACGCGAGGTCAGCGTGACCTGCGGGGCACCCTCAGCGACCGAGGCTGTATCCGTGTCGGACAGGCCGACGAGCGCCACCTCGGCTACCGCACCGCTGTCACTGGCGGTCAGGCTGGCTGCGACTGCCGGGGTTTCGCCCGCAGTCGCCCCATCCCCCCCGGCCACCGTGGCATTCAGCGACACCACCGAGTCGGCCGCGGTGATGCTGTCCATGCCGAACACGGTGGGGGACAGAACAGTCGCATCGGCGGCGGTAGCACTGTCCGAGCTGACCAGCAGGTAGGTCAGCGCACTACTGTCCGCTGCCGTGGCCGCATCAACACCGGCAACACCGATGGTCGGTGTCGCCTCAACGAACGCCGCCGTGTCCGAACTGGCGATCGACGGGGTGAGTGTCGCGCCGTCGATGGCTGTGATGCCATCAACGGCGGCCAGCGAGATGAGGGGAACATCGCCGCCGTAGGAGCCGCCGCCGTAGCCACCTGCGCCGTAGCCATCCCCGGACCCGGTCGCGGCGACCACATCAACATCGGCAACCGAGGCGGTCAACGAAACCAGCACATCGGTAGCGGTGACCGTGTCGCTGTCCGATTTGACAACTGCGGTGGCCGTCGTTTCGGAGGCGGTCGCACTATCCGAACTCGTAGCCGTGCCGGTGACCGCGCCCAAGTCGACGGCCGTACTACTGTCCGAATCGGCCGGCGTGGCCGTGATGGCCGCAGCGTCGGTAGCCGTCGCCGTGTCTGTCGACGTCGGTCCGACGGCAGGGATGCTTCCCGTGTCGGCGGCGCTGCCGGCGTCCACCGAGGTCAGCGAGGCGGCGACCTGGCCAACATCAGCCAACGTCGCGGAATCGACAGGACCAGTCAGGGAGATCGCCGGGGCGGCCTCGCCGAACGTCGCCAGGTCGACGATCGAGGTCAGGCTGATCGCCAGTGCGGCCCCGTCGGCGAGGCTGGCCGTGTCCGAACCGGTGAACGTGGCGGTGAGCGCTGTCAGGTCCGCCGCGGAGGCCGCATCCGACCCGGCCACAGACGCCGACAGGGCGGTGACATCGGCAGCCGTAGCGGTGTCCGCCGAGGACAACACGGTGGTGATGCCCGCGGTTTCAGTACCAGTCGCAGTGTCCGCCGCCGCCGGAGTGACAGCGATCGAGACGGGGCTTCCTATCCCGCCGCCGTAGCCACCCTCGCCGTACAGACCCGCTCCGTAGCCGCCGGAGCTGGCGTCCATCTGCGCCGTGTCCGACGCGGTCACCGTCGCCGTGATGCTGGCGGTCGCTGTGGCGGTCGCACTGTCCGAGGAGAGCAGCGTGACGGTCGCCGTCTCGGTGGCAGTACCACTGTCTGTCGACGTTTTGGCAACCAGCGCCTGCACTGCGGAGGCGACGGTGAACGCCGAGAACACGACGTCGCCGGACGAGTTGTACGTGTCCAGACCGGCCTTGCTGCCGCCCGTGATCGACGAGTCCGTACCCGACCAGATCGCCGACCCGTTTAGATCAACCTCAAGGGCGGTGCCATACACCGAAAGAGTGGTCGTGCAGGGAAACGACGGCGCGGTGAACGCGACCGACGTCAACACGCTGACCGAGCCGGACACGCATTTCAGAACATACATGGTGCCGGTGTCAAAATGAAAATCGGCCGCGTAAAACGACTGGGAACTCAGCAGCGTGCCCGAGTTCGACATGCGGGCGGCGACACCAGCCGACCGGCCCGACGGTGCGGCGTTGACCGTGACCGTGACCGCCATGTCCGCCGACGGCACCGACGTGTTGTCACACCGGGCGTAGGCCACCGCGCTGCCCAGCGTCACCGTCGCAGTGTTACTGCCAGCATTAACCCAGTTGCCGGTGATCTCCGTCCACGACTGGTCGCCGCCAAACGCCGGACTCGCCGACGGAAACGTCTCGGTGTAGTAGGTGGTCACCGACGCCCCCGTCCAGGCTCACCTTCCGCCGGTCAGATCGCCTGCCAAGAGGTCCCATCCCAGACGAACGTGATGCCGGTCGTCGCAGAGGCCGTTGTCGAAAACGACTTTCCGTTCAGCTTGAACACCGCGTTCAGGGTCACCGTCCGGCCGCCAGTGCCGTCCTGCGTGAGCAGCAACGTGAGTTTCTGGCCCACCACCAGGTAGATCCCGGTGCCCGTGTTCGTACCCGTCAGCGCCGGGGCGCCGACCGTCGTGTTCCCGGTCAGCGTCATCGCGTACGTTTCGGACAGGAACGGGTCAGGTGTCCAGCTCGACGAGTAGGATAGGGCGTTGAACCCGCCGCCCTGCACACCCATCTGCACCTTGTTCGACCCGATCACACTTGACGCCTGAAGGGGCGGCATGTTGGTGCTGTTGTCGTTCAACTTGCCGTAGAAGATCAGCTCGACGCGGTTCCCTGTGGCACTTGACGTGATATTCAGCCCGGAGGCCTGATGGTTCAGGTTCGCCGCCCGATCCCAGGTCAGGCCGGTGACCGTACAGTTGCTGCTACCGCCCAGATCCACCCCGGCGAAGGAGCCGACCGGCGTGCCCGTGGACGTGCCGTCCGAGGTGCCATTGTGGCTGTTGCTGTCCGCCTCGATGCCGACCAGCGTCTGTCGGCCGCCGCGCACATAGAAGCCCGCGCGCGCGTTGTCCTGCGCGCAACAGCCGGTGGATTCGCCGCCGTTAAAGTTCCCGGCCGCCGAGCTGCCGCCAATGTTGTAGTAGAGGAATCCGTTGCCGAACCCGTTGGCCAGGCTGTAGGTCAGACCGCCGGTGATGTTGCCTCCGTCCCACGAGTTCGCAGGAGCGGAAACGCTGACCGCCGTGCTCGTCCCGAAACGGTTGGTCATCAACGAGTAGCCCGAATACCAGGCCTTGCAGTTGGACAGCATGTTGTTGCCCTGGACCAGGAACCCGTCCAGCCCGTTGCCGCCCGAATCGCAGTTGGTGTACATGGAGTCGATCGACAGGTTGAAGCCGAAGCCGTTGCAGGTCCACACCTGGATGTTGGCGCCCTGGACGACACCGCGGCCCGTCTGCACGAAGCCGTCGCCAGTGAAGTTCTGAATCAGAACATTGGAGACCTGGTGGCGTGCGTCCGTGTACTCGTAGGAACCCGACGGGGTCGAGTTCTGAAACACTATTCCGCAGTTCCAGTTGCTGCCGGAAACGGAACCCTTGTTGCCCTCCAAGCGCATCTTGTGAACACCACAGGCCTGCGCATCGTTGACGCCCGAGTAGTTCTGGACGTTCATGATCAGGTTTTCGAGAGTGGTCGCCGACGCCCGCAACGTCAACTGGGTGGCGAGCCCAACACCCTCCAGAGTGACCCGTTCCGGCAGGTTGATCTGGCCGGTGATGTAGTTCCCCGCCGGGAAAAACACGGTCCCCGACTGGGCGTAGATCGACACCGGAGCGACCGACGCAACCGCAGTGGCAATCGCATTCGTATCGTCGGTGCTGCCATCACCCTTGGCGCCGAAGTCCTTGACGTTTACGTAGATCCCACGCGGAGGGTAGAAAACATCGCTCACAGTGCGCTCCAGGTGAGGCGACCCAGCCGCAGTGCGCGGGCAGAAGAGGCAAGAGTTCGCAGCCGCGCCGTGTAGCCCAGCGCCGCCGAGCTCGATGGCAGGTTGGTCGTGTGCGTCGCGGCCAACGTCCCGTTGACCCAGAACCGGACCTGCGACACGGCGCTGTTGATCTCAATCAGCAGCTCGTACGCACTGTCCAGCACAATCGCCGACGTCGTGGTTGTGACTGTCGCCGTCGTCCCCGAGCTGGTGACTGTCCGCCAGACCGCCGTCCCGTCAACCCCGGTGTCATATCTGAGCCATGCACCCTGCGCGGTGCTGTACGAGCCGGTCGTCGCCGGACCGGCGTTGCCCGCAATGTCGGCGGAGACGAGACCCACCGCGAGCCGCGTCGAGGTGATCGCCGAAGGGTCGGTACGGATCCGGGCGTAGACGTAGGGCGCCCACCTGGGTTGGATCACCCCGAACGGGGAGATCAGCCCGGCGTCAACCGACGAAGCCGCTGTGGTCGTGTACCGGACCAGCGGCCCTTCCGCCTGGTCGTCGGAGGTCGGCGTGATGTTGACGGTCGCGACGGTTGGTGGCGAGACCCCGTCGAGGATCAGCGTTGTATCGCCGCCCGGTGCGGCAACAGACGCCGTCCGCCGGGTCACAGGGGCCAGCAGCTCATCCTCATGACCGACAGACGAGCGTGCCCGAGGGCGGCCGTTGCGCACCCAGATGACCGAACCCTCGGCAGTGGTGAACGACCCTTCCGCCTGGTGCGACCCGTCCGGGTTACCGGTCGGCGGGGTCGACGAGTTGCCGAGCGCGAGCACGTCCACGCCGCCGGCGGGGTCACCGGCCGCACCCCGGATACCGCCGCCAGCGGTGATGACAGATGCCCGGGTGGTGACTGTCGGCGCGGTACCGATCGCATCGGAGGGCTGCCCCGAATACATGGTCGCTCCGCCGACCTGGCCGACGCCGAAGACCGGGGCGCCGGCATAGTCGCGGGCGAGGATCAGGTTTTTCGTCGACGATTCTCTGCCGCGTACGACCAGCCCGTCATGGGAGGCGTCGGGTAGGAGGAGATTCCAAACGCCTTCGTTGGTGGAGCCGGTGCCACCGAAGTTCCGCTGAACGGTGCCACCGGACGTGTAGCTACCAGAGCCGGTCGTCGATTGGAGAGTGAACTGGGTGGGCGCAACCTTGGTGATCGTCTTGACGCCGTTGACGCCTGTGATGCCGCCGACGTTCGCGATCGTCACCACGTCGCCCGTGCCGTAGCCATGGGATGCGCTGGTGGTGACCGTGACCGTTGTCGTACCGGTCACGTTGGAGATCGTCAGCGGCGCGTCACCGGTTTGGATCGTCCCGTCGGCGAGCAGACCCACCCGGGCCAACAGGTCTGCGGCCTGCTTGACCGCGAGCACCACCGCGGACGTGGAAGCGGCCGTGGTCTGGGTGGCTACAGCGCCGATGTCGGAGGGGGCGATCGCGTCGCCGCCGCCTGTGAGGTGCTGGTCGGCGTGGGTGTTGACCCGGTTGACGATGGTCGTCAGGGCCGTGTTGAGGGTGGTGTCCCAGGCTGCCTGGTCGTGCGTTGGCAGCGTGGGGTTGATAGGTCCAGTCACGGGGGCTGCTCACCCCCGTGACTCGACTAGGTCATGCGGCTAGGAAGCTTCGGACACGTGCGCGGCGGGGACCTTGCAGATCTTCGGTGCGTGCGGGCCACGGAGCCTGTGCTGGTCGGCCGGGCCCGGGTCGCCGGTCTTCTTCCATCGGGCATAGTGCATCCCGCACCATGTTCGGCAGTGAACCGGTTGGTCGCAGCCGGGGACGGTGCAGACCGTCGGACGGCTCGGCCTCGCCGCCCGAGGTGTGCCGTACTTGCGGTGCCACGACCGGTAGTGGTTCTTGCAGCGCCCCTTGGCGTAGGAGGGGAGTTCACATTCGTCGTTCAGGCAGATAGCCTTGGCCACGTCGGGCCACCTCTCGTTGCGGTGTAGGTGGTGCGGCAGACGGCGGGGAGGTGCAACTCTCCGCCGTCACCTATTCTAAAGCCCAGTGTCGCCCTAGTCTCCCACTGTTCGAACAACTGTTCCGTGCGGCGCTGTACACAAAGCGAAACTAGGAGAGCGATATGCTAACTTGTAGCTGCCAACTCGCCGCGCTCGTTTTCGTGCCCAAGGCCACGACTTTTCTATTCAGAAGGCGCCCCCCACTGGACGCATTCGCGAGTCCCCATTCGGCCCATTGAAAATTCCCGACGCCGGTGCCGAACGTCGCCGTCCACGTCGCTGTGGCCGATCCGGAGGAGGTTCCATCGGTGTGGGACACAGTCGCAGCGGCCCGCACCTTGTTGGAGCTGGCCTGGAGATCCGTTTGAGTCGCCGCTTCAGCCGTGGAGCTATCTCCTACAGCCAAGTAGGAGTTGCTCGAATTGAAGTAGGTGAGCGTCTGCCCACTTGTGGCCGTCCCGTTTCCGATCAGGCACTCCCAGATACAGCTCGCCCCGCCGTACATCAGCAAGTTGCCCGCACCCTCAACCACCTCGTACGGGTCGACCGACTGATCGTCACCCCACCGCTTCGTAACCGTCCACGTGCAGCGCCACCGGGCCGGTTCGTGGTCGGCCACGGCCACACCGAGCCGGGCTGTTTCGGCCACACCGGCCGCATCCTTGTGCATGGGGGAGCCCCTTTCAGCGGGCATGGGAAAAGACCCGCATGAGGGCGGGTGGGAACGTTCGGATGTGCTGCCGGTCAGGTCGGCGGAACGGTCATGTTCCGCTCGTCGAGTCGAGCTGGCCGAGCAGCAGCCGGATGAGCGCGGAGCATTCGCGGGTGAGCCGGCCGACCTGGGTGGCTACCTGCGCGGCAGTCGGAGTGCCGATCGCCAGGTAGGTGGCGTTGGCGTCCAGTGCGGCCGACGCCAGTGCGCGCAGGGTGGCCGCGTTGACGTCAGCCAGCGGCGGGCTGGGCCAGGTGTAGCCGCCGGCCTGCGCCGCCGCCAGGGTGAGCAGCTGGGTGCCGGCGGGCGGGGTGTAGGGGCTGGTGCCGTCCCAGGTCACCGGACCGCCCTTGATGGTGAGGTCCGCTGTGTCTACTGACACGACCACGTAGGCCGCCATATCAGCTGCTGGAGATCGCTTGGTTGAGAGCCTGGGCGAACACGTTGTCGAGGGCGTCCTCGGTCTCGTCCGGCAATTCCGACGCAGGCTTGCGCCAAAAAATGTAGGAACCCCAATAGGCCACGGCATCACCCGTGCCGGATTCGAGGAAAACCTGCAACTTGTCCGACATTCCGCTTCCTCACTTCAGATGGAAATTGCAACAACGAGACCGCCGCCGCCCACGCCACCGGCACCCGAGTTGTTGCCGTTCAGCGACGCCCCGCCGCCGCCACTTCCGCCGCCATAACCGCCGACACCTCCCGCGCCGGCTGCCGCAGACGTGGATGATCCGCCGCCGCCACCACCCGATCCGGGAACCGGGACACCTGTACCCGCATTGTTGCCCGGATTTCCCGCGCCACCGGCGGAGCCACCGGTACCGCCCGCGAGGCCGCTCGCAGAGGAAACGGAGCCGCCCGGCCCGCCGCTCGATGTCGCGTCACCACTGGTGATGCCGCCACCAGAGCCGCCGCCGCCGCCGCCGATGCCCACGTTGCCACCAGCGCCACCGCCACCAGTCCCGGATGCGGCCCCGCCGGTAGCGCCACCGAACATGGCCGAGCTGCCGCCAGTGCCCGCGGTACCGGCAGCGTTGGTGCCACCGCCGCCGCCATTACCGCCAGTCGAGGTGCAAAATGAGGTCGATTTGAACGTCGACGCCCCACCAGCGCCACCACTCTGGCCATCGGTGTCATCCGTGGTCCGCGCAGCGCCAGCTGTGCCGCCTGCGCCGACCGTGACCGATTCCGTGGCGCTGAGCGCCGACGCGGGCAGTAGTCGATAGGTCATCGTGCCCGACCCGCCACCGCCGCCACCGCAGCGCACAGTGCCAGCAGCGCCACGCCGACCCGACCCGCCGCCGCCACCCGCACCGATACAGGCGACGTAGACCATCGTCGCCCCCGCCGGCTTGGTCCAGGTGCCCGAGGATGTGAATGTCTGGACATCGGCCGTCGCCGCCCACGCGAGCCCGGTCGACTGCCCGGACGCCGCCTTGAGCAGCTGGCCATCGGTGCCGACACCGAGCCGGGCGAGAGTCGCCGACGCCGTCGCAGCGAGCAGATCCCCCTTCGTGGTGACCGTCGACGCCTGCACCGCGCCCGTGATCCGCGAGTCGTCACCGGCGGCCAACGTCCCCGACGAGGTGCCCACGTTGGCGGAGATCGTCCGGTTCGCCGACAGGTCCCCGCCGCCCGTCAGTCCAGTGCCGGCGCTGACCGTCCGCGAGGCCGGCACTCCGGCATGCACATGGTCATCCCGCGCCGACGCAGTACCAGTGCCGACCGCTCCGGACGCCGCGATGGCCGCTGGCGTGTTGCTGGTGAGCTGCGGGGAGGCATGCACATGGTCCGAGCGGGCCGTATCTGTCGCGGTCCCCACCGTCCCCGACGCAGCCGTAGCTGCCGGGGTACTGGCCGTGAGCTGCGGCGACGCATGGGCATGGTCGGAACGCGACACGGTCGTCGACGTGCCGGCCGCACCGGACGCCGCCGTCGCTGCCGGAGTCGACGACGACAACGCCGACCCCTGAAGAGCAGTGCCCGCCGTCGACCCGTACGAGACCGCCAACGTCCGATCAGCCGAAAGGTCGCCGCCGCCTGTCAGACCTGTCCCCGCGAGCACCTGGCGGGACTGCTGTACGGACGTCGGCCCCGGGGCCGCTTGCTGAGACCCGGTCCCCAACGTCCGGAGCGAAGCCGTACCCGCGTCCTGGTCGGCCGGTAGCGTTGCCGCCAACTGCGTCGGCGTACGCGCGGCCCACGCCCCGCCCGACTCCTGGATCACCGCCGAACCGGACGCGGTCAGACCGGCGATCGTCGTCAGGTCGCTATCCAGCGGCTGCTTTCCGTCCAACGCCGACTGAGTCGCCGTGGAAATGGGCTTGGCCGCGTCGGAAGTGTTGTCAACCGAACCGAGGCCGACATCGCCCTTGACGAGCGTGACCACACCGGTCTTGCCCGCGACGCTCGAAACCGCGCCGGAACCGCCTGACGACCATTGGAGGCCCGTTGACTGGCCGGACGCCGCAGTAAGAACCTGCCCGTCGGTTCCGACAGGCAGCCGGGTCACCGTGTTGTCGGCCGTGGCTACATACAGATCACCCTTTGCGTCGACCGCGGAAAGCTGGACGTAGCGACCATCAAGGCTGCCGACGGTTTTCTGCCCGCCGGAGATCCACCAGTGCCCGGCGCCGTCCGACGTGAGCGTGATGACCTGGTCCTGAAGCTGCACCTGCGTCGACGTCGACGCACTGTTGATGACGTCCGAGCCCGCACGGGCCACTGACACGACAACCGACGCGGCCAGGTTCTTCACCGCGACCATCTGACCAGCCACGTTCGCCGCCGGCAGGGTCACCGTGAACGTGCCGCCCGTCGGATCACACAGGACCAGCTCCCACGGGGCGGCCGTGTAGGCGCTCTCCGTCGCGGTGACCGTGAACCGAGACTGCGCGCCGATCGCGGACGGAGCGATAGGGTCCGCGCCGCCGGTCACATGCTGATCCGCATGGGCGTTCAGCCGGGAGACGACCGTTCCAAGACTGGCGTTAAGGTCCGAGTCCCAGTTTTTCTCCCCATGCGTCGGCCACGTCGGATTGATCGGACCAGGCATCGGAAATCACCCCCCGATGCCTTTCGCGGTCAGCCCAACAGTTCGACGATGCAGTCGGTTTCGGGGTCGAGCAGCACGGAGAAGGTGCGGCCATCCGGCCAGCCGATCCCCGCCGACGTGTAACCCGAATGGGGAAACAGGAAGCCCACGTACTGGCCGGGCAGTGGATTGTCCGGGTCGAACGGAGGCGGCTCGACCGGCACGTCGGGCGCGGTCTCCGGTTCGGGCTCGACAGGTGCCGGGGTCTCCGGGGGAACGTCGACGACCGGTGGTGTGACCTGCGCGGCCCGCGGCGGTGAGGGGCGCGGGCCGGAGGTGCGACGAGTCTGACCGGCCATCTCAGGTCACGATGACCAGGGGGATCTTGCCGGACGCGGTCGAACTGGTGATCGTCGCCGGGGGAGTGCCGTTCAGAGACGACCCGGACGTCTGCGAGATCTGCTTGTTCCCGGTGATGACCGCCTTCGACGCGCCCGCACCCGCCCGCCCGAGTCCGACGAGTGACGGCATCGTCGTACCGTCAGTGATCGACAGGGCGGCGTAGTACACACCCGACGTCGTGACCGTGTACGGGCTCGACATCGCATAGGTGTAGGCCGTCTCCGCCGCCCACACAACAGTGTTCGTCGCATCCGCCGAGTTGGCGAGCAGTGCCGGAGTCGACGCCGTCGAGTAGAGCGCGGCGAACGAATGCGTCGGCCCAGCCGCCGCGGTCGCCCCGGTGACGAACGTCAGGTTCGTGACGACCGCACCCGCGGGAAGCCAGATCGCCGTCGACAGCATCGTGTTCGACGTGAACGCAGCCAGGTCGGTGCCTGCCAGATGCCGCGGCATGTTCTCGAAGTACACACCCGTCGGGCTGCCGTTCAGCGCATACGTCGCCTGGCCGGTGTAGGCCGACGACAGGCCACCCGAGGCGTTGAGCGGTGCGCTGACCGGCAGGAACACCTGTAGTGGCACGTTCGACTCGATGAGGGTCGACCCGTTGTAGATGTCGACCGCGGCGATACCGGAGGTGCAGAACTCGGCGAAACCGTTGCCGTCGGTCGTGAACGACCCTGAGCCGGACAGAGCCGACGTCAGTGTCGGATCGGTGTACAGCGTCGCCGCTGTACTCGTTCCGACGAGCTTCGCGGTCAGCGTCGTGGACCGGGTCGGGTTGACCCCATCGGGCGCGACGATGCGGGCGAACTGGAAGGCGGTGGCCATGTGCGGCTACTCCTCGGTACGGGGGTTGTCGGTGCCGCAGCGGGAACACCTGACAAACAGTGATCGGAAACCGCACCCGCACGGGTAGCCGGAGGTGCGAGGGGCGCCGCCGAGGTTGACCGGAAAGGCGCCCTGGTCGCGGAGCATGCGAAGGTGCCGCGGATTGTCGACGTCGAAGATCCGGCCGTTGTAGGCCGTCTTTCCGTGTTCGGTGCGCACGTCGAGGCCGACGCAGGCACCGTCAGGACTGGCCATGCGCATTGGTCAGCCTCCGTTGGTCGCGTAGGCGTAGGACACGGCCGGGCTGGTGCCGGTCACGGTCAGCCGGACGCCGCCGAGAACCCAGCGGACCGTCGCCCCGGCGGGCAGTACGAATCCGGCGACACAGCCTGGGGCGGTCAGCGTGGCCGCGTTCGACGCGGAAGCGTTGGTGATCGTGACGGCGCCGAGTTCGCCGGGCGCCTGGCCGATGGCCTCCGCGGGAAGCAGCGCACCCGAACTGGTCACCTGCCCGGTGATGAACTTCGGCGCCGACATCAGACAGTCACATCCGCGGCGGTCTGCACGATGCTCGTCAGCGCGGTCACCTGTGCGGCCACATCGGCGGTCAGCACCGGGTAGGAGCAGTGCGACACGTCAAGGTGGACGTTCACGCCGACCTGGGCTGCGGACAGACGCAGAATCGACGTGCACTTCGATGACGACAGGTAGGTGTTGATCTGGTTGAGCACGGCGGCGAAACCGGGGCCGTTGAGGTTGAAGTTGTCGCGGGCGACGAGGGTCAGGGTGACGACGCCGTTCGGGCCGCCGGTCGTTTCGATCTGGAACGGGCTGCCCGTGATCGCGTACATGCGCATGGCGCCCCTCCTTTCTCTGGGGACGCCGACGGCCGCCCGCCGGAGTAGAGGCGAGCGGCCGTCGGGGATGAGAAGGGGAGGGTCAGCTCGTCGGCTGAATGCCGACGATCATCGAGCTGCGGTCCGGGGCGTGCGCGGCCACCGTCGACGTCCAGTAGACCGAGGTGTCATACGACATCTGGGTCACCGGCCAATCTATGCTCATGTAATCCTGCGGGCCGCGGACCTCCCAGCAGTTCGGCACGGTAATGCCCGGCTGGGTGATCGAGTCCTGCAAGATGACCGCGTTGCCCTGCGGCATCCACGGGTGGACCATGATGCCGACCGACTTGCCGGTCGTCTGGTTCACGATGCCGTTGACAACCGCGCCGAGCTTGACGCCCATCAGCTGGTCTTCGGAGATTTCCAGCCGGTAGTTCGACGCCGACTGGCCGCGCAGAGCGTTGGAGATCTGGTTGCGGTCCTGGCCCGCCATCCAGATTTCCTCCGGGTCGGCCTTGGTGTTCGTCCAGGTCTGCGCGAACGCGGCCTGGAATTCGGCACCCGGGCTGGCCGTGGAAAACGGGGCGTTGAGGCGGCCCACGTAGCCGGTGGTGCCGGCGACGCTGTGGATCCACGGGATGACACCGTCGTAGTTGTCCGCGCGGGCGGACACGCCGTCGACGGAGGCCAGGTTGACGGTGCCGCCGGCCTGGATCGGGAACGCGGCGACGGACGCCCCGGAGGTCGGCAGCGCACCCTGAAGCGTCAGCGTGAGCGTCGGAGTGCGACCAGCGGACTGGCCGTTCGGGAACGCCGCGCCGGTGTACAGCCAGCGCGAGGCGTCCCCTGGGTCGGAGGCGCCCGTGGAGACGAACACCTTGTAGCCGGTCGCGCCGGACACGAAGTTCGGGATGGTGATGTCGACGACCTGGCCCGAAGACACGGCAATACCGGCGGACGCGGACGAGGCGGCGGACACGCCGAAGTCGCCCGACTCGGCGACGATCTTGACGTAGACGTTGGTGGTGAAGCCGGTCAGCGCGGTCTCGCCGGTCGCCGCGGTACGCGCCGCGCCGGTCGGGGTGCCCGACGGGGCGGACAGGGTGCCCGAGTAGCCACTGAGGGTGCCGCGGCCGTAGAGCAGAACCCGCTCCTCGGCGAGCATCGACGCGTACAGGGTCGCCTGCCGGGAAAGCTGCCGGGTGTCCTGGAAACCGACCGCGGAGAAGTAGGTCCAGAACGACTGCTCGTCGGAGGCACCCATCTGGACGTACGACAGGTTGGTGTCATCACCCGCGTAGGTGATCTTCGGCGGGCGGTTCAGGTAGTAGCCGTTCGCCGACCCCGGGTTCGCGAAGTTCGTCTGCGTCGGGTCGGTGAAACCCGGATTGAACGCACCCACACCGCCGGTACCGGAACCGGAAATACCGGTGATCCGCTTGTACCGGAACGACGTGCCCTGACCCTGTGTGCGGGGAAACTTGTTCCGCCACGGGGTGAGGATCGGGGCGAGCAGCATCGCCGGGGCGCGCAGGTCGAACGCGACCAGACCGCCGGCGACAGGACTCGTCGGGGTGATGTCCTTCGCGAGGAACTCGGTTCCGAGGGCCTGCGCGGCAGCGGCCTCGATCGCGGCCATCACGTCGGGCGTGACACCCATGTCGGAGTACGCCTTGGTCAGGACGTCCCTCGCCGAACCGCGGGTCGTCTTCGTCAGCGTCCGGGAGGTGATGTCGACCTCGACGTCACCGCGGACGGTGGATGGCGCCGCTTCGACGGCCATCCGATAGTCGGCGGCGGCCTTGACGAGGTCGGCGTCGGAGAGTTGCGCGCCGAACAGCTCGCGCAGCAGCTTCGCGCTCATGGGGTTGCCTCTTTCGGGCATGGAAAAGGCCCGCCACCGTGGGGTGACGGGCCCTGGGAGTTGTCTGGGGTGGGTGGGGATCAGGCGGCGTCGAGCTGTTCGATCTGCCGGTTGATCTCCGCGCGCAGGTCGGGTGCCGCGCCGGGCAGCATGGCCCGCAGCGCCGCCTTACGCATGTCCGCCTCGGCGTTCTTCGCCATCTGGGCGGGGGACACCGGAGGCTGAACTCGCGTCACCGCAGGTCCGCCCGGCCTCGGGGTGCTCTTGAGCAGCGTCTCCACCTCTGCCACCCGATCAACGATCGGGCCCATGGCCTTCGTGAGGACGTCGCCGAGTTGCACGGTGAGGTCGGCGGTCACCTTGTCGGCGACAGCCTTTGTCAGCGTCTCGGTGTCAGTGGTGCTGGCCGCCGCAGGGGCGGGGGTCTCAGAGGCGGCGGCCTTGAGCGCGGTGTTCTTGCGGGCCTTCTTCATCGCCTTCTCCAGCCGGCGGGAAAGCTCGTCCGACAGGCTGGGGGCGGCAGGCGCAGCCGGCTCGGTGGGCTCGGCAGCCTTCTCGACGTCCGGGGTTGCGGCGAGCTGCATCACGGTCGGAGCCGGGGTGGTGTCGCCGCCGGCAGCAGTGTTCTCCGCCATGGCGGCGGCCTCCAATTCGTAGGTCTCGCGCTCCACAAAGCACGTCAGGGTCGCCATGACGCTGACAAGCATGTCCATGTCGGCGACCTCACCGGCGCCGCCGCCGGAGAGGAAGCCCGCAGCCTCGGACTGCACGAGCGCAGCCAAGTCCGCGAGGACGCGCTTGGCGCGGGCGATGTCGTCCAGCTCGTCGTCGACCGACTTGACAATGTCCGGATCGGTGGTCTTCTCGACAGGCTCGGGCTTGGCTGCTGGCTCGTCGGCAGGTGTCTGCTGCTTGGCGAGTTCGGCGAGAACCGCTTTCACGATCGCGTCGACATCAGGCCCGGCGGCCTTGGACGCAGTGGCAGGCTTCGGCTTGTTCGACGGGTGGTCGGCGTCGTCCTCGTCTTCGGTGCCGTCCCCGTCGTCGTCCGCGTCGTCACGGTTGTGCTTGCCGTCGCCGTCAGGGTCCGAACCGCCCTTGCCGCCGTCTTCGGAGGTGAAGGGCTTGGCCTTCCGCTTCTCCAGCGTCTCCGGGTCGGCTGCGTCCGGGTCGTCCGGGTTCACGACGACCAAGGGGGCGGTGAGTTCGTCCACCAGGGCGGCGGTCATCGGACGCACCTGCCCGTCTGCGGTCTTGAGCAGCATCTGCGGGCGGGTGATGATGTCGCCTTCGGCCGTCTTCTCGATGGCGTCGGTGTCCTCTTCGAGGTGCTGGTCTTCGACGACTTCGAGCGTGCCAGCGGCCTTGTTCAGGGTCGCCATCCGAAGAACGGCAGTCGGGAGCGAGGGGCGGTCGACGGCACTTACCTCAGTGACGTCCCCACGGCACACCATTCCGTTCGGGGCGTTGGTGGCCTTGGCCAGACCATAGTTCGCCACGCCGATTGAGAAGCCGGACAGAATGCCATGCTCAATCTTCTTTTCGGCGACCGGGTCAACGATCTTCGCGCGCATGTGCCACGAATGGTCGTCGGTCTCCCAGACCTCGACGGCCTTACCGATCGGCCGCTGGGCCGAGTGACCCTCACGGACGTTCCCACCTGATGGCCCGTGCATGTACGCCGGAATCGCGGATTTGAGCCACGTCGGGTCCATCCGCTGGCCGTCCGAGTCGAGGTCTGGGCCGGTGAACTTGCCCTCGACCCACAGAACGCCATCGGCGTCCCGCTCCTTGCGTAGGAACGGGGTGTAGATGTCCAGCCGCTCAGCGACAGGCATGGTGAGACCACCTCGCGAGGTGAGACCAGCCGCGCGAGGGCTGGGAGAATGAAGGAATGAGCGACGAGACGCCGCGTGAGCCGCGGGTTGTGGTGGTCGAGGTCGACGAGAACGGCTACGGCCGCGTCGACCCGCCGGTCACGGTCAGCGCCGAAGACCCGGTCCAGTTCGCGGTGAGAATGCCCAGCGATCTGGCGTCACGGGTCGCACCCTGCTTGCTGCACGGCCTGTCGATCGGCACGCCCGCCACTGAGGGTGGACAGGATGCGGACCGGCTGATCCCCTACTGGGATCGGACCAACATGGCCATTGATGCGCCTGTCATGCCGCGATCATCCGGCGAGGGTGAGCAGTCCTAGCGCCGTCTCACACCGCAGAACGGTCCGGCCCAGCCCGGTCAGCCGCTGGTAGTCGACCGGTTCGGCGTTGAGCACGTCCAGGGCGTGGTCGAGCAGTACATCGGCCAGCAGTGCGGCGTGGGGCGACGGGTCGCAGAGCAGGGCCAGGCGGATGGCGTGGACACGGGCGGCAAGGTCATCCGGATCAGCCCGCATCGCCATCCCCATCGCTCGTGGTCTGGGTGTGCATGGCCTCGTGGAACTGGGCCAGCCGCAGGTAGACGTCTCGTTCCTGTTTCCACCCGTCGGAGAGGAACGCGCGGGCGGGCACCGACTCATCTCCGAGCCGCATGGCTGCCTCAAGACGGTGCTGTCCGTCGACCGAAAGGAGAGATCCGCTCTTGCGTACGCCGATCAGTACCGGGTGGGCTTCGCGGGCCTCCGGGTTGTTCATCAGCGCGAGAACCTTCTCTTCCGACCTCGGACGCTGATAGTGGACCCGGTCGACCTGGACAAGTTGGGGGTCGACGTCGATCGAGGTCAGTTCGTCGTCAAGGCCGAGGTCTTCGGCGGTGTAGGGCCGATGGGCGGGCTGGTCGGCCACTACAACCCCCCCGGGCCGTTGCGGCGGTCGAGGCGCAACAGCCGCTCCCGGAGATCGTCGCCTATGGCGTCTAGGCGTTCGGTTTCTGCCCGCACCAGGTCGTTGAGCTTCGTGTGCAGGATGTGGATCTGGTTCTCGTGGTAGTCGTGCCGGCGGTGCAGCCGTTCGAGATGCACCCGCGTCCGCCAGACTGCGACCGCAGCGGCGGGGGTGGCCCAGAGCAGCGAGGCGATCAGGTTGGTCAGCACCGAGCCGTTCGGGAATCCCATGAGAAGCCACAGGGTGTGCATGGCTACCCCTTGCCCGCGGCCTTGTTGCCGTGTTTCCGGCGCTGTCCGGGATCGGGTGGGAGTTCGGTGATCTGTTCGGCGAGGTCGTCTTCGGACAGGTCGTCGGTCTCGGGAACTGTGCCGGGGGTTTGCCGTTCGGCTCGTTGCTGGGCTGCGAGTGCGGCCAGGGCGGCAGCGGTAGCGAGAGGGGAGGCCGACGGTGCGACCTCACGGGTAGAGCCTGCGGTCGGATGGGCAGGTACGTCAGGGATGGTGGGCAGCAGCGGGTTGGTGTCCGATGCGGCCGGCGCGTCGGTGGGGAGAATCAGCTCAGGCAGTACACAGCATCGGCAGCGACCGTGCTGTGGTGGGCCGTCGTCGCCTGTCGGGAACGGAGCGTCGAGGGGGATCGGCCCGGCCGCTTCGTTGTCGTTGCATGGGTCACAGACCATGTCGTCCGACGATGTGAGCCAGCTTTTGCCTTCGATGCCCGCATCGGCGTAGCTCGCGAGGCTGGCGGCGGTCATGGCCCGGTTCATCTCGGTTGTGGCGACCAGCTCCGCCCAGCGGGAGTCGTCCAACACGCCTTGCAGGACCTGCGCGAGCTGGTCTACCGAGTCGCCGCGGGCTACCGCATCGGCCACAGCGGAGGCGAGACGGTCCAACCGGTGGTCTTCGATGGAGGCGAGCAGCGAGCCGCGTTGTGCTGCCCGGTCGGACCAGCCGGGGTTGCGGCCGACGGCGGTGGCGATCAGCTCGTCCAACTTGGATGCTTGACGGGCAGCGGGGATGGAGCCCGGGGTCCACGCATCCCAGTTGATCGAGGCATCTACGACCGGTGTGGCCACAGGTCACCCACCAAGGTCACATGATCGAGCCTGTTCCCGCAGGTAGAATGGTGACGTGGCCGACGATCGGCGCAAGCGGCGCAACCTCGAACGCGCATTGCGAACGACCAGTGGCAGATGCTGGAGCTGCGGCGCCCGCCTATCCATCAACGGCCTCACGTCCGGCACGGTTGCCGCTGTCGCCGAACTCATCACACCACCGAGCGCAGGTGGCACCTACCAAGCCCTCAACATCCGGCCAAGTTGTGCGCCATGCAACCAAGCGCGCGCCACCCGCGTTGAAGCCGGGACCGCGACCGTCCACATGCCCACGTCGAACTCAAACCGAATTCTGGCGTGGATCTTGGAGCGCGACGGGCCGGCCTGCTGCCACTGTGGAGTTCCGCTGTCGATCGAGGGTACTGCGCCGGGAACCGCCGCCGCCACCTTCGAACATGTACGCCCCGCCAGCAGAAAAGGTGCGCGCGTACTTCCCAATGGTCGTGCGGCCTGTCAGCCATGCAATAGCGCTCGCGGGTCGACAATCGGGATTCTCGACGGGGACCACAGGCATGTGTACACGTCCCACGAGGATGGCGCTGAATGTGTGTTCTGCGGTAGGCCGATGTCCAGCAGGTCGCAGTATCGACATCGACAGGAGGGTTGCCGATGCGAGGATCGCGCCCGGATGCTCGTGGAGGACCCGGAGGCCCTTTTGGCGCTGGCTTTCCCGCCGGACCGCTACCCCCTTCCGCGTTGAGGAAGGGGGTAGCCAGGTTGTGCGTGCTGGCGTCGTGGCCGCCTCAAGGTCGCGACGCCAGCACGGTCTCAGAGGGTCAGGTGCCGACCTTCTCAACGTGCTCGGACGGCGCATGGTTGTCATGCCAGTAGAACTCACCGCCCGGACCGACGGGTCGATGCTGACCGCAGGCCACGCAGTAGGTCGACCCGTAGAACACAGGATCGCGCGCATAAGTCTCGGCGATCGCGACACCCATTGTGGTTGTCGTCCCGCAGGTCTCATGCCAGTAGGTGCGCCGGACCGGTCGGACGAACCCTCGGGCGCGTTCTTCGTCGCTCAGCACAAGGTAGACGGGCGCCTGCGGCTCGGGCTCCGAGTCAGCCGGGTCGGCACCGTGGGTGAGCCGTGGATCGCTTGGGTCGGACGTTGTGGTCATCAGGCCCTCCTCATCGACGGATGGGAACCAGCCAGTCGCCATCGCTGAGACTGACCGAACCGTCCGAACGCTGGTTGCAGGTCGCACAAGGCTGGCCCGCGCCACCACAGCCGCAGCAGCGATGGGACGGATCGGAACCGTCACGGACGACCGGCTGGCAGCAGTAGCCAGCCCACGGCTTGTCGGGATGTCTCTCGCAGACCCATTCGAGCCCGTCACAGGTGGGGCAGGGCCCTACGCGGGTATCCATCGGCCCTCCCGCACGAACCCATGATCGCCGCAGGCCGTACATAGCACCGACGGCGAGATGGTGGATGGCTGCTCGGACTCCAGCGTCCACCCTGCAGGTTCGCCGAAGTAGATCCAGCCATACCGGCAGGGCTCGCCGTCTCTGCCCGGGTGGTCGATCTGCGCGCCGTGTAGCTCACCGTCGATCCGCCGATAGGTGAGCGTGTGACCGTGGCCCAGGTCAATCATCGGCACAGTAGCCACAGACTGCTGACACCGTGCCGAACATGGTGGATGCGAAGCGCCATCCGACAGCCTCCAACGCGCGCCGGCCGTCAACCTCCGAAGCGATTGGGCCGAACTTGGCTGCGTCCTCGTCGTCGCCACACAGGTCACAGGTTGCGCGGACATCAAGGTGGACGTCGAGCGTCATCTCCCAGCGCCCCCTTCAGAAGATGCTGCGCCCACCGCGCGGGGCTCCGGGTGCTTCCCGCATGAGCCGGTCGAGGTCGCGCAGTTCACGTTTCCGACCGGAGTCGTCAGGCTTCGCGGTCTTGAACTGGGGTGTCGGCCGGTGGTGGAGCGGCACGGCGACTGTCGGTGGCACTGACGGTTTCACCCGCACCACTGCGTCCTCTGCCGCTACCTCGCCCGCTTTCCACCCTGCCCGGTAGACCTCGGTCAGCGCCGGGCCGAGCACACCCTTACGGGCATGCTGGCCGAGGATCATCCGTATCTCAGCCCGCAGAATCGTCGGGTCGGTGGTCGTCCCCGACGGCCAGCGGGACGCGAGGATCCCCGCCACTGCTTCGGCATCAATAAGCCGGTTCGCAGCCTGGGAGACGTGCCCCGCCATCCGTGGCCCTAGCTGGTCGTGGGCTTGGAAGCCCAGCCATGCCGCCCGCTCCCGTTGCCGGTTGCGGGCTTTCGGCTCGCCCCCCGCCACCACCCGCCTTGCGGAGTTCGGCGGCGGTCGCCTTCGCGAGGCTTGCGGCGTCGGCGGGGGAGTCGTCCAACACCATGTGGTTGAGCGTCCGGGCCGTGTCGTCGTCCACCGTCGTGAAGGTGAACGGCCGGGCGGGTGTCTTCCCAGTCTTGGCGAGCCTTGCCGCCCAGGTGGCGAACGCGGACAGTTCGGCGGCACTGGCGGACTTCTCCGCACCCTTCACGGGCTTCTGTGTGTCGCCAGACTTCGCGTTGCCCTTGGCCGGGGGCTTCGAGCCAGCATCCGGGCTGCCCTCGTCGGGGGTCTGCTCGTCGCCGTCCTCCCGCTCGCTGGCGGGAGTGTTCAGTGGCTTCCCGGAGGGCAGGTTGCCTGCTTGCAGGTTCTGCTTCGCCGCTTCCGCACCGGCCTTGACCGCCTCACCCTGGGCTTCCTGCTGCTCCTGCAAGCCGCGGATGAACTGGGGGCCCATCCTCGACAGGATGTAGGGTTCGTCGGCTTCGGGCATGTCGGCGTAGGGGGCCATGCCCATTTCGTCGCGGGCTTCGTTCAGCGTCATCCGGCCCGACTCGACACGGGCCAGCAGGACGGCGTCGGCGGCGGCCTCGTCTTCCTCTTCCAGGCCAAGGAACCGGAACTCGATCGCCGGGTCGAGGCCGAGGTACCGGCGGTTGACCATGTTGAAGATGCCGGACAGCCACTTCGCCCACGGCAGGATCATCTTCCGGTACTGGATGTTCTCCTGACCCTCATGGTAGCTCGCCCCACCCAGTCCGCCGGTTTCGATGAACCCGATCTCCGCCGGGGTAACCTGGAACGACGCACAGATCAACTTGACGATGTAGGTGTCATACTCGGGCTTGTACAGTTCCGAGTTGTCGGCGAACTTCGCGAGCTTCCCACCTGGCAGGCCGATCTGAATCCGCTGCCGCTCGGCAAGATCCCCGGCAAGCTGGGTGTTGATCGACCGCCGCCAGCGTTGCATCTCGTCCGGTGTCATCCGGACGCTCTCCGGCAACTCCATCAGCGCCAGGGGCAGCGCGTTCGAGTCGAACTGGCGGGTCATCCACTCGGCGCGCTTCATCCACAGATTGATCCGCACCAGGGCGTTCTCCACCGGGCCGAAGCCGTAAGGGGACGACACCCGCTTGTTCCGCACCGAGTAGATCAGCTCGTCGGCTGACCTGCCACCATCAACCGTGCCATCCTTGCCGATGGGTGCGGTGAACTCGCCGCGGGGGAAGCCATACAGGATCTCTTGGAACGCAGGGTCCGGAGGCTTCGGCCTACGCCCACGATGATCCAACAGCGGCTTGACAACGTCACCTGACATGTTCCACAGCGCGTAGAGATCATTGCCGTAGGTCAGATTCGCGTGCAGTGGCCAGGCGTCAAGGACCAGCACCTCTTCGAGGCCCACCCACAGCCAGTCGGCGAACTCCAAACCCTCGTCACGGTCCGGGGTCTGCCAGAAGTCCATCGCCTTGGCGATCTGCGGGGCCAGCTTCTCGCGAAGCTTCTGCTTCGCCTCCGTCTGCCGCAGACCTTCCAGTTCGGCCGCCGCGGCGATCGCCTTTTCGGAGACGACGATCGACCAGTCCAAACCGCAGACCTCGGTGCGGATCACCCGCATGCAGTCCTGGACAATGTCCGTCCGCGCTGCGGCCCGTAGCGTGTCGAACGGGATGAGCCTGTGTTCGCCGCCGGGGATGTTCCAGCCGACCGGATATTCCCAGGCCCTCGGATCGCTGCGACCATCCGGCCGCACCGGGTCGATGCCGTACGGCGGCAGGGGGGTCAGCGGGCCGAACGGCACCGTGTACGGCAACTCACGGGGAAGCGGCTCATACGAGCCGACCGGCATCCCGGACTGCATCGTCGCAAGGGCGTTGGCCTGCGCGGACATGTCCCGGGTCTGCGCACCAGCCGCACGGGCGCCGGCCGCATAGCTGGCCTTGTCGAGGCGGCGGCGCTGCTGGGCGCGGCGACGGCTACGGGAGGACATCGGCCCTCCGCGGCGTTCAGGTCAGTTCCGGGCCTGCTCGGCTATCTCACGCCAGCGTCGGGCGTTCTCGGCAAGGGCGGCTGTCAGTGCATCCCGCAGCCGGGCGGCGTCCTGTTCGGACAGCTCGACGTACACCTCTGGGTCGGCGGCGGTATCCACGGTGGCGATCCGCACCGCATAGCCGGACGGTTCCGCGGCTGGGTGCATCCCGGTGCGGGCCACGTCGAGTTCGCGGCCGTCACAGTCGCGGATCGGCTCTGGCAGGTCGAGGGAACTCCAGATGCTCACAGCGGCCTCCGCCAACCCTCCTGTGAGGTCTGGCCGGGGAACAGGTCGTCGATGCCCAACGGGGCTGGTGTCTCGTCGGGCGGAAGCTGGGGCTGTGACCCGGCGGCGTCCTCTTTGGCGAAGACGTGGTTCATGTAGAACTGCATCCCACCGATGTCGGCAAGATCAGTTATCGCCCAGACGCAGTTGTGGACCAGCACACCGTTCGCCACGAACTCGTGGACGTCGGCGACCTGTAGGTCATACACGTCCCGCAGCTCGGGCTCGGCGTAGAGCTGCACCACACGTCCGGCCGCAGGTCTCGGGCTTGACCCGGTACTTGTTCTGCCAGAACTCTGTTCCGCAGAGAGGACACGGCACGCGGACCTTGTAGGTGTTGGCGTCTCGGTGATCTTTTTCGATGCACTGTTTCGAGCAGTGCTTGGCTCCCCGGGGGTTGCGGCTGAGGAACTTCGTGCCGCAAGTGACACAGGTGTACTCGACGTGCTCACGGTCTTCCCAAGTCCGGGCGCCGTGTTCCCGGTGCCACGCTCGCCCCTCGTCGCTTCGGTGCCACTCGGAAGCCAAATGCCGGACATCGGCGAGATGAGCCTGTTGTCTTGGCCCTCGGTTCCGCTCCAAGACCTCGTCGGCGTGTTCGGCGAAGTGCTCCGGCGGACTGAGCGCGACAAGGTTCGAGGGGTCGTTGTTGAACGGGTCGTCGTCCTTGTGGTGGACGTGGTAGCCGTCGGGAATTGGACCGTGATGGCGCTTGTAGATCTCACGGTGGTACTGCTCAAGGCCGGAGCCACGAGGAGGCGAGTAGTAGACCCGGTTGGCGCGCTGCCGGCCTTTCGGGTTCCGGGTATAACGCACGCCGTCGAGGTAGACGGAGATAGGCGATTCCATACCACGATTGTATCTGCCCAAACCAGAGAATCGAGACGAGCCCATCCGCGATTCTCGGTCCAGACAAGGTGATCGGGAGTACCCGTAATCCGTCGCCCGTCAGCCGTAACTGCGGTCATCACCCGGGCTTCGCGGCGCGTACAGCGCGTCGCTTCGACCAGACGCCATCCCGCGCGGGTCCACACCAGTTCGCCCGGCTGGACATCTTCAATCGGGACGTCACCCCGACGCGCGAGAACCGTGGTACCCGCGATCAGGCAGGCGTCGAGCCTGTTCGGCGACCAGTCCGCGTCCGGCGTCCACGAGATCATCTCGTCCTCAAGGTCAGGTAGCCCGCCGACATGGTGCGCCCGGCCCTGCTCGTAGATCGCCGAGATCGGTTCGGCGCGGATCTTCTTACCGCGGCTGGCCGTGACCTTCGTGTAAGCCACGTTGTGATCCACATGGCGGATCGTCGACTCGACCATGTCCGCCCCGAAGTTGACCTCGGCGACGATCCTGTCCGCCTTGTACCGGTGGTAGGCGTCGACCGCGGCCCGAGCCCAACCATCCGGGCTCGCCTTCAACGTCAGGTCTTCCAACACCCAGAAGTGCTCCTGCGCGTCGACACCGGCTACGACGATGCCCGTGTGGTCCGACTCGTCGTTGGCCGTACCTGCCGGGTCGATCGCGACCACGATCCGGACCAGAGTGGGTAGGTCTGTGAGCGCACGACGGTGCTCGTCGATGTTGCCCCGGGTCCACAGGGCGCCCGGGTTGTCGTCCAGGTATTCGCCGTACAGCTCCTGGCGGCCAAGACGGGTGCCCTCGTAGCGCTTGCGCAGTTCCGACAGGGCGGCAGCGGACAGGTTCGCCGCGTTGTCGAATGTCGAGCCGCGGGTGACGACTACCGAGCCGTCATCGCGGCCCATCCAGTCCTTGAGCAGGATCGATGGCTTCGGTGTGGTCGTGACGATGACCTGCGGGCGGCCGATGCGTAGCGCCGGGGCTAGGCCCTCAGTCCAGGACGCGCGGGCGTAACGCCACTTGGCAATTTCATCGAACCAACCGCCGGACAGGTTCAGGCCACGGCCTACGTCGGCGTCATCCGCACCCAGCATGTGGATGATCTGGCCTGTGCTCAGCCTGATCTGCCAGAGCGACCGGTTATACACGTAGTCGACGTGGCGGTTGTTGAGCACGGTGCGAACACCGGCCGGACCTTCGACGCAGACCAGCCGAGCGTCGGAGAACGTTTCGGCGACGATCGCCCATTCGGTGGGAGAGCCGTCGGGAGCGGTTGGGGTGTCGAGGACGCGCTGAACCAGCGTCTCGGCACCCGTTCGACTTTTCCCCAACCACGTCCCGCCAGGATCAGCCAGACGAGCCAGTCGCCGTCAGGTGCCCGCTGGGCGGTCCGTGCATGCTTCCACGTAAACGTGCCGTGGGGTTCGCCGTCACAGTCGTCGAGGCCGCACGCCCACGGCTTGTCTGCCGTAACGGTGACGGCTTCGAGTTGCTGGCGCAGTTCGAGCTCCCGCCGAAGGAGGGCGAGGCGTCGTTCAGCTAGGGTCGCCGGTTTCGGCAAGGTCGCGGTGGACAAGGCGGCGCTCCAACTCGGCGATCTCCGCTTCGATCTGGCCGACGGTTCGGACCTCAACCTTGGTCGGGGCGTCAAGGCCGAGGAGCTTCGCCCGACGGTCTTGGATCTTCAACAGCCGGTCGATGGCGGCGAGGATGGGTGCGTCGTCTTCCAACGGTTTGCCGTCGTGCCAGATGACGCCGTCTTTCTGGACGGTGTAGTGCTTGGCTTCGAGTACCTGCATGCCGGCCTGGTAAAGCCGGTCGAGGCGTTCGAGTTCGAGGGCGCGTAGTTCGTCGGCGGTTTCGCGGACGTCGGCGGCGATGATCCGCTGGACGGCGCGGTAGGCGACGCCGCGGTTCGGGTAGCGGAGTTCGGTGGCGATCTGCTCGTAGGTCTTGCCTGCGATCCGCATGCGGGCGGCGTCGGCGTCCCGGGCGGCGGTGGCAGGGTTGTTGCGGGCGCGGGGCGGCATGTGTCACTCCCCGCGTTTCTGAAACGCGCCTAGTCATCGGCTTGCGTTTGGCTTACACTTGTCTTTCATGGGACGTAAACGTGCTGGTCAGCGGGTCGGGTCGTCGTCGTGGCCCGGGTAGCGCGGGTATCCGTCACGTTCCGGATGGCGCCGACGGCACGGGACCGGTTCGACCGGATCGCCGAGGTGACTACTGTCGACCGTTCGGACGTGATCCGCGACGCGCTCGGCCAGTGGCTCGGGCAGCGCGACAAGGACTGCGCCTACAAGCACAAAGGCCCGATCGTCGACGGTGCCTGTGGGCACTGTGGGAAGGAGTTGGGATGACCGCGACCAGACGACCAGTCTCACCCGTCGGTGTTGCCGAGGTGAAGGCCCTTGAGACCAGCAACCCGCGGTTGCAGTGCATGAGCCTCGGGCCGCCGCTCGGGCTGACCGGCATGGCCGGGGTGTACTGCCAGTCCCGTTCAACCAGCACGGCCACGACTACGTCATTGACTGGGATGACGACAGCGCCGAGGGGGAGAAGTGAACAGCCCGCCGGAGACCAAGCTCGACGTTGACCAGCTCCGCGTCCTCGCCGCCGTGGACCGGGGCTGGGTGGATTACCTGCCTGAGTACACGATCGGTTGGGGCAGCCGGCAGAGGACCATCATCGAGACCTACGAGATCAACAGTAGCGCCGGGGTGCTTCGCAAAGACGGTCAGACGTTCATGCGCGGCGAGCAGAAGACCGTGCGTGGCCGGGCGCTTCGCCGTCTCGGGTTCATCGAGATCGGCGACTCGGATGGCCGTCGCAAGCCGGTGACGGTCACCGAGAAGGGTCGACAGTACCTTGCGAAGGACCCGAGGTCGACGACCGTTCTCGACGCGGAATCAGCCAGTTCCCGCCACCGAGGCTGACAGAACCGTGATCAGCGTGACGACGTACACGCAGGGACTGAGCCTCAGCCGTTCCGGTGGTCTTCGAGGTCGTCGCAGGTCAGTAGCGTCGACTCGTGGGGACAGGAACGCCCGGGGCGGCCTCGGTGTGGAGCCGGTGTCCGAGGTCGTGGCCGCAGACGCAGTTCCCCGCACCTGAGTGGACGTCTCGGGCGTAGACGTGCGGACGTCCGTACTGGCCCTTGAACGGGCCGACGGTGCCCTCGAAGCCGGGAACGTCGACAGTTGCGGCGGCAGCGAGGCTCATCCCTGATCTTCCCTTGCTGTAGCAGTCGGGCCTTGCAGGAACGCGGTCAGCTTCCCGGTTGCGACGTCTTCGTCGAGGTCGTCGAGGTTGACCAGTAGCCCTGACCACGTCTCGGCAGGGTCGGAAGCACTAGAGGGGAGTTCCCTCCACTGGTCGGAGGGCCCCATGTCGCCGTGCTGACCGGTGTAGCCGTCGAACCGCCACTGCCGGCCGCAGATGTCGCACTGCCAGACCGAGTTCCGGTCGAACGCGGTTCCTTTGCCCGAGTCAGGCTTCTTGCACGCACGCGCAGTGTGAGCAGGCAGGTTGTTCTTGGTGATCCACGGCATGTCAGACCCCCACGCCTAGTAGCACTGCCAACGGGCGCCGCAGTCGCAGCGCATCCCAGACCAGCGGACCTTCAGCCGGCGGGAACAGCCCTTGGCGTGCTTTCGGTGCCCATTGGGGAGCCGTTCGCCAACCCGGTCCACCACGGACACCGTATTGGGGTCACGCTCATCGACGATGACCTGATACCGAGCTTCTTCCACCTGCCCATTCTACCGCGTTTCCGCTGGTAGGGTGGTGTGTAGGTGCCGCCCATCCGACCGGGTGATCGCGACGAACAAACCCATCGGGCGGCGCCCCTCAAGCGGAACCGCGATGGTTCCTTGGGGCGGGAGGCGAGGGAACCACCGGGCGTCGCGCCGTAGCCGCGACACCCCCGTAAGGGGCTGACATCTCGGCCCGGCCTCCCGCCCAACCTACCCGGTGCGCGGTGAAAGCCCATTCACTGCGATCATGGATCGCATGAACGTTTCAGTTGATGTAGATGTGGGGGCGATTGTCGACGCCCGGGTAGCAGCCCGGATTGAACGGGTCCGCCGGCGGCGTGCAGCGCTAGCCGCCTTCCAGAAAGCGCACGTTCAGCGCCGCGAGTACGGCAACCGTGCGCGCCATGCGGCGAAACTCGCCCGTCAGGCAGACGGGTGAACCTCAACCGCCGGTTCGGTCGCCACCACGGCGTGCATGGCCCCGCAGGGTTCCGCGTCCCACGGCTGGTCACACTGGCCACAGACGGGGCGGGAACGGGCTGTACGAAGCGCCTCAGCCCACGCCGCGGCGAACGAGCCAAGCTCGGCAGTCTCAGTCACGCCGCCTCCCATTCGTCGTCGTAGCTGGCACTGGGGGCGCGATGCCTGAGCGGTTCGAGGTCTGCGAAACGCCACAGCAACGGGCGGTGTCCGGTGGTGAGCTGGGCCGCAGGCTGGATGCCGTGCCGGGCCAACAGTTTCCGGGTCGCCATGTAGTCGCGTTGGGGGTTGTGGCGGAAGAAGGTGCAGGCGTCGCGCAACAGCAAGAAGCCCGGAGGTGGCATCGGCAACCTCCGGGCACACTTCTGGACGCATCTCCGATCCTATACATCTCGGCGGCGGGGTCAACAGCGGGGTCCGCACAACACGTCGTGTCGGGGTGGCCGGACTCGAACCGGCGACCGGGCCGCCTGCCACACGTCGACCATCTCGCGCGCGCTCCAGTCGACGTCGGGATTCGAACCCTGGCGCTCCACCCAGCCTTTGCCTTTCACCCCATGTCCGATTCTGCCAGCCAGATCTCCGCCTTGTGATGCTCACAGTCGCAGCGAGTGTCGCAGGTCCGCCACCATGCCTGGCCGAAGTGTCGTTGACCAGTCGGGTAGTAGCGCCACTCGTAGCAGTCCAGGCAGGTTCCGTCGTCGGGCGGGAGGATGCCGCGCTCGCGCTCCACAGCGGTCTCGTTCCGCTCGACCGCTCGGGCGGCCATCCGGGCTTCCCAGGTGTCAGGCATCCTCGCCGGTCTCCCCGTGGATCGCATCCCACATACCCATGACGACGTCCCACCGCCGCTCGATCGTGCCGGGAACATGCTGCGGGTTCGAGCAGCGCCAGTCGACGTACGGAACACCGTCCTCGCCAACCCCAGTGAACGACTCCCGGGGGGCACCGCAGCCCACGCAGAAGCCGTACAGGGTGATGTTCCGCCAGTCGGCGGCGGTCCAGGTCGACCGGTCGGCGCTAGCCACAACCAACCTCCCGCCGGCAGCGTGAACACAGATGCCGCGCCCGCCGTCGCACCATCACCGCCTTGTCGTCGAACTGTGCGCCGCACACGGTGACCACGGGGCCGCTGGGAATCGTGTTCCAGCCGGCCGGTTCGGGTGGCGGGTCGGCGATCAGGCTGAGGTGTAGCTGCTGTTCGAGACGGCCGCGGAGCACGGCCCGAAGCTGGTCAGGCATCGTCGCCCAGCAGCCCGGCGAGCTTTCCGTGGGCCTCGGCTATCCAGTCGCGCCTGTACCAAGCGGTCGAGTAGGGCTCCAGGGTGCCGTCGTCGAGCGCTTCGGGATCGGTCGCGGCAGCCAGTTCCTTCGCCGCAGCTTCGATGGCCAGTAGCCGGCCGATCGGACCGTACTCGACTCCGACCTTGTGGCCGCCACCCGTACAGGGACTGTCATCGTCGTCGGGCACTATCAGGTCGTCGTAGTGGTCGACAGCGAACCAGTCGCCGCAGTGCTCGCACCAGTGGCGGTCGTCGACTGTCATGGCCGACCTGGGATCGCCGAGACGAGAAACGACTTCACTCCACCCGCGCCCACCAGCCGCCGGCCGCCTGACAGATGTAGCGGCCCCTCATACTCGCCTGGCGGCAGGTAGACGGTCACACCCTCTGGGGTGCTGTCGACGAACTCTTGGAGCGACATGCCGGGGCGGATGACGGCCGGCGTCTCGGTGAACCGCGGTCGCGTCGATCGCGGTTGGCCGGCTCCAGCCCACATTGCAGTGGTCCAGTCGAGCACCTCGGCGCGGGTGTGTTCGTAGAGCTGGCGCAGGTCGTCAGTCATCGTGGGTATCCCTTCGCTGCTCTCGGCGCCACGCCTAGCCCTCCCGACGTCGGGTTACACGGCAGGCCATCCTGCCCCACTGGCGGGCGTTGCGCTTCCCATGATGGGTGCCGTGGTTCGGGACGCCCGGGGGAGTCTCGCCATATGGGTCGAACATCGACTGGTGGGAGCGGGACAGCATCGGACCTTTCACCATTGCTCCGCCTTCCAGAACCTGTCTTCCCGTCGCCGTGCCCACCGTCGCCAGAACCGGCCGTCAGCCGCTCGAACCTGCGGCTTGCAACGCCGGCCATGAGACCGGGGGTGGTGGATGTGCTCGTCGCCGGGGTCGTCCGTAGTCAGCTTCGACCGGGCGAGCATCGGACCGTCAGTCATCGGATCGGAACGTGACGTGCTGCGGCTTGTTTCTCTCCACCGACAGGACCAGTACGCCTCCGAAGCCCGGCGGCTGATTGAGGACGGCGTGGGTGCCTTCCACGCCAGCCCGGCGAATCGGCCGCAAGAACTGCGGGCGGGCGGGTGCCCCGCTGTCCTCGCGGAGAACGGCGACGATCGGCGTGTCCGGCCCCCACGTGTCGAGCAGGACGCTGGTGGCCTCGGCAAGGTCTCCGAGAGTCAGTGGTGCGCCATTCTCAGCCATCGTTTCTCCCTCGGTAGCGGACCGCGAACCCGGGCAAGCCCAGTCCGAAATCCGGGTCGGACGATGCGGGCCGCAGTGGGGCGCGTAGCTCGGTCTCGTCAGGCGAGCACATCGGCCGACCCTGCGACAGGCCAGCTTGGACGCCGACCCAGCGGAACGGCTCGTCGCACTGTGCGCAGGACACCCGGATGTCGGCGGCATACCCGGTCACCGGGCCGCCATCGGTGGCGGTCAGACGGTTGACGTCAACGAAGGCGTTGAAGTCCTCATGCGGGCAGGGAAGGTCAGCATTGGCGGTCATGGGTTCCTTCCTTCGCTACCGCGCGGTGCGCCTTGTGGCGTTCGATCGCCGCAGCGAGCAGGTCGACCAGCGCCGGGTCCAGTTCGTCCGCGTCCAGGCGGACACAGACCGCATTGACGAGCTGATGGGGTGTCACGAGTCCTCCCAGTGCGATCCGACGATGGTTCGCGGTTGGCCGTCGGGGGCGACCAGGTCGACATGCTGGCCGGTGCCGTCGGACATGGTGATGACCAGCGTGAAGGCGCCCATGGCCGCCCGTTCCAAATGGACCATGGTGATCGTCGTCGAATCGGACGGGCGGACGACGATCTCGTCGAGGCCGCCGCCGTCCTCCCCGATGTGACCCCACGGCAGGTCTCGGCTGACGAACGCGGCCGACCCTTTGCAGACGCCGTCTGGGGGTGGCGGTCCGGGCTGGCCGTAGGCCGTGTCCGTGGCGGCACAGTCCAGGCAGTGCCAGGTTTCGTCGTCCTCATCCCAGTGCCAGCGGTGGCCGGTCACGGCAGCGCCTCCCGAAGCGCGTCAACCAGCCAGTAGGCGCCCTCTGTGGTCGTCAACGCACTCCACACGGCGGCCATCACCTCATGGTCGGTGTCCCGCCGGGCGTACTCGACTTCCCGCTGGGCGGGGGAACTGAACGGGTTGCAGCCCGCGTCGTAGTGGCCGAGACAGCGCTCACAGACGTAGCCGACCCCCTTCGACTTCGCGAAGCACAGCGGCAACTCGCAGCATTCACAGTGGAAGCGGGCGATCGGCGGGCGGATGCCCCGCGGGCGACCCTCAACTGGGCCGATCAGGCGCTGCACGTCAACCGGATGCTCATGGGCGAACGCGACCCGCTCGTCCATGGTCCAGCCGACGCCGCTACGGGTGGAGAGGATGCCGCAGACGTCGCAGCACAACTGCCACACCTTCTCGTCGGGATTCATCGCGCATCCTCGGTTTCGACCGCACGCCCGGACGGCCCCAACTGGAAGGTGCTCAGCACCGGGTCTCCGTCCATCAGCCGACGCTGATGTGGAATCTGTGCCTCGCAGAACCGTTCGGCCTCGGCTCGGTCGCGGAACAGGTCGACGGACACGTAGTACGGGTCTCGGCCGGTACAGACCGTGTAGACGGTCACGGTCTGGTTGCGGCGGGCTGCACGCCAGCCGAGCGCGAACCCGAAGACGACGAAGACCGCGGCGATGGTGGCAGTCATTCGCGCACTCCAGCGGGTGGTGGGACAGCGCGAAGTGACCCGGACACCCTGCGCCCGTCGGGCCACCATGAGCGGAATGTGCCCTCCCAGAGAAACGGGGGCACCATCGCGGCGTCCGCATCAAACACAGGATCGGGCTTACGTCCACACCACGCCACAGCGTCCTCTGCGTACTCGTCACGTGTCGTCATCGACCCGTGAGACCAGTAGGTCACCCGATCGGGTTCGGCGGACACCCGCCAGCCACCCGAACAGCCGCAGGTGCAGCCGTCGAGCAGCCAGCGACGGTCGAGGCGGGCGGCTTTCGCCAACACGACCTTCTCGGGGACTTCGATATCGCCGCCACGGTCACGGATCATCCAGTTGAGGACGCGGCCAACCTCGAACCGGGACACTGACCATCCGCCGCGCGGGGGAGCCGAGAAGAAGTCGGTCTGCACGCTACTGGCGCCCATCTGGGCGAAGAACGGGCGGAGCTGGTCGACGGGGTTGCCCTGGGCAAGCTGGGCGATTCTGACCGCGTCGACGAACACCACGTCCGGGATGTGCTTGGCCTGCACCCGACCGGTGCTCACCGGTCCGGCTCCAGTGCATCGGCGTAGTAGGCAGCGCGAAGCGAGGCACCCTCGGCGGTATTGCTGTCGAATGGCACCCGCCACCTGACCCGGCGACCGTGCCCGCAGAACACCTGCACCGTGCCCCCATCGCCGTCGGGGTAGCCAGACAGTGACGAGCCCACCCCCGGGCAGGTACGCAAATGGGCGGCTGCGCGCCGAGCGGTCTCCGACAACGCCCCCGGATTGGGTTCTTCGCCCCGACAGAATCGGGCCTCGATCTCCAGCAGGTCGGCGCTCACGCTGCGACCACCTTCGGCTCGTCGGCGTACCGCCACAGCACACCGCGCGGATCACGCTAGATCTCAACGGGTCGCAGCCGGCCGACCGCGGCAAGAAGCTGTTCGACATGCGTGACCACCTCGAACCGCGGGCCGTGGCGGGGAAAGTCGTGGTCGCGGACACACGGGTCGAACCAGCCTTCACCGTTCGGTGCTACACCCGCGCTCTGCGCAGGGGGCGGATCGGCTGGGATCGGAGGCCGCCCGCCATACCAGCCGATCATGCAGCCCTCCCCGGGGTCAGCTCGTGCAGACGGTCATGCCCAACCCGCCACGCATGGCGCATCGACCGTTCCGACCGGCGACACAGCACCAAAGGCAACTGGCCCCAGCAGACAGGGCAGGCAGGGTCCCGCCGGTCCGCGCAGCCGGAACAGAGGGCACGGCAGGACGGATACTGCTCATCGTCGTGGCACCCCTCCGGGCCGCCCATCGAGCAGTAGACATCCCCCGACTTCGGGTCCTGGACCAGTGTCCGATTCCCACACACCCCGCAGCGGGCACCGGGGGAGCGGATCGCAACAGGAGCACGCTCAAACCGCAACATGATCAGTGCTTGGGCGCGTAGCGACCGGAAATCGGCCAGCACCTCTTCGCCGAACGGATGACCCACCGTCAGGTCGGCAAGGTTCTCCAACGCCCATACGAAGGTTGGCTCCGTCTTGCCGAAGCCCTGCACCGGATGCAGCTTGCCAGCCCAGTAGATGACCTCTTCGCGGACCTTCTCCGCCAACGACAGCGCCGGGATGTCACCGGGAGCCTGCGAGTGCGGCTTCGCCTTCCGGATCGCCACATCGTCGCCCTGTAGCGGCGTGCCGAACTGGTGGTGCAGGCGGAACGCGAGCGGCGTGTCCTCACCGTCGTCGTTGTCGCCGGTCGGCTTGTAGGAGCGGTAAAAGTCCCACATCAGACCGCGAATCTCTTCCGCAATAGGGTCGAGGACCGTCACAAACTCATCATATCGCCGCATCCCCGCAGGTCAGACACGGCGGGCCGTCGCCGACCTTATCGATAGTCGGCCCCGACCGCGCCCGCACAATCGAACAGTCGTTCGCGCTATTCCTGTAGAATTAGGGGCATAGGTTGCCCCCGCGACGCGCGAACGTCCGGGGGCGTGGCCGACTGGTTGGAGTCGACATGGAAGAGGATAAGGGCGAAGGCCCTGGCACGCCTACGACGCTGTACCGGATGTACGACGATGCGGGGACCTTGCTCTACGTCGGCATCTCGGGCACGACCGCTACGCGACTGTCCCAGCACCGCGCTGGCAAGGACTGGTGGCACCGGGTGTCGTTCATCCGGTGCGAACACTTCGCGACCCGGTCCGACGCCGCGAAGGCCGAACTGCGGGCTATCGCTGCGGAACAGCCGGAGTTCAACAAGACCGGCGCTGTCGCCGTGCCCCACCCGCCCACGGCAGAGCAGTACGCCGCCGTCCTCGCAAGGTACGAGGAGGCGCGTCGCGAACAGGAACGGCTGGAGGAACTCAAACGGCAGGCGCAGGCGCGGCGCGAGGCTGAGGAGGCGGCGCTGCGCGTCGAATACGCGGCGTTCGTGCATGACTGGGTAGCGGCTGGGATGCCGGAGTTCTTCCGGAACGAGCAGATGCGCGACAACCCCATCTTCAAGGGCTTCCTCGACCACCCCGTCGTGCTCGCTGTCCTTGCGGGCCAGTAGCTAGAGGCCCAGACGTCGAGCGGGGTTGGTCGCGTCGAGCGCCCGACCCCGCTGCACGTAATTGCGGGCGATCTTGACCGACTTCCACCGCCCCTGTCGCATGATCTCTCGCTCTTCGACGCCCGCCCTCGCGGCAGTCGTCGCGAAGCCAGAGCGCAACGAGTGACCCGCGAAGTCGTCGGCATCTAGCCCCGCCGCCGTCGCGCGCCGCTTCACGATGAGGGCCACACTCTGCGGCGACAGGCGACGGGGGAGGATCTGCCCCGAGCGGGCGACGGGCCGGAACGCTGGACTGACATCGTGGCCAGAGTCGGCAAGCAGGGCACACCATGCCTGCCACGCATGTACCGGGCTGGTTGCCTCCCGGTCGCCGGGCGGCAGACCGATGATGTCGCCGTCGGAACGCTGGTCGGTCTTCGACGTGGCGATCAGCACTTCTAGCCCTTCGCCTGTGTCGACGATGTTGGCCAGGTCGAGTGCGGCCAGTTCGCTGCGCCGCATTGCTCCGGCAAGGCCGAACAGCAAGATTGCGCGGTCGCGGACATCGGCCGGCTTGTCAGGGTCGAGCCCGGCCACGAGGCGAACGACGGTGGCGGTGGTGGCCGCGGTCTTTGGCGCCGAAGAGAACTCCGGGCCACGGCGCGCGATGCCTTCAAGGACGAACTGCACGGCTGCGTCGCCCGTAGGGGAGTTGTGGCCGTGGGCCTTGTGCATGACGGAGATGGAGGAGACGCGACGGAGGATCGTCGACGTCTTCGCGGGCCTACCGCCAGTCGCCTCAGTGCCGTTGTTCGCGAGGTCGGTGACGTAGCGCCAGACGGCATCGGGGGTGGCCGGTAGAGGATCGGACTCGTGACGCGCACACCAGCCGACGAAGTGCGCCCAGTCGGTTTCGTAGGCGCGACGCGTGTTCGGGGCCATCGACCGGTCGGCGTACTCGCGGGCCTGTGCGTCCAGCGCGGCATTGATCTCAGCGACCGAGCCGGGGACGGGGACGAGCACGCCAGCCGACACCGTTTCCAAGGTCATTACCGACCACTCTCCCGCCATTGATAATGGTGCGATATCGCTAGTCGATGTTGATTAGGGGGGGAGGCTCAGTCCTGCGAGCCGAGCCGTCGCATCGCCCGTTCGATGTCCCCGCTGACCCGTTCCCAGTCGCCGCGGATCGCGGCGGCATCCCGCTCGTGAAGTTCGCGGAGACTGGGTTGGGCCAGACGGCGTGGGATCGAGATCGACGCCGGAGAGAAGGTCTGCGCGACTCGCGGATGTACGTGCTGGGCGAGCCACCTACTGATCCTGTTGCGCATGGTCACTCTCCGTATCGGCGTGCAAAATGCCTGTTGGGTGAAGGGATCACGGCCCTACTTGGCCGCGCAATCTTCCCCGCCCGGCGCGCTATCGTCGTCGGCGCAGTGATCGTGAGCGCGATCCCGGGTCAGCCTCTCGACCGACGCGGGTCCGCGAAGGCCACGCGCCATGCCAATGCGAACGTCAGCCTCACGGTCGAGGCGCTTGTTACTGACAATCTGATCCGGGTCGATCGCCCCGACTGCTTCCATCGCCTCCTCGAACCCGTCGTGCAGTGGCACCCCAAGTCGCTCGTAGAGCCGGCGCGCCAAGTTGTCCCACCGCCTGTCGCGCAGGCGCAGTCGCTTCACGTCGTCCTCAAGCTCCGCGACCCGCAGCCGCAACCTCTCATTGTCGGCGTCGAGTTGGGCGACCCTTGGCCCTTCGGCCGCATCCCGTTCGGCGACCAGTGCACGCCGCTCAGTCACCGCGGCGTCTGCCTGTCGGGCCGCCTTCTCCCTGACGGCCGCGAGTTCAGCCGCTAGGCGCACCACCTCCATCTCGGCTTTCTCGGCCCGAACGGTCAGCACCTCCCAGTCGCGGCGCACCGTCGCAGCGGCGCCATGCTTGCCCTTCACAGCTGGCTCCTGTTCTTGTTGACAACGCGTGCCGGCCGGCTTTTCGCTCGGGCCGTGGTGGTGGAAGTCGGACCCGGCGTGGACTGCATCAACCGCTCAAGGTCCCGCAGCTCGTCATAGCGGCGGCTCACCTCGGCCCGCAGGGTCTCGACGCTGGCGGCGACCCTTCCCCGGAGGGACTTCGCGCGGCGCGCCTCCTCGCGCAGCGCTTCAACCTCGGCCGCCCGCGTAGCCCTGGGTGCGCGGGCGGCCTCGATCCGGGCCTCACGTTCGCGAAGTGCCTTCTCAACGGCTTCGGCTTCGGCCTGCTGGCGCAACGCCTCGATCTCGGCTGCCTGACGCTGGGCTTCCCGTTCGCGCTGTGCCTCCTGCTCCCGCAGTTCCCTCTCGGCCGTTTCGGCGGCGGCGATGGCCGCCTTCTCGCGTTCGGCCTTCTCGCGCAATGCCTTCTCGGCGCGCTCAAGGCGCCGCTGCGCGTCGCGCCAAGCCTTCTCGGCCTTGCGCACCGACGCCTCTACCTCAGCAAGGTAGCGGTCAGATAGAGGCGCCTCAGGACGCACCCATCCGAAATTTATTTTGTGAGATAGCCGGACCATGTCAGCTCTCCCCCTTGGCCTCTACATGTGGCGGACGGCCAGCCCCTACACAGGTCGCGCCCGGTGTTATCCCGTCCGGACGCCATCCCCTGCGGTAGTCGTTCCTGATGCCAGTGACAACACCCTCCCAGCGTTCGGCACCCATTTAGATCACGCCCGATCCGGTGCAGGATGACCCGTCGTCGTTGTGCTGGGCCAACAGCACCTGGCCGCGGCGTGGACCGGTACGCGCCGGCCGGTCTGTTCCGCAGTAGGGGCAGCAGCGGTCGCCGAGAGGCTGATCCGCCTGGTGGGGTGTCGAGTCTGGGATAGGGACGCTCACGGTGTCTCCCCGTCATCCTTGGCGGCCCAGCCGAACTCGTCACAGTTCTGCCGTTGCGCCTCCGCCCGCATCTGCGCCGGGTCCATGCCGAACACCTGGGCGATGATGACGTCCACCTCCGCGTCAGAGAAGGCGAACGGATCATCGGTCAGATGGTGGCGCCACTCCTTCTTCGCCTCCGCTTCGGCGGCGATCAGCCGGGCAGAAGCTGCGGCCAGGCGCTGGCGGGAACGTGTGACCCGGCGGTTTGCCCGCCAGAGGTAGGCGATCGCGGCGGCACAGACCAAGGCGACGCCGGCACACCAGAGGATCAGCGTTGTCACCGGTCCAGCTCCGTTCGTACCGCATCCACAGCGGCCATCCACGCGGCGCGGGTGGTCACGGGAAGGTCGGCCCATGTGGGCATCGGAAGACCCTGCCAGTTCTTGCCGCCCGTCGAATCGCCGTACGCCGCGTAGGCAGCCTTGGCGAGATGGGCGACCGGTTCGACATCGACAGCCTCGACAGTGCGGCGACCGCGCAGCCTGCCTACCGCCTTCTCGATGACGCAGGCGGCGACGAACAGGGCGGCGCCGAACAGGAACCCGGTCACGGTCAGCCTCCGTAGGCGGCGAGCAGCCAGCCCGGCCGCTCCGATGATTCGATGCCGAGTGTCGCCATCGCCGCGGACACCGCCTCGAACAGTGGGGCGAGACTGCCCACCTGCGGCACCGAGACCGGCCGGTTCCAGTCGGTGCGGTAGGTCGGCTTCGCGGCGAGAATCAGATGGGTGTCCGTGTCGTCGCCGTGGCGGATCAGGTCGACCGCGAGGGCACTGTGGGCCGCGGATCGGCGCTTGTTCCAGGCATCCCAAAACTTGGGCTGTAGGGCGAAGTCCGGTTCCCGGTCGGTGAACCCGGCGAGGCGGTCGCGGAGGAAGTCGGCGATGCCGTCTTCCAACTGTGGCGGGGTGGACCAGTCGTGGTCCTCGTACAGGTCGTCGATCTCATCGAAGATGCCCCGGCGGGTCAGGAAGTAGCCGGAACCGTCGCCGAGGTTGACCCCGTAGGCGAAGATGGCGGACGGGTCGCTCATTCAGACCACCTTCCGTCTGCCGCACAACTGGCACTCGAACAACTTCCGCATGCCCGTGTCGATCAGCCAGCCGCGGTCGAAGGCGCGGGGATGGGAGCAGTGGCGGCGGGTCAGCCAGCGACGGATGATGGCCTGCCCGAACCGTCGGCTCGTCGTGGCCTTCTGCCAGCAGAGCGCCGACACGAGGGCGTCATCGACCGGGTTGTGTTCGACAAGGTTGGGCCGACCGGCGAGCTTCCTCCGGTCGGCATGCCGGTCGAAGCCAGCGACCCGGAGCGCTGTGCCCACCTCGTCGAGTGGGTACGGGCCTTCGAAGGTGCGGATGTCGTCCAGCTCGACGCAGGCGCGGAACAGGCCGGCCTCGACTGGCACACCAAAGTCGGCGATGCAGTCGTCTGAGCTGTCCTTGTGGGCTGTCCAGAAGTCCCAGAAGGCGTTCAGCAGGTCAGTGCGGTTGTCGTAGCGACACAGGTTGACCGCTGGCACCACGTTCTTGTGTACCCACGGGTCGGTCACCGCGGCCGGGTCTAGCTGGCCTTCGAAGTGTGCGGCGGTTCCGCCGTCTAGCCAGACGGCGCCGATTGCCCACACATCGCCGTACAGGCCGTCCGTCTCGGCGTCGACCGAAAAGATCTTTCGCGTCACTGGCTCTCTCCGAACGTGTGTGCGACGCTGTTGCGGTGCATCTGCTCATCGACAGTGAGCTGGTCGTCCCGATCCGGCCCGCCGCGGTTCGCGTCATCCTCGACCGGTCCGAAGACCTCACACGAGCCCACGAACTCACCTGGGTTCAGGGACCCGATGGGTCGGAGATCGGAGTCCACTGGGACGCGATCGGAACTGTCGAGGTCGTCAGCGACTGAACTGGCCACCGCCGCGCGGATCAGCCGGACCGCTTCCTCTCGACGGCGCACCGTCTTCTCAATCAACGCCAGATAGGCGCCGATCACCGACGCGGCGAACAGAAGATCCGACCGGGTTTGGGTGCCGTAGCGGAGCCGCCAGCCCAACTCTGCCGCCGCGGGCGGGTTCGGCCAGATTGTGTCGTCCGGCAGGAACAGATAGCCCGTGTGGTCAGCCATCTGGCCTCTCCCCCTTCCGGGCTTCCCGTGCGGCGTCCCGCACCTCGGCTGGGCTGGCGTCGTACAAGCCCAGTTCCTCTTGGTGCCGGACCAGGTCGGCGAACGCCCGGCTCTGCCGCCGCCGTTGGCGCCAAGGCCGCTGGTGGAACCACCGCCAACGCCACCGGTCGCAGCCGCATAGGGAACAGTCCGAACCGCGGCGGTAGTGCTCGTGTGAACGGCTGTGGCCGCAGACACAGCGAAGAACGATCATTGCGCACCCGGCCTATCGGGAAGGTTCGCTGACTGCGGCCACCGGACCTCAGCCAGGCCATGGCCCAAGCTGGCCGCATGGTCGCCCTTATGGCCGGGCCTCAGATCGCAGATCCATCCGCACCGACCCAACGGAGCGGGCACGCTTGAAGCCCTACCTCCAACTTCGCTTGGACCTTCTACCTGCGCCTCCAAGCGATCCGGCGAGTTACTTGTAGGTTCGAGGGCGCCGAGGATGCGCATGATCTCGATGGGGGCCAGAAGTTCGTAATCCCGGCGGCGCTCCTCCGCCAGCGCCCGAACCCGGGCCGCCTGTGCTTCGGCGACAGCGGCACGGGCCATGTAACTCGCCCCTGCGGCGGCCAGGCGCCCAGTCTGCGCCTCCAGTTCGGCGACCATGGCCTCTGCGGCGACCGCCCGCGACTCCTGTACCGCCGCATCCAACCCGCGGAGCTGGGCCACCTTCGCTTCGGCAGCGACAGCGCGGGCAGTCAGCTCGGCGACTCGGGCGCGGGTCTCGGCGAGCTGGGAGGTAAGCGCATCGACAGCGCCGACCAGCCCTTCCACCCGGCGGGTTGCCCGCATTGCGATCCGTCGAACCCGTCGGTAGGCCCGCTCGGCGTCGGCTAGTTGCTCGTCGACGGTCTGCTCCGGCAGGCCGGCGGCGATGGCGTGAAGAAGGTCAACTAGTGCGGCCGGGTGTCCGGCGTCGACAGCCTCGTTCTCCGCTTCCAATCTGCTGATCTCGTCGAGCAGAGGAACGACTACCGGCGTGAGGGCGGCCCGCCACACTCGCTGACGGTCAGCAAGGCTGTCCTCGCGTCTGAACCAGCCGGCCAACGCTGCTGCGCCGTTCGCGTCCTCAACCATGGAGTCGGTGATCTCGGTCATGCCGACTCCCTCCCTGGAAACACGGTCCGGTCTCGGCCGCAGCCCGAACACTCCCGGCGCCACACAGGCTCGTAGTACGACTCCATGTCGGGCGGATCGCCGGTCAGAACCTCGTCATGGGGTAGCCGTTTCCGGCAGCCGAAACACCACATCTCCCCCGCCGACTCGCGGGCATATTCATGCTTCGGCCCGACGCCGCACACGACAACGCCCGACGGCAGGTAGATGCAGGTCATGAGGCTTTTATTCTAACAGAATTGCTATCGGCGAACCCGCCGGAAAGGCGTGCGTCAAAACGCATCCGCCACCTACGGGCATCATTGTTCGTGATCCCCGCAGCCGCATACAGCGGGCCAACAGACCGCCCCTCCGCGACCGCCTCATCCAACGCATCGGCCAACGCCACATCGGGCGCTATCGCCGCCATCACCGGCGCATGCACCCGCCTCGGAACGGCCAACAGCACGGCGTCCACCATCCGCTGGCGGACGTCCCGCCCGGCCCAGATGCCATCCGGTTCAAGGTAGGCCAGCGACTCGGCATCACACGCATTCCGGACTGGGCACCAGGCACAGATCCGCGTTGCCTTCTCAACCGCACGCCTCGAACCGGTTGCCGCCGCGTCGAACAGGTCGATGTGGTCACGGCATCTGGCCCGGCCCGCATCCCAGCCGCTCATGCCGCCCTCCGATCTTGGCCGAGTTCCCGGAGCCGGTTCCGGTCGCGGACCACCGTCCGCGACGAGATCCCCAACCGGATGGCGATCTGCCTCGCAGAACAGCCCAGCAGCGTCAGCACGCGCACCGCATTGCGCCGTTCGGCCACCCGGCTGTCGGCGCAGGTCCAGCAGAACCGCTCACCGCTGACGCGGATAGTGACCACATGACCGGCGTGTTTTCTGGCGTAGTCGCCCGGCCGGGTCGTCATGCTGCAACCCCATCGAGTCGGGCGGCGAACTCTGCACGCCAGCGGAGAACCGCTTCCTTGTCCATGCCTGTCAGCCGTGCGCCTTCCCGCGCCCCGGAGGTTTCGTCCAACACCTCGGCCAGGTTGATGTCTGGGTCGAGGTCAGAGACCGTCAGCGACGGCCGGTGGGCTGTACTGCGGCGGCGGACCAACAGATCCCGTTCGGCTGGCATCAGACCGCCCCACATGCCGGCCTCTTCCCGGTGCAGCAGCGCGACCAGCAGGCAGACCGTCCGCACCGGGCATACCGCACAGACCCGCCGGCCTTCGTCGACCGCGGGTGACTCGGCGTCGGGGGCGACCTCGGACAACGTGTCAAACAGGTCGACATGGGTGCCGCAGGTGCCACGTCGCCGCCAGGCTGGCGGCGGGTCGAAGTCGGCCAGCAGGTCGGCGACCGTGCGGGCCGCGGTGCCGGCGAGAAGGTAACGGCCCGCCGGGCTTGCGGCACGCCGGATTGTGGACAAGTAGTTGTCGGGGATCATCGCAGCACCTCCGACACCGTGATCCGAACCCCAGGAACGGTCAGAGGGCAGCCCGGACCGTCGGCGTAGTGCTGGGAGTTGCCATGTTCGATGACCTGAGAGTCGTCCCTGTACACCTGGGCGACCGTGAGGGCGTCGGAAATTGCTCTGACCAACTTGTCAAGATCGCCAGAGCTTTGCGTGATCGGCAAAACCCAGTCCGGGTTTGTCCGCCAGTTCTTCGGCGCCGTCTTCCGCTGAGGCATCGCGAACACCAAGTCGAGGCGAACCCCACCGAGAAGAGGACCCCGACGACCCGCGTGGGTGTACCACGCCTCCCGAGCCTTCGCCGCGACCAGTGCCCGCCAGTTCGTCAGCTTCGCCGGGTCGTCGGGGATCACGAAGGTCTTCTCGCCGCGGGTGAACGCCTTCATCGACCCTTGGGTTGCGGCCATGCCCTCCACGTCGAAGGTGACAGCCCGAGCGGCTTCCACGATGCTCATGCCGCCGCCTGCCTTCTGTATAGGAACGGCGTCTTGCGGAACCCGACCGTCCGATCCTGGCGGCGGTCGTAACGCCACATCCCAGACGGTGTTTCTCCCTCATGCCACAGGGCGAAGAACCTGCGACGGGCCATCCGGATGCGGCGTGCGAACGCCTGATACTGGACGCCGAGCGCGTCGGCCGCGGCCTGATAGGTGTTGAACGTGGCGAGCGCGGCGAACCGGGCGACGCGGTCAGACATCGCCCACCCCTGCGGGCTTCTTCGGGAACGTCACGCGCAGAGAGACCGCGGTCGTCTTCGTGACCTGCTTGGTTGGAATCGGCCCGCAGACCAGTTCGTATTCGCGGCGCACCCGGTCCAGGTCTTCGACCTCGTCGACCTTCGGGTTGCCGCCCGACCAGGCGATTTTGGTGCCGTCGTCGAGAGCAATCCTCTTCACGCCTTCAAGGTGGGGACGCCACTCCTCCAACAGGGCTTCGGCTTCCCGCTTCTGCCAGGTCGCCGCCGCGTACTGCTGGGCCGCTTCGATCAGCACCGGATCGTCGGCGGTCGGGTACTTGCCCTCGGGGCCTCGACAGTCGGTCACCCGAGAACAGAACTGGCGACAGAAGAAGTGGTCCTCGTCGCGCAGGTCCCACATGTCGATGGCATGGCGGATCTCGGCGGTCCTGGCGTCGACTGTGTGCATCTCGAAGCGGTCGAGGATGCCAGCCATCTCCGCGGCGCGGGCGTTCTCCTGTGCGACCCGGTCGGCGGCCTCGTCGGCGATCTCCTGTGAGAATGGTTCGCTGTACTCCCAGGCGTCGTCGAACTCGCCGTCGCGGGGCAGGCAGACCAGCGACACCCGGTCGATCTGATGGCCTTCGGCGCGCAACGCGGCGGCGCCCATGTGCAACTGGCCCCGGTAGCCGCTGCCGATGCCGTACTTCTGCATCCACACGATCTTCGACAGGCGAGGGAACTTCCAATCGGAAAGGAGATTGGCGGTGATGTTGCCCAAGTCGATCGTGCAGGGCACGCCCCGGTAGACGGCCCGATGCTCCACCAGCAGACCGGGACGGCCCTTGAGGGCACGTTCGGCCGCAGCGTGGGCTGCCTTGCCGATCCAGGCGTCCAGACGGAGCCGCGGGTCGGACTCGGGGATGCCCAGCAGGCGCCACAGAGACTCGGCCCGGCAACCCATCGCCTGAGACGCCCCTGTCTGGATCTGCAAGGCGCGTGGGTCGGCGGCCTCCTTCTCGGCGAGCGCGGCCATCAGGAGGCCCAAGCCGGTCGTCGGGGCGGTGGTCTCGAACGTCGGCCGGTCATCGAGGGCGGTCACTTTGGCTCCCCTTCGGGCTGAACCGAGATCTCAATCCACCAGTCGCAGTCGCATCCTTCGAGCTGCCCGCAACGGCCGACGGGGTGAGGGTTCTGCCATTCGAGGCGGACCGGGACCGCAGACATGGTGAGGAGGTCGGTGTAGTCGACGCCCGGGTCGGCGTGGCAGTCCGCGCAGGACACCGATGCCTGCCCGCAGTCGATCTCCAAATGCCAGCGGTGGCCGCCGTCGCGCTTGCCGCATTCGGCTTGGCGGGCTTCCTGCTCACGCCAGGCGACCGCACTCGGGCTGTTGTCGTTCGCGGCCAGTTCCTCGGGCGTGGCAACACGCCAGTTGAGCGCGGTCACAGGACAGTTCCTTTCGGGCGCGGGTCCTTCGGTGACGGGCCAACAAGTCCAGCCGAATGCAGCACCTGCCACACGTCGGGATGGGTCTCAAAGACGTGCCAGACCGCGCGGGCCTCGGTCTCGGCCGCGACCAGCAGGCCGTAGGGCACAGTCCAGTCGCAGTGCTGGCAAGCGATCACGTCGGCGGTCATCAGGTCTGCCCCTGACCAGCTAGACGCATTTCCTGGTTCACGGTCGCGTTGGTCGACCGGTTGGACTCCTGCATGGTCTTGAGGCGCCACATCTCGTTCTTCGCCGTGTCAGCGATGATGTTGGCTGTCTCGGCGGCGAGCAGAAGATCGGCCGTTTCCAGGTCGGCGATCTTCTTGCGGACGTCCATCGGACCTTCGGCGCGTAGGAACGCCTCCGCTTTCGCCCGTTCGTAGGCAACCTGCGTCTGAGCGGCGGCCTTTGCGAGGCGGGACCATTCCTCGCTCTGCTCTTTGACCAGGTCGTCGAGCAGGTCGAACTTGGCCTGTACCTCGATCGGGCTTGGCAGTTCCCGGCGGTGCTTGCGCCAGCCGGTGCCGTCCCAGATCCAGCCCTGGCGGCATTCTCCGAGCCGGGGCCGGGTGTCGTGGCGGATCTCCCCGGTCTCCCGGTCCACCGTTGGGGCGGTCATGCTGCGACCTCAAACAGACCCGACTCGGGCTCGGCCGGCCGTCGTGGAGGAACCCTAGATGGACCCCGGTAGCCGGATACCTCTCGGCAAGCTCGAACCCGGGCCAGCGGTGAATCCTCGACCTCGCCCAGAGTCCACGAACAGTCCCACAGCCCGGCACGGCTATGGAGCCTCTGCCGCCAGCCCTCCGCGAACGCCGGACAGTTCGCCTCCGAAACGTGGGTCGGTGTGCAGCCAGCCTTGAACCTGCCGTCGAACGACCAGGCCATCGAGTCGGCGGAGGCGAGCATCCGGCCGTAGCGGACCAGACCGCTGGTCTTACAGCCGAAGCCGTGCAGGGGAAACTCGGCGGCGAACGCGGCGACGATGGCGCCGATCTCGGCGGTGTCCTGCCGGCGGCATACCGATCCGAGGCCGACAAGTTCGTAGGCGTGGAGGTCAACCCCGGCCTGTGCGTACAGGTCGGCGCAGTGCTCGTAGTCGCCCAGCGTCCAACCCTGAAGCACTGGCATGACGGGGCACGACTCGTCCGACACCTTCGGCCACAGGGCCCGCAGCGTCTGGAAGTTGTCGACTGTGCGGGCCTGATGCTCGCGGACCGTCAAGCCGGTCTTGGCCAGCATGAACGGCTCACACATCCAGTCCTGTGGCGCCGCCCAGTCCATCCGTCCAACCGTCGCCTCGTAGCGGGCCAGCGCCTCCACATAGGCCTGTGGTGGCGTGCGCCACTCGCCATATTTCGACAGTTCGGTGAACCCACCGGAGTCGATTGCGTAGGGGCCGACGGCCTTTGCCGGCGAGGTGATCGGCGCGAGAGCGCGATGCGAGACGAACAGGGGCCAGCGTGCCCAGCCCAACCATGATGGGTGATGGCTGCCCAGGTAGAAGCACATCCCGTCCGTGGATGTGTGCTGGTCCAGTCCGTCGATGTCAGCTTCGTCGAACAGCGTTATGCCGGTCATGCGACACCGGCCTTCCGGTCGTACACGGTGATCCAATCGTGAAGCCCCGACCACTGAACCGGCCGATGCTCGGCCACCTCGACCCACCCCTTGTCGAGCGCGGCGAAGAAGTTGTCGTCCGCGCAGCAGCCGCCGTCACCCTCACCGATGTAGATGACCCGGTTGCCGGTGTAGAAGTCGAGCGCGGCGGCGGCCATCGGCGAACCGTAGGGCGGCCAGCAAAGGAACAGCGCCCGGTCCGGGAAGTCTTTCGCCGCCCGGGTGTAGCCGGTGGCCACCGGGTGGTAGGTGGCACGGAGCCGCTGGCCGACGGGCAGCTTGCCGATCGGCGCCAGGTCCAGCGAATCAGACATCGCCATCCACCGCCCGAATCCGCTCCCGCAGGTCGGCGAGCATCGCCTCACGGTTCGGATCGTCCAAACCGAACCGGCTGGCAGCCGTCCGCTCGCGCGGGAGTAGCCAATCCACCATCACCGGCAGGTTCACCACATGCGGATCGCCGTCAGGGTCGAAGACGAGCACACCTCGCAGGTGCCGATGCTCGGCCGCTTCTTCCGTAGTGGCCATCCGCCAGCCGGCCGGCAGATGGTTCGCGAGGTCTTCGATCATCGACCGTTCGATCTGACCCGCTGGAGTAGCAAGACGGGCCTTCGCCCAGTCCGACGTGTAGTCAGGGGCATTCATGCCGCCACCCACCTACGGTCGTGGGACACGGCCCGGCCCTCGTCCTGCAAGGCACGCAGACCATCCCGAACCTGCTGGACGTCCAGTCCGGTCAGGTGGGCGAGTTTGCGAGCCCGCACCGGCTGGGAACCGAGGACCCCGGCCAGCGCCCGCTCCACGGCGGTCATGCCGCACGCTCCGCAGGGGCGGAGCCGTTCGCGGCGACCTGCGCCAGCGCCGGACGTGGCGCCAGTTCCTTACCGCGCAACTTCAAAAGCTCACCGAGGGGCATCGTCGTGTCGTCCAGCCCGTTGCCGACCATCAGCCTGTCCAGCCCGTCGGCCACGGCCTGCCGGTACATCGCGCCGACCTGCTCGAAGGTCGCCGTGTTTGACAGGGCGTCGTCGCGGAGCTTCGCCGCCCGCGGGTCCTCGCCGCCCTCCTCTGGGAGCAGGGCACCAACGGTCGTTGACACGATGTCGCGGACCTGCGTGTTCTGCGGGTCGAACCGAATCGCATCGAAGATCAGCCATTCAAGGAGACGGCCATCCGCCTCCTTGACCAACACTGGCTGAGACTCGTCGATCCCCGGGCGGATACCGGCATGTACCGAACGGGCGCCGATGATCGTCGGCGGTTCAGTGCGGGACAGCCGCATCCACACCGTCGCGTCAAAGCCAAGGTTCTTCTGCCCGTCGACCCGGTAGTCCTTCTGCCGCTCGACAGGCTTTCCCGCATCGTCGAACGACGCGATCTCCTTGCCCCTGGCAAGCAGGATCACGATCCCGGGAAAAGTCAGGAACTTGGTCATCAGCGTGCCATGACGACGATTCGCGTCGTTCCACAGATCAACCGTCGGCTTGACCTCGACATCCTCGCCGACCCGGCGCCCCCGCTTCGCGAGCCGTTCCCGCTGCCGGTCGGACGCCCACGCGGACAGCCCAGCCCACACATCCGACATGGTGTCGACAACAAGGACGGCCGGCTTCTCCCCGCTGTCCTTCGCCCACTGGGCGTACGCCTTGACTTCGTCAACTCGGCGGACCAGCGTCGACCAGTCGCTTTCACCTTCGACGATCTCGAACCGGGCGCCGGGCCATGCCCCGTACTCGTCGGCACTGCCCTCGCCTCGGTCCAACCAGAACGTGCGACCGACCCGATCCGACGCGGACAGGATGACGGCCGCAGTTGTCTTCCCGCACTTTTCCGGGCCTTCGACGAGGACAACCGGGCAGGACACCCGACCGGTTGGGCGGCGGGTCGGAACCTGCGGTGGCTGGGGGGCGCTCATGCGGCCACCGCCAGTGGCGTGACGATGCCGTACTCGGCGTTCAGTTCGGCGAGTCTCGCCGCCGACGCCTCCCGCAGCGCGTCCCGCAGCGCCAACATCCGGCGAAGCGACATCATGACCGACTCGCCGTTGCCCAGCTCCCAGCCGATCAGCAGCAGGTCCAGTTCGGCGTCGTACCGGCCGACAGCGGCCGGACTCGTCGAACCATCCGCCGTGATGCGGGCCACGGTCGCCCGAGCTTCCTCCCGGTCCTGCGCCGTCGGCTCGATCGAACCGGTCACACCGACCTGTTCCATCAGATCGGCCGACAGGCGCAGAGCGCGCGCCGTCGGGTTACTCTTCTGGGTCAAGGCCCTCTCCATTCCTGCTTGACGTCATGGGTGGGTTCAGGGCGCCCCTGCCGTGGCTGCGGCTAGGGGCGTCCGCATTTCAAGCGGCCTCAGCGGTAGGCCGTGGATAGCGGCCGGACTGGTGCCTCAGCCGCGCCGCCCACGTCTCACTCGCCGCGTAGACCTCGGCGTCCGCCTGGTCGATGACGAAGGTGCCGCGCGCGCCGACCCGTTTGGCTACGAGCCACAGGCCTGGGTCTGGCCGCTGGCCGGTGCGGTCCCATTCGTCGGCGCCAGCGGCGGCGGCCCGAGAGGCGGTTCGGGGAGTGCAGCCGAGGATTCGGGCGGCTTCGGCGGTCCCGATCCACTGTGGTTCGGCGGCCAGGTCGACGGCGCGGAGGTGTTCTCCGGTGTCGTCGGCGGGCTGGTCGATGTCCATGGATCTATTGTCCTAGACTGTCCTTGATCCGTCAAGTATCTAGGACAAGTCGGAGCAGGGCTGCGGGCCGAATATGACGACCACATCAACAGCCGGAGCGAAACCCTCACACCGCAGCCAGAACAGGCCTCAGATGTGGCACCATGACCCACCGTGGCCCACGACGACGGCGGAGGCCGCTACCTCACCGCCGCCCAGACCCAGCGCCTAGCCGACGCCATGGTCCGACGTCGGACCACACTCGGCGGAGCCGGCCACCTCATCTGGCCCCTGTCCCGCAACACCCTCAATCTGTGGTCCGCGGGCAAAGGTCACCGCGCCCAGATCGGCCGACTCGCAGACGTCGACCAGGTCATGTGGTGGGAACCAGGCTCGGCCCTCGCCTACGCGCGCGGCGAAGGCCCACTACGACCACTACCGGACCCCACCGACTTCCAGTGGAAGATCTTCGTCGCCCGGTGTGAGCGGAGGCTCCGCTACGGGGACGTCGCACTCGAAGCCGGCCACCGGGCCGACGGCACACCACAACTCACCGCCGACGACGTCGAACGGTTCGAGCGGCACCCGCTCTACGAACCGCCCCCCGCCGATCTGATCGCCGCACTCGCCGCCAGTCTCGGCCTGAACGCCGACCATCTGGCCCGGCTCGCCGCAGAATCGGTCCAGCCCTCCGGCGACGCCGCCACCGAGAAGGCCATCGGCCGGTTCCTCCACCAGGTCCACAGCCTGCCGCTCCACTGGCAGGCCGCCGTGGTTGACACGGCAACGTTCCTCGCCGGCTCCGATGAGATCCGGCAGGTTGTCGACCTGCTCGCAGACCTACCCGAACACACCAGAGTTGGAACGGTCCGCACGATCCGCCGACTCCTGGCCGACGTGGAACTTCGACAGGTCGTTGAACGGTTCGGCCGCCTCGCCGGGCCTTCACGCATAGACGCCCTGGAGGCGTTTACGGCGGTCGTCCGCGGCCTGTCACGCACGGCGATTACGGTCGAACCGGTCGACTATGAGGAGGAAGCGGTCGCGATCGCACGGAACGCGGAGGACGAAACGCTCGTCGAACAGTTCCGCGACGAGCAGGCCGATGATCTGGCCGCCGAGGTCGACGAGCGGCCGGGGGGCGACGAGGCCGGCTAGTCGACGGGGGGCGGCAGTTCCAAGCCCAGGTCTTCGCGGATTTCGCGGAGAAGTTTAGAACGGAGTTCAGCTTCGTAAAGCGCGCGGGCGCGTTCGAGTCGCGGCTTGGTGGTGTCGTTTCCTACGGCGTCGAGCGCCTGGATCAGAAGCTTCGCCCGTGACCCCACCGTCATTGCCTTGCGCCCGCCGGCCACAGCTCCCCCAAGAGATCGCCAGTGCCACCACCTGTCGGCCATCGGACATTAGGCGATCGTTCGACATTTGCACAAGATTTTCCGGCAGCCGTGTGTGCCGGTTGTGTGCCCTGAGCAGCCAGAATAACAGAGTGTCGCGGCCAATTGGGGTTGGAAGCGGACAGATCGGTCGTGTCGTTAACTGTGTGCCGATCATACGCAGGTCGGCCCGTTGTGGCCTCCTTGAGCTATCCGGAACGGCCCTCCACTTCTACATAGGTGTAGATAAGTGTGCCTCCCTAGCCCTACCAGCCGCGGGCGCGCCATTCGGCGAGGTGGGGGCGCTCCCGGCCGAGGGTGGAGTCCTTGCCGTGGCCGGGGTAGATCCAGGTGGTGTCGGGCAGCGGGCCGAAGACCTTGGCCTCCAGGCCGTCCATCAGACTCCGAAAATCAGCCGGAAGTGTTGTCCGCCCGGGGCCGCCCGGGAACAGGCAGTGTCCCAGCCGGCTAACATGACCGACCATGGTGAACGGCGACGAAAACCACCTCGAACCCGCCATCTCCTACGGCCGCGAATCCTACGACCGGTACAACGACGAACACACCGTCGACGCCCAGCTCGCCGGCAACCGCGACGCCGCACCCCACCTCGGCCTGCGGATCGTCACCGAACGGCGCGACGATGACATCTCGGCCCACGACGGCACCCACCGGCCCGGCTACCAGCAGGTCGTCGACGACATCCGCGGCGGCGTCGCCCGAGTCGTCCTCGTGCTGCACACCTCACGGCTGTGGCGGGACCGGGTCGAACGATCCAAGGACATCAACCTGTTCGGCACCTACGGGGTGCGGATCGTCGCCCGCCGCGGACCCCACCTCGATCTGTCGACAGCGGCAGGCCGCGGACTCGCCGGGCTGATGGGCGAGTTCGACACGATGGAGTCCGAGACGAAAGGCGAACGGGTCCGCGACGAGCTGGCGCTGCGTGCCGCCGCCGGCCGGTCGATCGGCCCGGTGGCCTACGGCTGGCGCCGGGAAAACGTGTTCGACGACCGGGGCCGTCGGGTCGACTTCAACGACGTGGAGCATCCCGAGCAGGCCGACGTGGTCCGGTGGATCGTCGATCAGCTTCTCGCCGGCAAGTCGATCAAATGGGTGGTGGCCAGTCTCAACGACCGCGGCATCGTCGCCCCCGGCGGAGGGCTGTGGCTGCCTTCCGGGGTTCGGAAGGTGGCTCTGCGGCCGGCGAACATCGCCCGGAAGGTCTACAAGAGTGCGGACATCGGTCGGGCAGTGTGGCCAGCGATCGTCGACGAGGACAAACATCATCGGGTTGTCGCCCTGCTGAACGATCCAGTGCGGCTCACGTCCCGGTCGGGTGCCCGGCAGCATGCGCTCACCTACAACGCCGACGTCGGCCGGTGCGGGGTGTGCGAGGGACCGCTGGCTGTCCACACGGTCAAGACCGGGCGACGGCGGACGGCGCATGTGCTATACGCCTGCCAGAAGGGCTGCGTCGGCCGCAACCAGGAGAAAGTCGACCTGATGGTCGAAGGGATGGTGATCGGTGTGCTGGCCCGTCCCGACTGGCGTCGCCGGTTCGACCGGAAAGACACCCGCGCGGTGGCAGCCCGAACCCGAGCGGAGGCGCTGCGGGCACGACTGCTGCAAGCCACCGACGACTACGACGAGGACCGGATCACCCACGAACAGTTCCTACGTCAGACAACTCGGCTCCGGGACCGGATCGCCGAACAGGAGGAGATCGCCCGTCGGGCACAGCCCGGGGTGGGGCCGGAGCTTGCCGAGGGGCTGACGGACGGGCCGGTTGAGGATCGGGTGCGTCGGTGGCGGGCGCTGTCGGCGGGTCAGAAGCAGCGCCTGTTGGCCGCGTTGCGGGTCCAGGTTCGGATTCTGCCGGTGCGTCGGAAGGGTGCCGGGTTTGATCCGACGTCGGTGCTGATCGTCGAGTTGGACGATGCCTGATCTTGTCCTAACTCGTCCGAATCTATTGACCGATCCAGGACACTATAGGACACTGGGTGGGTGCTTTCGACCGATCAGACGCCAGCCGAACCGGCCGTATGGACAAGCGGGGACGCTGCCATCGACGCCTATGTAGCTGAGATCGTCGCCCGCTGGTCGGCGCCCACCGAGCAGCAGATCGCCCAGATCGAGGCGATCCTGTTCCCGGATGCGATCGACCCGCAGCCTGTCCGCCGCGCGGCCTAAACCCCCCTGAACGATGTTGTGGGGCCCCTGATGAACCTGGCAGGGGCCCCACAACATCGTCTCGGGATCAGATCCGGTCAGACGCACACCCGGCGGCGAGTTCCGCGACCCGGACGGCGATCCACTCGGCGATCGTCAGATCGCCCTTCGACTGGCCGCACGGTGCGCAGCACGGCGCCAGGTTGACGAGCGCATCGGTGCCATGTGGCCGGCTCCGCGGAATCATATGGTCGAGATGGTCGGCGGGGCGCGCGCCGCAGTAGACGCACATCCCACCGACCTGCGCAGTCAGCCGTTCGCGGCATCCCGCCGACCGGACGCTCACCCCACAACCTCCACCGGGTCGGCCGGGTCGACGGCGAGCAGTTCCCGCAGATAGCGGAGCACGTCGAACCGGATAACCGCGGCGATCATCTGCCCGTCGGTCTGCTCCGGTAGCCGGCGGATGTACGGCTGGGCGTCGTACTCGTCAGCGACCTTGTCGAGGGCTTCGACCGCGGCGAGAACGACCGCCCCCGGGATCGCACCCACATCCGGCGGCAATGGGGGAAGGTCGTCCTCCTGGCCGCGTTCGCCAGACTCATCCGAGGCTGCGGGGTCACTGTCGACCGGCTGGCATTCGTCAGTCCAATGGTCGGAGACGGGCTGGCCGCAGCGGGAGCAGACCGGCCGGCTCACCGGGCACCACCCGGGGTGGTGCAGGAGCAGAGGGTTTCAGGGCCGGCACCGGTGTCGATGTGGTTGCAGCCCTTGTTGTCGTGGTCCGCCTTCGGGTGGGGGCATTCACCGCAGCCCAGGGCCGCCGGGTAGTCGGCAGCCTTGGCAATCTCGGCGACCCGGGCCTTGAGGGTCGGCCTCGGGTGGAACAGCGGCCGGATGACCGTTGCGGCGCTCACCGGGCAGGCTCCGTCGAAGACGTGTCGGCCGTGCAGACCGTGTCGTCCGCGTGGATCGGCGCGCCGCCGGTCTCCTGCCAGGCGGTACGGCCACAGGGGCAGGTGACGACGGACGCGCCCTCGGGGAGGCCGCTCACCGGGTGCCACCCTCGCCACCGGACAGGTGACGCTCCAGCATCTCGGCGAGGGTCTTCGCGGCGTCCTCCTCGCCCTCATCCGAACCGGACGACTGGGACTGGGAGGTGTCACGGAAGTTGATGGCACGATGGAACACGGGCTCGACCTCCTGCGGTCGGGTCAAGGGCCCTGGTGCCCTGCCGGCAAGCTCCGGCACCGGGGTCCGCCTGTTAGGACGGGCCGTACAGCGATGGCAGTCGCCGTACGGCTCAGGCGCCCGGTCGTGCTAGCTCACGGCCGGGCGCCACCTTCACTAGTGAGCAGTCATCACTATGACCACTCACTAGTAGAGTGGTCCACGCGGCCACGAACCGTCAACCCCCCAATCGGGCCCGTAGTCGCACCCCTTCCCTTCGGGACTTTGTGGTCTGTACAGTCATTGCCATGAACCGCAACGAGTCGCAGCCGTGAACGCCGACCGGCGAGTGCCGAACTACCAGCGGATCGCGGACGCGCTGATGGCCCGCATCGACTCTGGCGAGTTCCCGTCTGGCTCCCGGCTCCCCACCGAACCCCAGTTGAAGGCCGAGTACGACGTCTCGTCGACGACGGTTCGCAACGCCGTCAAGGCGCTGGCTGCGGCTGGCATCGTGGAGACCCGCCACGGAGCCGGCACGTTCGTCATCGAGCGGAAGCTGTTGACGATCAACGCGACGACGACCGAAGACCTTGACCGGCGCCGAGGCATCGTCGCCCAAGACTCGTGGAGCACCGACGTCAAGGAAGCCGGGCGCGAGCCGGACCAGCGGTTCGAGTGCTTGAACGTAGCCGCGTCCGATGAGCAGGCGAAGCTGCTAGGTGTCGAGCCCGGTGCGTGGCTGGTCATGCGCCGCTGCTGGCGAACCGTTGATGGCATCCCAGCGTCCATCGAAGCCAGCGTGTTTCCGCGCTGGCTCGTCGACGCCCTACCTGAGCTTGGCTCTCCGCATGACATCGCACAAGGCACGACGTCCTTCGTCGCCGAGCGGGGTTACCCGATGGAAGTCCACCTCGACTACGTCTCTGGACGACCGTTCACCCGTGAGGAAGAGTCGTTCTTCCGGGCACCTGCCGGCGTGCAGGCACTCATCCGCGGGCGGGTCAGCTACGACAAGCCAGATGGGCGCGTATTGCGGATCATGGAGACGGTGTACCGCAACGACATGCACAAGATCCTGTATGTCGTTGCCGGGCGCGGGAACGCGACGTCACGGTGACGCCAACCCTGTACCTGAGAACCGCGGTCACTGCTGACGCCGCACTGATCCTCGACTGGCGGAAGGCCACCGCAGAATGGCTGGCAGCCACCTACGGCACCGATCAGTGGTCGATCCCATACGACTGGGCAAAGGTTGAACGGTGGGTCTCCGAGGGGCACACGTTCATGGCCGCGCTCGAACCGGACGGCGAACCGGTCGCGACGATCACCAGCACGCCGGAAGGTGATCCGGCACTCTGGACACCCGAAGAGCTGGCGGTGCCCGCGCGGTACCTGAACAAGGCGAACGTGCGCCGGGAGTATGCCGAACTCGGCATCGACGCGTGTCTCATCTCTTGGGCGGCGACACGGGCCGCGAAGCAGGGCGTCGGCTTGGTGCGGATCGACGTGTGGTCCACCAATCATCGACTCCACGACTACTACCGGAACATGGGGTTCCGCTA